TGTAAACAGAAACGATAACTTAGGTCCAGCTTCAGATAGAACTGGCTTCTTTGTTTATGCAAAGACTGGTACTTTACAGTTTGAAAACTTTTCATACAGTACAAAAATCTCAAATCTTATAGAGACAGTTGCAACAAATAATATTTCAAACTCTGATGTTTGGGTACAGAAAGTAGATAATACTAATACATACTCATCCAGTGTAACAAAAGTAGATAACGACACAAGAGAAACAGCAATTTATAATTCACTACGTAACGGCAATGGCGATATTGTAAGTGTGAATACAATTAATAACAATGCAATTGAATTGCATTACGGCGACGGTGTATTTGGTAATGCTGCGAGTGGTAACTATCGTGTTTGGTACCGAACAACAGATAACGAAAACTACAGAGTAGATAGAAACGATGTTAAAGAAAAAACAATTTCTATTCCATATACAGGTGCTGACAAAAAGAATTATAGATTAGTTCTTACGTTATCAACAACACGTGATTTCTCAGAAAACTTTGCGGCAGAGTCTTATACAAGTGTAAGACGTATTGCGCCACGTGCTTATTATGCGCAAGACAGAATGGTGAATGCGCAAGACTATAATGTTCTTCCGCTATCACTAGGTTCAAACATCGTATCAAAAGTAAAATCAGTAAACACAACATATGCAGGTAACTCACGCTACTTTGAAATGGACGATGTAACAGGACATCATTCTAATATTAGTATTACTGGCACAGACGGTTCTGTATATATGGACGATGATGAAGTTACGATGAACTTACGTTTTAATAGACAAAATGGAAACACTAACGATTTTATTAGAAACGAAATTTCAAAAGCAATCCGTCATCCAAGTCTAGTAAATCTTTTTTATTCTGTAAACAAAACAAACACTGATGCGGTTATTGATTTAACTCTAGCACCAGAATTATTTGACATTGATCCTACTGATCCTAAAGTTATTGTACCTCGTGCTACTATGGTTAATGGTATACGTTCTGGTGACTTTGTTAAACTTGTAGGAGATAGTGGAACAGAATATTGGACACGTATGAATTATAGTACAACCGCACCAGTATCAAACTTTGACAACTTTGAAGTTACAGACATTATACCAGAACTATCTGGTCAGATAGAAGCTATTGTTAGAGGTTATAGAACACGTTTTGAAGATACAGAAATTGCAAGTATTAAATCTCAAAAGATTGAAGACCTTTCGGTGTCATCATTTATTATCAAATATGTATTTGATGGAGTAAAGTGGGGTTGGGAAATTCACGATGAAACAACAACACTTGTTCCAGGCACAGATGTATTTTTAGAACTGACATATAATCCAGGTATCAGAGATAACGAAGCAGAATACACAGTAAGTTTCACAGGTAAAAGAATTGTTTTTGAAAGTAACGACCAAGTTAAATTCTATTATGGCAATAATGAAATGGTTGTTGACAATGAAACTAATTTAGCAGAACGTGATCAGCTTCTAATTAACTACTATGATGTGCAAGCTGATTCAGTTGCAGTAGATAATGTGCAAACAGATACAGTTGCAATCGGACACGCACCAATTACTAACTATGTACAAGACGGTAGCGGCGCAACGTTTGATGCGGTATATCAATACACCGGTGCAAATGAGACTTTAGAATTTATCAACGGGCACCCAGGACAAATTGTACACAGAAGTACACAGCATTATTTGGTATCTCCACTGGGTATTGAATATCAGGTAACTCCTGAATTAGATGTAAATGGCGATGTACCAATCATCGGAGAAGATCCACAATATGTAATCTCATTTGATATCGCAGATACATCTGGGTTTGTGGGCGAATCTAGTGTAGTAGAAAATGATGTAGATTTTGTAGAAAGTGATGAGTATGTTTATCCTGCTCTAGCAGTTAATGTCGAAACGTCAGATGCCGCAAATGTTGCATCAACATCTTCTACAGTAACATTGAGTTCAGCAGATTTACTTGACACTGGATTTAAAGGAACTCCTAGTTCATCATATTTCTCAGACGCAAGTGACAGTTCAAACTTTATTTGGGTAGACCAAAACGAGCTTCCAGAAGGTGAAACAATTGACACTGCATCACATCCAATGATTGGGGTACAGACTGAGTATTTCACTACAGTTAACGGTAACATGTATGATTTTGAATTCCCAAGAAATGATGGTTGGGGCATTGACTTAAATGATAATGACGTTAAGTGGAAACAGTTAGCGTATGGTAAAATCGTTTTTAATTCTACTACAGTTTTAACAGAAGAAGGCATATTAATTCAGATGCCAAATGGCGCGTTTGTTTCTAGAGATCATTGGGATCTAGAAGTAGATGCATCAACATATACAATTACATTCTGGACATTTGATCCTGGTGAAGGCACACTACTTGATGTGAGTATTGCAGGAGTGGGCATCGCAGACCTATCAATATTTACAGTTAAAGTTGAAGCAGCAGTTGATGTTACATATAGAACTAATGTAAAAGTACAATCATATAAAGATGTACAAAGTTATGTATATGATAAATTTATTACCGATGCGGGCTATACAGATTATTCGAAGGTTAAAGTGATACATATGGACTCAGAAAAGGATCCGCATGGTATTCTTAATGTGTTCGATGGCGAAGTCGCATCTTACATTATACTTGAAGATTACACACAAGATGATGTTGTTTACGAAAAAGTATCAAGCCGTGCGATTGCAGCAACTGACACTGAAGCACTTCCGTCTACAGCTATTATTTGGTACAACCCAGAAACAAATGTTTGGAAGCGTAAGATTTCAGGTATATGGACTACTAGCTTTGAATATGGGTTAGTGAATGAAGATGGAACTGAAATTGATTATAACGGTGTTCATTACCGTGTAGTTATGGGTCGTAGCTATGTCGAGGACACGTTCATGAGTTTCCGTTGGGATCATTATGCAGATAAAGATAAACGCATTGACCCAAGTACAAGTAACATTATCGATATGTATGTTCTTACAGCAGATTATGTTAGAAATATTAATGAATGGATTGCTAATGGGTTCAGCGATGTTATCCCATCATCTCCGAATAACTTCGAACTTCGTAAGGTTATGGAATCTATTGAAGATAAAGCAGCTATCGGAGACCATGTAAGTTATATTCCAGTTAAGTTTAAGATGCTGTTCGGTGAGTATGCAGATGCAGAAAATCAAGCAGTATTCAAAGTTATTGCTAAACGCGGTACCGCTTACACTAATAGTGAAATCAAAAGTGTAGTTGCTAAAAAAGTTAATGAATATTTTAACTTAGATAACTGGGATTTTGGGGATCAATTCTACTTCTCAGAATTAGCAGCATATCTACACCAAGAACTTTCAGATTATATTTCAAGTGTTGTGATTACTCCAAAGTATGCAGGAAACGATTTCAAGAACTTGCTAAGTATTAATTGTGAACCGCATGAGATTTTCTTGAGCGTAGTAACATCAAAAGATGTAAAAATCATTTCATCAATCGCAGACAATGAATTAACAGGTGAATAAGAATGGCGAATAAAATATATAACTTTCTCCCAGCACACTTACGCAACAGTGAACTAGAAAGTATCTTCGATGCTACACTAGAACGTGCGTTCTCTAAAGGATCAATGCGAAAAGAAAAAGCATTCCTTGGCAGAAAAGAGAAAGGTATTTACAGTGACAAAGATGTTTACATGTCATTCCCTGAACATTTGTTTCAGCGTGACAATTACGGACTAGAACCTGTATTCTCAAATACTAAGATAAATGACAACGTGTACTATGATGACTTGCTGAATGCAATGTTTAATAAAGGTATGCTGACAAACGACCACAGAAGATTGTTTAAGTCAAAATCTTTTACAGTGAATTTGCCGATTGATGCAGACAAGTTTGCAAACTGGAGTTTATATTATTGGGTAAGTCCTGGATTCTTTACAGATGGAACCCAAGATAGTATCCATAAACACTATGTTACAATTGATAAAGTAGCAACTGGTAACTGGTGGAGTGATAACAATGCATGGTATCATTATGATGATATTCGTGAGTTTATCACAAGTGAGAATAAACAATATATCGAACAAGCAAAACGACCTATCATTGAATTCGGTTCTAACATTCAATTAGCAAATAGTGTAACAGATGATGTATGGGTTAAACCACAATTTGTAGCAGACGACGGAAACAATTATAGCATTTTCGAATATGTTACTAGCGACTTACACCCACTTGATATTGAACTTGGTCTTAATACAAAATTAAAAGCAGGCGATTATAACAGTGAATTTAGTTTTAGAATTGACTTGCCAGTTGGTGTAAACTATTCTAAGCCTATGTATGTAGAATGTGAGTTTAATTACAGAAATCTAAGACATGAAGTTGGCACTGGATCTGTAGAGCGAGTAGAACTTACACAAGCAGCATTAAACGAAAATGATATTGATGTATATGTAGATGGTATCAAACAACTTGGTAACTACACATATTCAGACAATGTAGTTGAATTTGATAATGCAGTTGAAGGTTATGTGTATATTGATTATGCTACAGCGGACAATGTTATAGTAGATGGTGACTTTGTGTGGCAACGTGTTGACCCATCGATTGAGTATAACACAGATAATGAATATCACAACCTTAAAGAAATGACATATTCAACAGTTTACGAACATATGATTAGACTGATTGAAACAACTGATGGGTTAACTGGCGAAGCTAATGGCGTAAACAACTTTAGACAGCTAGGTGATAACACAGACAAGACACGTTTCAATAATTTGGGCAGTGTGTTAGTTCGCAATTCTATCGATATTAAGAAAGCATACTTTGCAGTAACACGTGATGACTATGATCCAGTTAAGTCTGTTGAGTTCTTGTCATCGGCATATAACAGTTATAAAAATAAATTAGTAACAGTTATAAGAGATATACTAGAAGATACTAGCAGTGATACAAAAACAACTACTGAAATTTTAGAACAAGCGATTAAAGAAATCTCACTAGCAAAGCGTTCAAGTATTAGTGTATTTGACGGAACTGCAATGATTAATTTTGGTGACGCACTAAGTCACTATACATTAGGTGATATTGATATTGTTGTTGGGTCCCGTTTTCAGCCGATACCAGATAATATGATTGCAGATGTTATTGATGCAGAAAAACTTTCTGTATATCTTAATGGCGTTCTACAAAAGAATATCACAGATTATGAACTTCAAGGCAGTGAAATTGTATTTGTTGAATATACTGCGCAAGCAGATGATGAGATACAGATAAGATATTTTGAAAAAATCTCTGAAACATTTATTCCGCCTAGTTCAACTAAGTTGGATATCAATACATTATATGTTCCAAGACGTGTAACTGACATCGAATACATCCCGACAACTGAAATGATTATAGGTCATGATGGTTCTGTAACACCAGCGTGGGGCGATAGAACAGATGATATTCTACTAGAATTCGAAACTCTTGTATATAATAGAATTGCATCTTCTACATCAGACTATGCGATTAAGTATTTCGACTACGGTATATACCGTGATGCAACAATTGAATATTCAATTGCAGAGAAAAAATATATACAGTATCCATTCTTTAAGAAGTGGATGATTAGAAATAATATCGATAATCTATATAATGATACATTCGACCCAGACAACTGGAAGACATGGAACTATCGTTCTATCAACGAGCAATCACCTGGACATTGGCGCGGCATTTTACAATATGTATATGGCACAGACAACCCAGTAGTTGAACCGTGGGTAACAGTTGGTCTATCACAGAAACCAGATAACTTTGATGTACATGGCACTAATTATACACAGATTTCTTTTTGGGAAAATCTAAAAGCCGCATACGACAAAGACTGGCCAGTACCAGTAGATAGCTACGGACAAATTGCTACTATGAACGATTTGTTTTTTGGTGGCGCAATTACAACAGCAGAAATTTCAACTATGGATCAAGACTGGGAATTCGGAGACGGATCTCCTGTTGAAATGGCATGGAGACGTAGTAGTGAATATGCTTTTGTAGAATTCTTACTAATGATTTTGACTAAGCCGTTTGAAGTATTGGATACCTATGCGACACAAGTAGATAATATCATTTCATATTATCATGCACGTGAAGGGTTTAGTACATCTGCTATCACAGCACAGCGTGAACAATATGAATTTAAATTAGGTTCAAAGCTAGGTGGTTTCGTTAATAACTTTAAACTATTATCTGAGAATTCAAGTTTATCTAATAGTCTCTATACCGACATTCCTAGTGACAATTACGACTTATTTGTACACGCAGGTGAACCTAATCGTTCAGAAAGTTTTTCTGCAATCGTAATCGAAAAAGTTTCCACAGATGTAGCGTACCCAACATATGATATGAACGATACTGCAACTTATAATGCAGGTGATATTGTATTGAATCCATATGATCACAAATATTACAAACGTAAAACAACTGGTGAGAGTGCTAAAGAAACAGCAAACTCAATTAAATTTGATTATTCAATGTGGACACTGATATCACAACCCAAGACACGTGAGTTTGGATATCGTATTCACGGTTATGATGATTACAATCCTATGTTCTTTACTTTAGATTGGGATAAAACAAGTAAGAAAAAAGTATGGTCAACAGACGGCGACCAAGCTAATATCAATGTTTGGTCAAGTGGCGAATACTACAGACAAGATAGTTATACAGTTTACAATAGCAAGCCATATGTTTCGCTAGTTAATCATACAGCTAGTTCACTATTTGATGACGATATTAAAAACTGGAAGCTACTCCCAGAATGGCCTAGAGTAAACAAAGTAGAAGCTAATGGATACAGTGAAACTTTACTAGATCAAATCAAATCATATAACTATGGTGATATTCTTAATACACGTGATGAAGTAGCACAGTTAATGGTTGGGTATCAATCATACCTTAAAGCAATCGGCTGGGACTTCACTGACGTAGATGAAGACAATCGTGTTGTTGACTTTGAAAGATTGTTAGAGAAATTCTTAGACTGGAGTGCAGAAGTACATCAGCCAGGAGACTTCATTACATTAACCCCGATACTACTAAGTGGATCATTTGAAGCTCCTTACGGTGTTGCAACTGTAGGTAGAGAAACAAATAAAAACTACTATCGTGTTGTAGATGAAAATGGCAGACAACTTCCAGATACAGATATTAAATTTAATTCAGATGGTTCAAAAATTACTTGGGAAAGTACGACACCAGTGTATGGTATAAAACTGGATGTAGCAGATATTGAGCAAGCGTTTGTTGTTGATAGAGTAGACAGTTACGGTGACGTAATTTATGATCCATTCTCACACAACAGAAACCTGCGCATGATTGTAGATTGTAACAGAACAACAGATTGGGACGGTACACTTGCAGCAGATGGTTACATTGTGTATGAGAACGAACTTGTTCCTAACTTAGAAACAATGGTAGGCGAGACACGTTACTATAGAGATACAATCGTAGATCAAAGTCTAAAGAACATAAACAACTTGAAATCAAATCAAATCGGATACTCTCCGAGAACTTATCTTACTAATCATGGCGTAGAGCGTGAGTCTCAGTTAGAATTCTATAAAGGTTTCTTGGCTGGTAAGTCAACGGTTTCAAGTATCAATAAAATTATCAATTTCAATTCTAACTTTGAAGACTTGAAACATCGTGATATGTGGGCTATTAAGATTGCTGATTATGGTAAACTTGATAACAACCTATCAGTTTCTTCTACAATCAATACAATTGATATTGTAAGTGATCCGCATGTTGTTCACTTTAATACGGATAACAAAATTCCAACAGTTGAGTTTGGTAAACGAGTAGCAATTAAAACTTCTGGTTACGTTGACCCATCAGATGTTAATTATGTTGTGCAAGATTCAGATACTCTAGTAACTTCTACGCTTCCATATTATGAAGGTGATCTTGCATGGGTAAGATTTGATACAGAACGTGATTGGGATGTTAAGAGATTAAGTGAAGTTGCTGAAATTAACTTTATTAGTGAAACATCTGACGGTCAATTGAAAATTGCACTAACAAATGAAGTTAATACAAGCGAAACAGTTTATCTTAAAATCATTAACGGTAACGTAGACCCAGAAATTCAAGGTAATTATTATCTTGTCAATGATGGAACACGTATGTCCAATGGTGTCACGGTTTATGAATACTTAGTATTTGACCAAACATACGAGCCGCTTATTGTTGAAATCGATACAACAACAGACAACTCAGTTTATATCCCAACATCAGGTTCAGTTGGGGTTGAAGCAATTGGTTATGTTTCTAGCCCTACTATTCTTTCGGGCGACACACTTGTTATTGATGGTGAGATATTTACATATGCACCGGGTACAGGTAGTACAAGTGCAGGTATATCGATAGGTGGAAATACTGCAACCGCAGACCCAATCGTAAGTGAAGGTGAACAAGTTCGTATTGTTGTATATGGTGATGACGGTTTGATTGCAAATACAAATACACTAGTTACATTTAGCGGAACCAATGCAACAGCAACACAGAATGCAGTGAGTGAAGCAGGTGACAAAATAGATATCGATGGTGAAACAGTTACTATTGACTACAGTGCGTCACAAAGTATACGTGTAGAAAGTACTGCTACGACTACTACAGATATAGATACAGGCAAAGAATTAGATATATCATCTAATGGAAATAATGACACAGTTACGGTTAGAGATATACAAGTTTTTGGCTCAATTTCAAATCCTACAATCACAGAAACAAAGCAAATTAGAATTAATGGTGTAACAGTCAACTTTGACGTTCCTGCAACTCCGGCAGATGAAACTGAAACGTTCTCTGCTATCGCAGCACAAACAGATTTTACTATTACCCAACAAACACTTTCTCCTACTACTTGGAGTGTAGCATCGGTAACAGTAGATAGTGTAACAACTACAGACTTTACAGTAGTTGGACAAGTAGTTACAATTAATACACCTGCAATGGCGGGCAGTGAAAGTGTAGAAATCACACTAGCGCATAATGCAGTTGTGCTTGATGCACAAAATATTATCGATGAAATCAATTCAAGTGGCGCACCAGTAACAGCTGCAATTAACAGTTTTGCTTTTGTCGTAGTTACTAGTTCTACAGCACAACTTACGATGACGGGTAACGCATTACTTGATATTGGCTTTGGCTCTAGTTCTATTATTGAGAGCAAACTTGCAAATATAGCAGATGATTTAAATTCATTAATATACTTAGATTCTTATATATCAGGCGATGTATTAATTATTGAAACTAATGAAGATGAACTTACGTTGTCAGGATCGGCATTCAATGACTTAGGGTTCCCATCAAATACATATGAAACTAATTCTAATCCAACAGCATCTAGTATTGCACAACAAATAAATTCACTTAACATTCCTAACATCACGGCATCAGTTGTAGTTGGAAAGTTAAAGATTTCTTCTAATGCCGCTAGTATTCTCATTGAAGAAAATTCTTCTACTCCTGGATCAATGTTACGACTTGGCTTTGCACAAACATCAGTAGAAGTAGATTCTATTGATAGCATTATTACAGATTTGAATACAGCACTAAGTGGCTTGCCAGGAACAATAGCGCAAGAATTTGATAGACGTGTTTTAATCACAAGTGATGAGAGTAGTGTCGTTCTAAGTGATATTACTGGCAATGCTTGGAATGATTTGGGAATAGCAGTTGGAACTTATAGTAATACGAATACACTAAGTTCTAGTGCAGCAGAATTTAAAGAGCAAATTAATGATGCATCTGATAATGTTACAGTTAATATTTCAAGTGATGGTAGAATGATTTTCACAAGTGAAAACAACACAATGACATTCTCTGGTACAACGCAAGCGATACTTGATAAGATTGGACTATCAAACGAATATACAAGTGTCACTAGTAACGCAGACTTCAAAGTTATGCGCTGGAAATCTGTTCGCTTTACTCCTAGATTTAATGGTGATGATTTCGATGAGTTCTATGCAGAACTTGGACTAAACGATACAAGTTTAATCTGGGCAGATGAGTATTTAAATTCTGGTTGGGCAGTGTTGAATCGTGATGAGTATGGTACACTTCGTATTTTAAATAGACGTGCAACACCAATAAACACTGATTATGTAAATCGCATAGTTGCAAAATCTGGTGACGAATTCTACGATTATCAATTGTTTGACCCAATCAACTTTAAGATTGCAGGTTCGATTGCTAAAGATATCGACTATGTAGACTGGAACGATCCGGCAAAATATGACGTTACACTTAATAATGATTTGTGGTTATCACAATCGTTAGGTAAAATCTGGTGGGATACTAATCTAACACGTTATTATAGATATGATGATTATGGTGATGCAAATGGCAACATCGATATTGATTATGCAAAACGTTTCTGGGGTAAGATTGTCCCAGGTTCAGATGTAGTAGTGAAACAGTGGGTAACAAGTGAAAAACTGCCAGACGGAGTTTCACAATTCAATACAGAAATATATTTTGACAGTATAAAAAATAAAACTGTAACAAAGTATTATTACTGGATTGCAACTGGTGATGAAGCAAGATATACAAAAGAGTTTTCAGTTGAAGAAATCTCAATGATGATTGCCTCACCGACAACTGTAAACAAATTCTTCCCAGTTGACGGTGATACAGTTATCGTTTCTAATAATGCAAATATACTAACATCGGATACAATTACGTATTCAATCGAATACAATATAGACAATAATAGAGAAACACACCACACTGATTGGGAACTAGTTTCACGCAAATCAAGTGCGCCATTAGAAGATGTATTCTTACAAGACCTTAAGAATTCTATTGCAAACAATAAAATTTCTCAATACGAACAGTTCGAAGTATCAGCAACAGATATCACCCCTACTGGTGTTGTATTTGCGTATGATTGGATTGGTGATAATTCACTTACTAGCGATGATATCGTAATTACAGTTAATAACACAATTGTAACAAATGATGACTTTGTTATTAATGTTAATGATGTGAGGATACTTGCATCAGTAGACATATTAGAAGATGACGTGGTGCGTGTATATCATGTTTCTGAATACGATAGTTGGTTTGCAAATATTACAGAAGCAAGGGATAACTTTGCAAGTAGTATTCTTTCTACACTATCTAAAAGAATGATTGCAACTGATTTTCCAATGTATAAAGATTACATTGCATTAAATCACGGTATATTTGCAACAAATAATTGGCATTATACAGAAGAGTATAAAACGATTGAGACATTTGAATATCTGTCCCGTAATCGCAACATTGATATGATTGCCTTACATAAGACTGGAGTATCATCATTCAAAGTTGAACTGTCAAATGATGGCGATGAATACTATTTCCCAGTTGACGGAGAAATTAGACTAGTACACAAAGCTAATTCAGTTCTTGATTTAGATTTTAGTATTACAGAGTTAACAGCTAATCAGATTAGTGTACAATTGCACGAATTAATGAATATGATTTATGAATATGCAGAAGTTTCAGAAATTAAATCAGTGTTCTTTGATATGATTGAATACATGTATACAGAAAGAACACATCCAGAGTGGATATTTAAAACTAGTTACATCGACTTAACAATGTTCAATAAGCCGTTGCGTCAATATGCAATCTATCAGCGTGATTCATATCAAGACACAATTGATTATGTAATGGAAACGAAACCATATCACACAAAGATCAGAAAAACAGAACGTATCTATCCCACAGATGAAACAGCAGCCCTAACAGTTGATGCATTGCATCATATGCACATCACTAAGTTCTTTGGTGAACATAGTAGATTTGAATTGAATGCAATCGATGGCGGCGATGAAGAAGTAGCAGATACAAGTTTATTTGAGCCATTGGTAGACGGTGAATATCTAGGTGGAAAGTTCCTACGCAATGATATTGAATATACATACAGTGCAGACGGATTTGATACTGGTGAATTTAGTGCATCAGCGAGAGATGCTTCAATCGTAACAGTAGATACATTCACAGATGGAACAAGAACAACACTTAACAAAAAAGAGTTTTACGTGTATGATAAGTTTGGAAGAGGATATCATATTCCTGTCACTGATACTGGTACAATTTCATCATTCGATGGCGAAACTCTAGTTGTTGATCAAGCATCTAAATTCAAAGCGGCAAAATCTAAAACTATACGTTTAGTCGCGGTTGAAGATGTTAATGGAAACGTAGAGTTCATGGTATACGATAGCAAATCTACAAATAATCTGAGAATTTCAGAGCGCGGCCTCTATAATGGTGTTGCTACAAGTGTAGATAATGGCAATACAATTTACGTATTGGGTGCTCCGGATCAAATTTACTCACATGAGGACACATAAGAAAAGACATCTAAGGTAAAATGATAAATATACTTAGAATTTGAAAAAAGAGAGATATGAATGTTTAACGAAGATATTAAATCACAAGTTATCGGCACACTTAAAATCTTTGATAAAGATAGTGGTGACATTCTTGTGCAAAAGAGGAATGCCATTCACCCAGGTAACATGGCATATGTGCTTGCAAGTGCATTAGCGGGATCCGCAGTTGATGTAAATACCGGCGGTTCTGCACCTTTTGTAAATTGGATGGCATTCGGCAACGGTGGTAGCAGTTCAACTACAACACTTTCATATCGCTCTCCTAGAGTATTTGGTATTTACGACCAACTGCCTATCACTTCAAGTAATTCAACATTATACGCTAAAACTTATCAACAAAGAACAGACAATACAGTTTATTTCCCAGGACAAGATATGGGAGAAGGCGAGATTGTCCCAGATAATACATCAAAGATTAATTTTAGAGTAGAAATGGATCATCAGCAATATGCTGATATGAATAATGAAACAGTTCCAGAGAACGATTCAACAGTATCAGAAACTTTCACATTTGATGAAATTGCACTATTATCTGGCAATTTAATCAATGATACAAACGATTGGTCAGATTTGGACGAAGATAAAACATTGATGCTAACACACGTGACTTTCCATCCAGTGTTACTATCGGCGAATAGAACAATCGTAATCGATTATACGGTTACAATACAAATTAATTAAGAAAGAATCCGGAAAATCTTTCTTGATTTTTAACGGCGCAAGCCAACTAAACGACTAGTCAACTTAGGAGCAAAAATATGGCTGTAGGATCAACTATTAACGCAAATGACCCATTTGCAAGCCTACGTACCAAAATGAACACTATTCTTAATGGAACAGGTGTTCTTGGCGGCTACAACCAAGGTCACTCAATTGCTGACAACCCAGTTACAGGTAATGTAATCGATGATGCATACTTCGATTCAATTTTCTCGGCGGCAGCAAAAATTTCAAACTATTATAACATTTCGAACCCTTTCACAGCAGTGAATGCAGGTACAACAGTTGCATGGTCACACTATGCAGGTGCAGCAGCAACATTCGAAACTGAAATCAACACACGTTTCAATTCACCATGGAGTTATTCTTCAGGTTGGGATATGTCAGCAGTAACAGAAACATCGCAGACTGTTTCTAACTGGAACGGCACACGTGATACAGTAACACGTATTTCTTTTGGTTCAACTGCAACTATGGATGCGTGGTTCGCTGCAGGCGGCGAAATTCGTATTTCAATGTCACACAGTGACACAACTAGTAATCAACAAGGTACGTCATGGGAACAGTTAACAGCAGAAGTGGGAACATATCGCATTTCAGCACGTGCAACAGATTCAACTAACATTGATACATCAACACGTAAAAAGTATTCAGATTTATCAACATCAAATGCATACATCAAACGCGAGTATGCTAACGATGGTGATTATTCATCTAACTATGCAGATATCTCTGCATATAAGTCAGGTTCAGACATCTATGTTACAGTACGTCTAGTAGATGCACACGTAGCACGTAGTGGTTCTGGTTCAGGTTACGGCGGCGCATGGTCATGGACTGGACAAGATGTTGTTCCAGGTACATCGACTGTTAATGTGTCTTCATTAAAACTCACAAACGCAAGCGGATCAGTAAGCATAACTAATCCATCTTTCACAGTTACAAATACACTATAATAAAAGAATAATATACTGAGGACAAATTAAATGGCACCACAAAGTTACTATCTGGGAGGCAAAATCAGAGCATCTGATTTCAATGGTTTCGCAAATGATATTAATGAGATTGTTGGATTAGGGGCAGGTGATTCAGGTTATGGGCAATCACAGCTACTAGTGACTCTTGTGACTGCTGGTTCAAAAGTCAGAGCGGCGAATTGGGATGAATTATTAACATCTATAAAATTCGCCGCTTTGCACCAAGCTACGACTATTAGTATACCTGCAGTCACAACAGACCCTGACTTTCCGGCACCTAATAGAATCATTGAACTTATTCCTACACTTGTAGCGGATATAGCAAGTGTTCGTGCTAACAAATTAAACTACGACATCTCTTTGATGACGCTTGAGACAAACAAAATTTCGTCATCAAAGACATTCGTAGATCCTGCAACGGCAGGCAATCATTGGGATAATTCAAATAACCCACAAAATTACGAATTCAAAACTACATTTGCAGATACAGATGCGATGCGTAACTTCTTTAACACAGGCGGTGAAATTCGTTTGTCTACAGAATTAACAGGTTATGATGTATCACACGCACAAAGTGATTCATGGGCTGATTTACTTACAGCGATTGCAATGGTTAAACTATCAAATAATTCCACAGAGAGTTCAGCAAGTGTTGGTACTCCGGGTGTAGGATTTACTAGTTTAACAGCAACATACGCACTTGTGTACACAAAAGGTGGCACTGGTGATTACGTGCAGAACCAACTTAATGTATATGCAAGAACAAACGGCGCCGCAGTTGATATCAAAATTGAATACAACGATGGCCACGTATCAGATACTGGTACATGGACAAACGACGGCGGCGGCTCTTGGACAGGCACTGATTATACCGAAGGCACACTTACTGTAACGATTGACCAACAACGTGCAGATGATAATGACCCATCAGGTAACGGTGTTGTCATACCAACTCCAACATACTCTCATATTTCTGAACTTTAATACTTGACATTTGACTAATAATTCTATATAATAGAAGTAATATTAGGAGAATATAACCATGTCAAACGAAACTATTAATTCCTCTAGCGAAGAGCAAGAACGTCTTGCTAAAGCACTAGACTTTTCAAATACAATGCAAACATTTAACTTGGCTAAGAATAATCTTAAAGTCAAGACACAGAACCTATTGTCTTATAGCACAAACGGTGGTACATTTCGTGTATCGCAAGAGTTGATTGCTTTTGTAAATATGGCTGTGACATCTGGCAAATCAAGTTTAATTCTATTAGATAAGAATGATATTCCAATTCAAATCGATGATACTACAAAGTTCTTAGAAGACATTAGCAGTCTTTACTTTGAAGTAATTAACGAATACTACAATGACTATCAAAAGTTACGTAGCTCTCGTAAAATTGAAAAGGTACTTGAAATCTAATGCGTGGTATTATTCTTTTTGCAAGAAATAATGGTTACGTTGATTATGTAAAAATTGCATGTGCAAGTGCTGGATACGCTAGAAAAAATCTTAGTGAATTTGATGAAATCTGTCTAGTCACTGATAGCGCATCAGCAGATGAACATCCAGAACTAATCAAACAATATTTCGACAGAACTATTATTTCAGATAACTTTCAACCAGAGAATACTAGACTATTTAAAGATACTGCGAATAGTCCTGAGTATGCGTCTTTCAAAAATATGGGACGCAGTGAAGTATATGAACTTTCACCATATGAAGAAACTCTAGTCATTGATTGTGATTACTTTATAATGAGTGATACTCTTGACCAGGTATGGGGAAGCGAGAATGACTTCATGATTAATTATCAATATAGGGACATTGCTGGTAGACATGGCGGTAATGTTTCCTATATTGATGATTTTACTATTCCAATGTGTTGGGCAACAGTATTCTTTTTTAGAAAGAGTGAGTTCGCAGAAAACCTATTCAATCTAATCATACATATCAAGTACAATTACAAATACTATTATGCTCTATACAATTGCTCTGGTAACTTGTTTAGAAATGATTTTGCATTTGCTATTGCATTACATATGTTAAATGGTAACGTATCATTTAAAGCTCCGTCACTTCCAATTGATTATCTTAACAATTCATTTGACTTAGATGATATCTTTAGAGTAAACAGTGCAAATGATGTTATCATGTATTGTGCTAAAGCAGAAACAATCGAAGAACATTTATTGTCCCGCTTCACTAATACAGATTTGCATATTATGAATAAACGTGCGATTGAACGTAATGTAGATACGATGTTAGAACTAGGAGAAACATTATGAGTAGAGGTTATATTGTAATAGCTCAAAACAATAATGAGTTTGACTATCTAGAAATGACATACGCTCTAGCACTTAGTCTAAAAGCCACACAGCGCGAGAACGCAATTTGTGTATGCGTAGATGAATACACTAAGGGTTTAGTACAAGATAAGCATCGCAAAGTTTTCGATCATATTGTAGACATTCCTTGGAACGATGATGCTGGTGCAGACAACTGGAAAATCCATAACAAATGGAAATACATTCATATGTCTCCGTTTGATGAAACGATTATCTTAGATAGTGATATGGTGTTTACACATAGTGTGGATCATTGGTGGGATTATCTAGCTACTAAAGACGTATGGTGTTGTACAAATGTAAAAACATTTCGTGGCGAAGATGTTGTAGATGATTTCTATCGCAAGAAGTTTACAGAACTAGAACTACCAGATGTATACAGTAACTTCTCATACTTTAAGAAGACACAACCAGCATATGAATTTTTTCGTATGGTTGAGCTTATCATGACACATTGGAATGTTTACTATGACAAGTTCCTTAAAGGTATTGGTCAGAACTGGATGAGTGCTGATATGGCATATGCTCTTGCAATTAAACTACTTGACATTGAAGAAGTTGTGTGCGATTATGATATTAAGGATGTTCCTACATTTGTGCATATGAAGTCTCACGTTCAGAACATTGAACGAACAAAGATTGATAACATCTGGACAAAGAGTATTCCAAGTGAATTATCAGACAATCTTGAAGTTCGCATAGGCAACTTTGTTCAAAATCTTCCAGTACATTATGTACAGAAAGAATGGATGACACAAGAAAAGATTGCGACTTACGAAAAGGCAGTTCTATGATTACAAGTACATTAGAAGAAAACAGAACAAACAGATATGTGTACTTTGATGACACTGGTACTATAACAAGTATCAGTGGAAGAACTGACGATACTGATAACATGTATGCAATGTTTGAACTAGATGATATTCTTCCGTTCATTGATGGCACGTATAAGTTTTCGGACTACACTATAAAGCGCAACGTCAATCCATTGATGTACGATATTGTAAAGCGTAAGGTCAATATTAAGCAACGTAGTTCTGAAAATCAGATAACAAAGATTACAGAACTTGACGGCGCTGACATTAATATAGAAATGACAGAAGATGCTATTGTTATCAGTGCAAGTGCTGGACTTGTAGAACGTTCAAATGTAGACAAGAACCAATCCGTTATAGTCGCCGGAACAGACTCACATCCATTCTTCATTACGCACAAAGATAGGCCAGAGTTTCTTATCAGTATGCAAATGATTAAGTTTAGTGATTTGTTGAGTGGTGAAAAAGTAACTATTAACTACGACTATAAATACAATATAAGTATTTACACTCGTAAGTACTTCGACAGTTATTCGTTAAGGAGAGTATAATAATGGAATTAGAAATTGGCGAACTAGATGTTTTTTATCTAAGTTACGATGAACCTAATAAAGAGAAACACTGGGCGGACATCTTACAGAAGTTTCCGTTTGCTAAACGTGTAGACGGTGTAAAAGGATTTGATAACGCACATAAAGAATGTGCGAGACAAAGTGATACAGATAGATTTATTACTATTGACGGTGATAACATTGTAGATGAAAAGTTCTTTGATATTAAACTTACATTCCCAGAAGGTACAGATTTAGCTAACTCAGTTATTTCATGGTCAGCAAAGAATGTTGTTAACGGTCTAGTCTACGGTAATGGCGGCATTAAGTGTTGGCCTGTACAACTTGTGTTAGATATGAAGACACATGAAAACGCAGAAGATGAAACTAAAAAGGTTGACTTCTGTTGGGATTTGAACTACATTCAGATGAACAATGTATACTCACTAGTATATAATGCAGGTTCACCGTTCCAAGCATTTCGTGCAGGGTATCGTGAAGGTGCTAAAATGTCACTTGACGAAGGTAAGAAAGTTCCAGTAGAAGACTTTAAGAAACGTATCTGGCCTAAGAATTACGAGCGTCTAATCACATGGTGTAACATTGGTTCTGATGTAGAGAACGGTATCTGGGCATTGTTCGGTGCACGTTTGGGCTGTTATGATATGAACTTGAATGATGATTTTGTACTAGAAAATATTTCTAGCTATGATTGGTTCAAAGAGTATTTCGAGAACGAAGTATTACCCAAGTTCTCAGGTGGCGAAATGAAATGTGAGAATACAAAAGTAGAATGGGACTATGATAAATTGTTTGATGAATGTCTGCGTATTGGCGATATCTTAGTTGATAAGATTGGTATGGAACTATGTGATCCAACACCAGAAGTAGCTTCATTCTTTAAGCGGGTATATACTAATCCGCCTCGTGTTAAGAATCCAATGGCAACAGAAAAGACAACAGGCTGGAGCGGACATTAAATGTCAAATTACGATGACGATGCACAAGCAACACGTCAAAAATTAAATTCTCTTTCACCTTCAATGTGTATGGCTAAGTGGTTGCAAGTAAGTTTGCATTTACCACAAGGTCGCACACATAGTTGTTATCATCCTCCCACACATGCGATTCCGTTAGATGAACTGAAAAAAGATGTAGGTGCATTACACAATACAACATTCAAGATGCAAGAGCGTAAGCAAATGTTGCAGGGTAAGCGCCCTGAGGGTTGTCAGTACTGTTGGAATGTAGAAGATGCGCCCAATGCTCCCACAGAAGGAAGATTGAGTGACAGACATTATCGCTCAAGTGAGTGGTGGGTTAAAGACGCATGGGATGAAGTAGTAAATAATCCATGGGATCATAAGATTACACCGAGATATGTTGAAGTAAACTTCAATCAAGCGTGTAACTTAAAGTGTTCTTATTGTTCTCCGCATCTTAGTACAGCATGGGAAGATGATATTAAGAAGCATGGTGGCTTCCGCTTCTCAAATGGTACTGGACATAATGATATTGATTACTTACGTAAGACTGGCATGATGCCACTTGAAGTTGCACGTAAAGATAATCCATATATCGAAGCATTCTGGAAGTGGTTTCCAGAAACATATAAAGACTTGAAAGTATTTCGTATGACAGGTGGTGAACCTCTCATGGATAAGAATACATTCAAAGTATTAGATTACGTCAATGAAAATCCAAACGCATTCTTAGATTTGAGTATTACGTCAAACATGGCGCCTCCTCAACCAGCGTTAATGGATAAGTTCATTGCGAAAATACAGAAATTAGAAGAAGTCCGTGTTTGGGAAGATCCAGAACGTTTCAATCCTGATAGCGGCAATCATTGGTATGTTGCACCAGCATGTAAACATTTTAGTTTATATGTAAGTGTAGACAGTGTTGGGAAACAGGCTGAATATCTGCGTGATGGTCTTGATTTTGATACAATGTATGAAAATTGCCGTCGAGTATTATCTGAAACAGATGGTACAGAGATTTCATTTATTAACACTTTTACTCTCCTAAGTATACCGAATTTACGTGGGTTCTTAGATATGATTCTAAAACTACGTGAAGAGTTTGGCTATGAGAAACAAGAAGACAAAGTTATTCAGCCTCCCGACCGAAATGGATTTAAGCATCCAGAATTTGTTCGTAAAAAACGTCAACGTATTTGGTTTGATATTCCTTACTTACGCTATCCAGACTGGATGACCATTCAGTTAGCAGATCCTATCATGTTAGATACTATTCAACAGAACATTGATTATATGAAAGCTAACGTATTAGAGAACGACTTGTATGGTCGTAAGTACACTGGGTTTAAGAACTATGAAGTCCTAAAACTTGAGCGTGATTTAGCTTGGGCAAAAGAAGGACTAAATATGAGTGACGCAGAATTAAGTGATAAGTTAATTCGTTTCTACGAATACTTTACACAGTACGATAAGCGTAGGGGACTAAATTTCTTAGAAACATTCCCTGAAATGACAGACTTCTGGAATGAAGCTAAAGAAGAATACGAGGTAAAATATGGGGCGTAAACACTGGGAAGGCGAAACCCTTCATCAATACAAAGAGCGTATGATCGACAGCAAGAGTGAAAGCTACTGTGCCGCTAAATGGTATAACGCTACTATTTGGTTAGGTCACGGACAGACAGCAAGTTGTCACCACCCGCCCGGGCACTGGATTCCACTTGAAGAATTAAAAGATAACCCAACTGCAATTCACAATACAAAGCATAAGAAACTTATGCGTAAGCAAATGCAAGAAGGTAAGCGCCCAGCAGAATGTGAATACTGTTGGAAAGTTGAAGACATGGGTAAAGACCATATCTCTGACCGTGTATTCAAAACTGAAATCTTCAAAGATGAAGATATTGATGCAAGTATGGAAATGCCATGGGATCAAAATGCGCTTCTACGCACACTTGAAATCTCATTCGATAGAGCATGTAATCTAAAATGTACTTATTGTAACCCAGCATTTTCAACTGCATGGGTTAAAGACATCAACGATTATGGTGCATATCAAAACATTCAGTCTGATGGTCGCGGTCACTTTGTTGACACTGCACCATGGGCAGAACCTGCAGCAAGAAAAGCAGAAGACAACCCGTTCATTAAAGCGTTTCACGAATGGTGGGAAAGTGATCTTGCAGACAACTTAGAAGAAATTCGCATTACAGGCGGCGAGCCTATTATGCATACTGGTACATGGAAGTTGTTTGATTGGTTTGAACAAAATCCACATCGCGGTCGTAACATGAGATTTGCTATCAATAGTAATCTCTCTCCGCAGACACCCAAAGTGTTGGACAAATTGATCGAGAAATCATGGCATGTTCCCAACTTTGAAATTTACACATCGATGGAAGCAGCAAAAACACAAGCTGAGTATATACGTGACGGCCTAGATTATGATCTATGGATGAATAGTATCCATCGTGTTCTTAAAGAATCTAATGTACAGAAGTTACATATGATGATGACAATCAATTCATTATGCTTAACTACTATTACAGAGTTCATGGATGAGATGCTTGAACTACGTAAAGAATATGGAAAACGTGCGCCAACAATGACGCTAAACATTTTACGTTTCCCATCATTTCAAAGTGCGGCAATTCTTCCTGTGAATATCAAAACATTCTATAAAGACAAACTAGAAGCATGGTTCTTTTTAAATCAACAAGCATTGACTGATGGCGAACGCGCAAGTATTCAACGTCTAATTGATTATCTTGATATTGTTAAGACTCCACATAAGAATACAGCCGAGCAAGATAAACTATATCATGACTTTAAAGCATTCTTTCAACAGTTTGATGTGCGTAGAGGTCATAACTTTGTCGAAACATTCCCTGGTCCAATAGCAGATTGGTATCAAACACTTGAAGCGGAAGTCCCTACAGAAGAACAAATTAAGACTAAAACGTTTGTTCTTAGTGTTGCGGATCGTGCCGGGGACCCTGCAACGACTGAAGCGTATGATGGCGGCGATGATGAACATGAGAAAGCTGTTGGTGGTTGGGATACAGAGAATGACGCACTAGGTGGTGTTGTGGTAGATGACTAGGAAGTTTTGTCCATTAGTAACTAACAATATTGAACTTACGACACAAGGAGAAATGACTCCGTGTTGTATTAGCTCAAAACGTTTTTCTATTGATGGCAAAAAAGCAAACGCATATACAAATACTATTACAGAAGTTATCAATTCATCAGATAGAAAAGAATGGATTGATAACTTCGATTCACATTTTGAAAAAGATTGTACTCAGTGCTATGACGTAGAAAAGTCTGGCGGTGAAAGTAAACGTACCAGAGAGATAAAACTTTGGAAAGATAATCTTGGTTTTGAACAAGACATGCTACAATCAATCGATTTAAAAATGGGGAACACATGTAACTTAGCATGTGCAATTTGTGGTTCGCATTCTAGTAGTAAATGGGGAAGTATAGATAAACAATTTGGTATTAAGTATACGCCTGCACCTAAATGGCAAGACACAGATGAATTCTGGGAAGAACTTAATCTACATGCTAATAACTTGAAAAGAGTTGAATTAGCAGGTGGGGAACCGTTCATGATTAAGAAGCAAAAGATTCTGATTGAGTTTCTTGTTAAACGTGACTTAGCAAAGAATATCGAAATCACATGGTTTACTAACTGTACTATATGGCCAGAAGAACTTGTTAAATATTTTAAAGAGTTTAAACTTGTTCGTATTATGCTTAGCCTAGATAACACACATGAGAAGTTTGAGTTTCAGAGATATCCAGGTAAATGGGAAGAAACATATGAAGTGTTTAAGAAATTTATTTCTATTAGAGATGAAGGCTTATGTCAAGTAGAAATATCGCATAGTGTATCCGCACTAAATATATTTGACTTGCCGGACTTTCATGTTTGGTGCAGTGAACATAATGTTAAAGTATTCAATAATATTGTCACACACCCATTTAATTCTATTGACTTACCAGAAGAATTTAAACAGCGTATTAGACTTAAATTTGAAAATCACAAATTAGATGATTGTCAGATTAACCCAATTATTGGTAATGATAATTGGTTGATTAGAATAATGAACGGCACTGGAGATATATCTAACCTTCGTAGTAAATTAGATTATTCAAGAAGAACAAGACCGGGACTATTTGAAGTAGCATTCCCAGAATTAGTAGAGTATATTGATGAACAAATATGATATAAAAGATAGTAAAGTATTCTGTATGGCACCTTGGGTACATGTACATGCTTGGGCAGGTGGTGAAGTGTATCCATGTTGTTTAAGTAATGTTGGAAAAGAACATCAATTTGGTAATTTAAATGATACTCCACTCGGAGATATTCTTAATACAGATAAAGCAAAACAACTACGTAAGAACATGCTTAACGGAGAACGTAGTGAAGCGTGTACACGATGCTATGAGCAAGAAGAATATGGATTCAAATCTTTACGACAAAGTATGAATAAAGAAAACGGTCATCATTATGATTTAGTAGAAAACACCTCAGAGGATGGCACTTTAAACGAGCTACGAATTACATATTGGGATATTCGTTTCAGTAACAATTGTAATATGAAGTGTAGAAGTTGCGGTCCTGATTTTAGTACAATGTGGTTTGATGATAGTGTTAAACTATTAGGTGATACGTTTGCGATACACCATCAAAAAGTAAAAAAAGTTAGAAGTAATTTTGATTCATTGATGGATGAAACTAGACCACAAATTAAAAATTTAGAACGTATTTACTTTGCAGGTGGTGAACCTCTTATTATGCCAGAGCATTGGGCTTTCATCGATGAAGTAATTGCACAGGGAAATCTTAATGCTCATATCTTTTATCAGACAAATTTAAGTCAACTTACATACAAGAAACGCAGTGCAATTGATATTTGGAATAAACTAGAACGTGTTAAGATTATGGCATCTATTGATGCATATGGTCCACGTGCGGAATACGTAAGAGCAGGGCAACCGTGGGACAAGATTGAAGAGAACATTCGTCTTATAAGACGTGAATGTCCGAACGTAGAAATATTTGATAGCTGTACTGTTGGTATCATGAACATTGACCATGTCGTAGACTTGCATAAGTATTTGTATGAGAATGAACTTATAGACATTAACAAGTTTGGACTTAACCCATTGTTTCATCCAGAATATTATCGTGTAGAAATTGCTCCTCCTGAAGTGATGAATAACGCAAAAAAGAAACTAGATGACCATATTAACTATTTACAAACTCAGAATAATGATGTATCATATACACTACCGCAGTTTATAAGTTATAGAAAAATGCTTGATAACCCAAGTATGCATGAAGAATGGTGGCCACAGTATTCTAAGATTACAAGAAAGTTAGATACCATTAGAAATCAAAGAGTTGAAGATTACTTACCAGAGTTAGCGAGTTACGTACATGACTAAAAGAATTATACCCATCTGGAAAGACGATGCGAGTTGTGCAGAAGAAAGTGAAAACAAAACTTTCTGCATGGCACCATGGTCACATACTTATATCTCTCCACAGGGTGAACGTAGAATGTGTTGTGCATCACGTGAAGAGCATTCTTTTCAGAAACAATATATTGATGCATCAAACGATTCAAAATATGGCAAAGTAACTGATTCTAAAACTGATGCTGATGATTTCAATCCGATGACATTAGAAGAGCATTGGAACTCCCCATACATGCGTGACATTCGCAAGAAGCTAATGGCGGGTGAACGTATCCCACAATGTGATGTATGTAATGATGACACTCTATCTCTAAGTTCGTATCGCAAGTGGTTCACTGGTGTTCTGTTTAAAGATAAAATTCAGGAAGCATTTGACAAAACAGATGATGATGGGTATACAACTATGCCTACAATCTCATTTGATTATCGCTACAGTAATCTATGCAACTTTAAATGTCGTATGTGCGGTGAGCAATTATCAAGTGCATGGGAAGCTGAAAAGAAAAAGCATGATATGTGGTCGATTGAACATCAGCCTTTTATGCAACCAACAGTTAAACAAAAGATGCAAAAGTTTCAGAAAGATGTTGCTGAACCTGAATTCAAGAAAGCTATCTCTGATGGCGTAGTAGAAGAAATCTATTGGGTAGGCGGAGAACCTCTTATGTATGATATACATTGGTGGGCATTAGAAGAAATGGTAAACAACGGTTCTGCAAAGAACTGTCATTTGCGTTATAATTCTAATCTATCACGTGTAGACTTTAAAGGCAAGAACTTGTTTGACTATCTGCCACAGTTTAAAGACTGGTTGATGTGTGCGAGTATTGATGGCACAGGAGATATCGTAGAGTTCATTCGTAAAGGTATCGTATGGGAGGAGTGGCTAGACAACTTTAAGCAAGGACTGGCGGCACCAGGCGGTAAACACAGGATGTTGTTTGATTTGACTATCACTGGTCCGGGCATGTTCTCACTAAAAGATTTGTTTGACTTATCATTAGAGCTAGATGTACGTATGGAAACAAAGATAATGTTTGCGTTCCATGCTGACATCGTTATGTCACCGTTCGCGTGGCCGCGTCATATTCTGGACAGAAAGATTGATGAGCTACTTGATTATATGAAACCCATTGCAACTAACAAGCAAGAGACACTAATAAATACCCTTATCGAAATGAAGAAACGCCCAACGTTTGCTGAACAGTTCCCAGATACACACGAACAAGAGTTTAAGAATGGTAAAGGCTATCAGGATAGACTTGATAAGATTAGACAAGAGCAGTATCGATTAGAAGATATTTACAAACTAGATACAGAATTATATGATTGGTGGAAACGCTATGACTAGAAGACTTAAAAATTTATTACTAAGTATAAATTATGAAAACCGCAAGATCCATCGTACTGACAATAATAAAAAAGGCCGGCGGCTAGTAGTATTCGGGGATAGTTTTTTTCAACATAGCACGGGTAAGATTCATAATATACCTAATCAAGGTCTGTCTTGGACAGGTTTATTAGCAGATAATTTGAATATGAGTCTTTTAAATTATGCAAACTCAGGTACTAGTTTAAATTATAGTGTTCAAATGCTGTTTCATTATATGGAAACTGAGTATGACGAAAATGATACTATAATATTCGGCGTGACCAATGCTTCACGTGTTACAAATTTATTAGATGATGAATCTCAAGGTTGGCATTCTACGGCGTGGAAATTTATAGATCCTGATTTTGAACTGTCCTCTATTCCTAAAGAACAATGTAAATATTTTAAAAAAGATAAAGAATTTTGGCAAACATACTTAACACGCTGCATGTATGCTGATGATGTAAAAAATCAATTTAGTCTTGTACAAACTTATTTGAATACTATGAAAAATGATGTATTAGTATTACATTCATTTAGTGACCTTTTTGATGGCGATGAGTTTAACTTAATGCAAATAGTACGCAGGGAAAACCTTAAATATTTTGAAAAACTAAATCATATGTCAGATACTAATAAAAAGTTGTTAGCGAGACAAGCAATGAAATATTTTATAAACATCGGACAAAATAAAAGAAGCCCGTTTGATATAAATAGGTATACAATAGAAAAGTAAGTAATGCATGACACGTAATATTAAAATCGTATATTCTAAAATTCCAGCTAAGAAATTTTTTCATGATAGTTCTGGTACGAATAGAATTCAGTTGGCAGAGCATAATGATTATAAAAAAGAAAATGTATATGAACTGTTGTTTGAGTTGTATGATATAAAACCAGTGAAAGATTTCATAAAAGTATGGAATAACTCGGAAGAATTCACGATTAATTTTAATACATATACATCATTAACTGCACCTGAAATTTTAGAGAAACAGAAGATAATGAATGAAGTTATCTCTGAAATAAATGCTATGAGATATGATGATTGGATAATTCCAGACAACCTCGTATTAGAATACAATGGAAATGATGCACAAGTCGATAAGCTAAATGCATTACATCGTTTTTTCGAAGATTGTAGTTATGATATTATGACGAAACGTATACTACCCGAATCGGATGAAAAGTTCTTTGATAGACTATTCGAGCTATTAGAAAAAGTTAATTATCTAGTTCATCGTATGGAAGGCGGCGCAACGAATTTTAACAATGATTTTTTAGTTTTTAGAAACTCTTCGTCTTTGGAAAAGGGAAATTGTAGATTGTCGGATGAAGATTATAATATGTTTGTACCAATGACCGATAGTACATCAAATGGTGTATTATTTCTTGATTATTCTACTGTAGGTAAAGATTTAGAGCAATGTTATTATACTAATGATATAGAACTTATTCAAGCTAAAGAATTAAAACAGCAAGAATACGTAAATCCTGCATTCAATTTTACTTTTAATGAGATGCCGCTACCAACAGAAAAAGCAGAGGTAGATCCTATTCGTAGCCTACGAAATGCAAAAAATCAATGGTGTGAAGAAAATGACGTTGGTGATTATTACGATTATTGGCTTCCAAAGTTTAACTTTGGTAGAATTAAATTGGGAAATTGTATTGACGATAAAATTACGGGTTCCAAGGAATATCGTGATATGACAAATCTGTATCCATATATTGTAGATGTAATAGTAGAGTAAAAAAATGAGTGATACATTCTGCCCATTACTATTTCAACACTTAGCGACACATCCACATGGCGGAGTGACGCATTGTTGTATTGCGGATCATCGTCAAGCACGTAGTAGTGCTAAAGATGGCGAAAATAGATATTACAATCTAAATCGTGATACAGTGTTTGATACTATGAATAGTGAAACATTTCGTAAGGCGAGACTTCAAGTATTAGATGGTAAGAAACCACAAGCGTGTCTGCGTTGCTATAGCGAAGAAGCTAAAGGTATGCACAGTAAACGCATAGAAGAAATAAAGAACTATCCTGAGTACACTGTAGGAGTCGCTAGGGACGCCACTGACGACACTGGATACATGAAAGACGTACAACTAGAGTTTGTTGAGCTAAGGTTGGGCAATGTTTGTAATGTAAAATGTAGAACATGTAACCCGGCGTCTAGTAGTAAATGGCGTAATGATTATGACCAGCTACAGAAAGCAACAACGTTTAAGTTAACAGACTACAACACGATGGAAGGCTTTCGTTGGCCTGAACGTGAGGGGTTCTGGGAAGACTTACTACAGCATTGTGATAATGTAAAGACATTCTATATCAATGGTGGGGAACCAACATTAATCAAACAACACTTTAAGTTCTTAGAGCGTTTAGTTGAAATGGGTAAAACAGATATCAAACTATGGTATAACATCAACATGACGAACATGAATGAAGATATCATTGCTCTATGGCGCAAGTTCGATCATGTAAAAGTATCGTGTTCTATTGATGATCTAGGTGATAGAAATCACTACATCCGATTCCCAACAGAATGGGATACTGTAATGAAGAACTTCTTACGTCTTAAAGAAGAGGACTTTGAACTAGACGTTACACAGACTGTATCGTGGATGAACTACAGCACGTTGGGAGACTTTTTCAACTTCTTCCACAGAGAACACGGTGTTTGGGTACATCATAACTATGTGTATGATCCAGACATTCTGTCACCAGCGGTGTTGCCAAAAGCAATGCGCGATTCTATTCACGACAGGTTTTCAAATATATTTGATGACTGGAAAATGAACGAACTAAAGAATATGTTCGGTGGTCCAGACAATAAAGCAAAATGGGAAAGTGCGATAGAGTACACAAAAGAATTAGACACTATCAGAGAACATACTATCGTTGATTATCTAGACGAATTTAAAGGACTATTCTAATGAGTAAGTTCTGTGTTCTTCCTTTTGTGCATTTTGAAGTAGATACCAATGGTAAAATTAGACCATGTTGTGTATACGATGGACACTATCTTAAAGACGATGGTTCGCATTTTAATGCTAGAACTGATAGTATACATGACATTAGAAATAGTACTTGGATTAAAAACATGCAAGATAAAATGCTTGCCGATAAACCTAATTCCGGGTGCCGGAAATGCTATAGCGAAGAAGCCAATGGTAACGTTAGTAGACGTATGCGAGAGAATGAACGCTATGCTATGGAAATTGATAATATTAAGCGTGGCGAATTCAACTTAAAGATTATAGATATAAAGCCAGGAAATACATGTAATCTTAAATGCCGTATATGCAACGAATTTAGTAGTTCAAAATGGATTGATGACAAGAAGAAACTATTCAATACAAATAAAGTATTCTCTGATTTGCAATTAGCAAACTTCAAATGGTATAATAATGACAAGTTCTGGGAAGAACTAGATACAATGATGGAACATGTTGAAGCAATTGAAATCTTTGGCGGTGAACCAATGCTTATTAAGCAACAATTTCAATTCTTAGAAAGACTGATTGAACGTGGATTGAGTAAGAATATTACAGTAAGTTACGCTACGAACGGTACTATATTCCCAGAACATGCAGTTAAAAATATCTGGCCGCACTTTAAACATATCACTATTATGTTAAGTGCAGATGGGGTTCGTGAAGGGTTCGAATATTCTAGATATCCAGCAGAGTGGAGTGTATATGAAGATACGTTACAAAGATATGTTAACGCAGGTATTACTCCAACCATCAGCTATGGAGTGAGTGTATATAGTATCTTTAATCTTATTGAGAGCCTAGAATATTATTATGAGAAACAAATCCCAGTCTGGCTAAATATTGTATATGATGCTAATACAAGCATTGCAGCATTACCGAAAGAAGTTAAGAATATTATAACTGATAGAATTGAAAATGAATTTCTTGTAGAATGGAATGATATTCTACAAGAAAAAACTATCGATGGTGTTGTAAACTATATGAACAATACTCAAATGGATTTCTTAAATGTGCGCAAAGATATTAATCAAATCGACAAGATTAGAGAACAGAACTTTAATGATGTATTCTCAGGACTAGAGGGATATTTAAATGGCGACTGATACTATGCTAATCAGCACACTATATAAAGGTGTACATTATGACTTAATAAAGCCTTATAAGCAAGACATTATACAAAACCATAAACGCTTTGCTGAATTTAATGATATGAAGTACAGACTTTACGGAGACGAAGTTCCATATAGATACAATTTAACTGGTAGAACATTCTCTGATTACAATATACCGATAAATGCTATGAGAGTGTTCCCTGGCATAGGAAAACTTTATACTATACTATCAGCAATAGAAGATTATCCTGAAATGACATATTTCGTATTTGCAGATTTTGATAGTGTATTTATGGAGTACAAAAAATTAGATGATGTTGATAATTGCGTATTGGATCAACAATGTTATAAAAATCATGTTCTCACTGTTAGTTGTAGACAAAAACCATACTTGTATGACACATCATTCTTGTACTACTATTGCATGTACACTGGGATGACATTCGAAGATATCAAAACACTGCGATATCGTTATAATTCTGGACTATTAATATTAAATAAAAAAACAATAACTGAAACTATGGTAAATGATTACGTAAATTTTTGTATAGAAATTCATAAGCACAAACAGCAGTACTTCATAACAGAACCGCAAAACACTCATGCGATGACATTGCCTTATAAAGAGGTTAGTAGTAGCGACCAAGAACACCTTTTATTTCATCCATCAGATGAAGTGTTTTTTCAATGGTTGCAAATGCGAATAAAATCAAATGGTGACTTTGTAGCAGAGCTAAAGCCGTCGTGGAATCAATTAGTTACAGATACCGTTTTTGATATTAATAATGCGTATCATGTTCACTGTATTAATAAAGAAATAATTCCAACAATGTTGGAGCTTTCTAATGTCTAAGAAGTGTTGGGTATTCGGCGACAGTTTTCAGGATAGCACTTTTCCAAGAGGACAAAAGCAAAGTTGGGTTGATATTGTGTTTTCTGAAAAGGGATACGAGGTAAAAAATTATGCGAAAGCTGGCATTTCAACAGAAGCAATCGTAACTATGTGCAGAGATTGTATTGCTGAAATTCAACCAGGTGATTTTGTTCTAATATGTTTAAGTACTGGTCCTAGATTTATGTCGCCAAAGGAATCAGTAGACCAGTTTACGAGGTATATCGACACTGATCTTAATCATCCTGATATTTGGTCAGATTACGCAGAGAGTAAAGACAAAAGAATTTTAGATTATGCAGATAGATTCAATTCGCCATTGGGAGATAGACTAAAACATAGTACTTGGAATAATTATATTTCTCTAGTTTTACGGGATACTGGGGCAAATTTCAAAATATTACATGGGCATTTTGAGCCAATTGAAGTAAAAAGTGATTATGTTACGGAGTATATGCCTGATTACTCACTGAGAACGTTCATACCAGAAGTAACAAATTATTATGACTTAACAGATGCTATGAAATTACCAACAGGGCATTGTTTGATAAATGATTTCTTTCACGTACAAATAAAGTATCTGATAGATACATATGGAGATGATGCTGAAACTGCAATAAAAAATCTTAATGTTAGATTAGAACGCAAATTAAAAACACCAGGTTATTATAGCGATAATATACGAAAATATTTTTTAAGTCCAATCGAAAATAAATTTGGAAAAGAATCTTGTATATTTTTTGATTCGTGGCATTTAAATCCAACAGGACAACGTATATATGCAGGATATGCAAAAGATTATGAGTGGCACCTATGAGTAAGTTATTCATCATTGCGTGTTCCCATGGCATGGGATGCGAAATAGAAGGCGCTGGTATTGGTCATTTTACTGATACCAACCTAACGAACTGCTATGGGGCAATCGTAGCACGTGAGTTGGGACTTGATCCTATTAACTTGTCTTGGCCTGGAGGTAGCAACGATAGAATACATCGTGTTATATATGATTTATTAAATGATGGGTTTGAATTCTTCGGTGAAACGCACAAGGCAGAAAAGGGAGATAAGTTCCTTATCCAATGGACAGGCCCTGATAGAATTGAATTAAAAACACAAGATGGGTATCAGAACTTCTCAGTTGGAATGGGATATGATGGTATTAATCCTGACGGTTCTAGATGGAAAGTTAGTAAAGATAACAGAAAGTTTTACGATTATTATATTAAATATATCGCAGATCCGGAATATACAGATATTTTAAAGATAAAGAATATACTTAGTGCAAAGTATATGCTTGATAAATCTGGATATACTTATTGGATGACAGAGAGTGACAGAAGTGTGTACAATGAGGATTTCATTGTGCAACACCTTACTGGGAATATCTTGTAAATAATGGATATGAACGAACACCAGCAGAACATTTTGGTGCTGATGCACACGCAGAGTGGGCTAGATTGATTTTAGAAAACATAAAAAATGGGACACTTGGTGCCCCATTTTAATTTTATAGATGTGTTTCTAAATTAAAAGATATCTGCAAACTTTTGTAGCTGTGACTTGCCTAAACGCTTGAAATTACCTGTACCATCATTAACCCAAACTGTGCCATCTACTGGTTGTGACCTATTCCCATCACACATGAAATCCATATTTCCATCATGGTTAATGTCAATTGTATAAAGACTGTAGCAATAGCCTTGCAAACCATGACCAGCCTCTTCTTTTGGGAACGTATCATAGTCAATCATTTCTGGACGAGGGTACTTTGCAGCAATTGTGTTACTAATAGTAAAGTTCCCCGCTCCATCATTTTTGAAAACAACGAAATATCCTCCTGTGTACTGATATCCGACAGCATTACCTACCAAGTCTAAGTCGCCATCATTATCGACATCCATTACGATTGCTTCTGGTATATTACAAAGAGGGATTTTAATGTCTGTTCTATGCTGTTGATAACCAACTGAGCCACCGTTGAATGTGTGCCCACGATTAATAGACCAGTTATTCGTGCCATTTCCGAACATTACACGCGGCGTACGCTGAGCCTTAGTTGCAGGGTATTTCCGTCTTTTATCTTCACCAAAATAGTTACTGCATTCGTATGTGCCTGAAGGAAAAGCTAACATGTCTTTGTGACCATCACCATTAAAGTCGCCTACTTTAACATTAGTTCCGTGTTGATTGCCGCAACGCTTACTTTTCATTTTCCCCGTGCCATCGTTAATAAAACAACCGATTTCTCCATTATTGCCAATCCATTCAACATGAGCAAAAACAATGTCCATATCTCCATCATTATCTAAATCAGAAACCTCAGCGCGGTGAGAGAATTTGGTGAAACGCCCAGTTTTTCTATCAATGCTATGACCACGAAGATGTGTTTTGCTTGACTCTAAAAACGTACCATCGGGTTGAGACAAGAAGTAGTTGTGAAACGCCTGATTATTAGCTCCATTACGAACTGCGGAAGCAACATAAACATCGTCTACTCCGTCACCGTTGAAATCTGCTACAAGTGGCTGAACAGGCGCTGGTTGATGTGTTACTAGCTTACCCAAATTACCTGTTTGAATAATACGGTCAGTTAAGTTTTCTCCTTTGAAATTAAATTTCGCACCTCCCATCATGTATAGATTTGGAGTCGCATACCCCGTCTCCGGGTCACCAGCTATCATCGCATAAGACATTGATTTGCCTACTTGCCAGCCCTCGCCTATAAATGTACCGTCGGCGCCAAGTTCGCCAAGCAGATCCCATTGAGCAAAAGTTACGAAATAATCACGAACACCGTCATTATTGAAATCTCCCACCGCGTAAAAATTTGTTTCATCAGTATCATATGTGATTGCCCAAGTACGTTGGTCATCGTGATGAATTTTATCTGGTGCATTAGTTGTTGAGCGCAATGGCAGGATATATTTATTACCACGCATTTTTAAATCTGTGCCGTAGTGTTTGCCTGAAAATTGCGATGTGTGTGCATCTACTTGATATGAATCTAGCCCTGCCGCATCCATTGCCTCAGTCAAATCAGCAACTTCATTTGCATCAAGTTTACCATCATATGACGAGCCATTATCAGCATAGAACTTTTCTAAAGCACCACGTGTTTTCTTACCATAAGCGCCGTCAACTGGACCAGCATTGTAGCCGAGTTGATTGAGCATTCGTTGCGATGAATCAATTGTACCAGCAATGGTTTGACATCCTGCTACTGCAACTGACATTGTTAGTAGTGTTAGTGCTTTGAGTTTCATAAGAATCATTTCCTCTCTTTGATTACTTAATTAATATAGCATGATTCGCAGATTTGTCAAGTATTTTTTAGCATAAATATGTTTATGAGAAGCATTACTGATATAATAGAACCACTGGATAAAATACCTGATACGGAGTTCATGACACGAAATAGTGGCAAGCTAGAGTACATAGGCGGTCCACAAGGCACCGAGAGACTAAACTGTGACCGAGCAAAAAAGTATGCCCATCCAAATTGGAGATTTAGTGGTAATAAAGCTGATGATCCACATTTTTATGTACATAACAGTGACGGCTTCAGAAATGATGTAGAATTTGATACTGTAGACTGGGACAATACATGTGCTATAGTAGGTTGTTCTTATGTATATGGTCAATCAATTGAGAGTTATAATACTGTATCTTCTATACTGACTTCTAAATATAACGTACCGACTATGAATCTTGGGGTCCCTGGATCTAGTAATCGCCGTATTCATAATAATGCAATACACGTTATAAAAAAATATAAACCTAAAAAAGTTATAGTACTTTGGACACATACAAACAGAAGCACTTGGACATATGGTTACGGGCTGAATGGGAAAGGTATGTGGGATCATTCGGATATTACTAATGCTGCTCATTTATCCAATGCAGAAAGAAAACAGCATAGAGCAGAATATTTGACACCGACTACGTATCTTAATTCTGACTTCTGTTATAATACATTATATGATTATCAATTGTATAAAGATGTACATAATATCCTTGGGACAATACAGTATGATGTAACAAACAGCGGCGAAGCTGGTAAAGGCCCATTGCTAGAAGCAGAATGGATGAAACCTAAGGATATAACTTACTATCAAATGCGAGTTGATTTAGAAACTGGAAAATTAAAGTTGGACTATAACAACCCAGACCATATCAAATTCATTGATGATTTTTATGCTAGAGATATGTATATAGAAGAAAAGGACAAGTCGCCTAGACTTGCCCATTGGGGTAGAAGTATCTGCATGGACGTTGCTGATTTAATCTACAGAGAAAATTTTACTTAACGTAGTTAAGACGAGTTTCTTTAATATCTGGGTCTTGCCAAACATTACCACAATCTTTTACCTTAGCGGCGATTTTAAAGACACCTTTTTTATTTGCTAAATCATCTTTAGTAGTAAAGAATGAAACACGGTTACCATCAGTAGTAATAGCATTTACATTCCAACCTGCCCACTGTGTTGCGGCTCGCTTAGAAATAATCTCAATTTCAGTAACGATAGCTTTACCTTTGGTACCGATATATTCAGAACCTATTGAACGTTCTGTGAGTTCACGTTGTTTTGTTTCACGTTCTATATATTCGGGGATATAAGCAACTACACCAACATGCATCCAAAGCTGAACCTCAATATCGTCTGCTAAGAATTGATGAATGGAACTTTCAAAATCATTCATGTTATCACCTAGAACTTTGAACATATAGTCCATTTCAAGAGCGGTCATCATTTCAGACGCTTCTGCAAGTAATTCTTTAGTGATAATGTTTGGGTCTGTTTGTTGAACAGTTTCCATAACAAAGCGATTAGATTGCTTAACAAGTTCAAAGCGTTGTACTTCCTCACCGTCTTCGACTTTGTTAACAAAGCCAGAATGTCCACCACGTTTATAATACCCACCATTAATGCGTTGAGCAGCAATAGCAAGTGCAAGCAGTTCTAGCTTAGTGATCGGTTCATCATAGAGGCGGACCGGTTCCAAATCCTGATTACAGAACGTAGATGCATCAATCATGATTTAACCCATATGTCGCCTTCAGTACCTTTCCAGCGATAACCTTGCTCCATTTTATAAACTTCATAAGCATCAGCAGCAGCCCAAGCATCAGCACGGGCAGCATCATAAGTAGCATCAACAGCAGCACGAGCATCAGCACGCGCAGCCTTATGTTCTTCAAGTTCAGTCATTCTGTCTCTCCTCTTGTGTTCTCTTTAGCTCGGCTTGGAGAGCAGCTACAGCAGCTACAGCAGCTACAGCAAGCAGCATGAGCAGCATCACAATAGCAGCATCCAGCTCATCCTGAGCAGCAGCATCACAAGCGGCTTGGAGTTCTTCAAGTTTATTCATTCTGTTTCTCCAAAGTTAGCACCCTCTAAGTTAGCATTCCTCAAGTCAGCACCACTCAAGTTAGCATCAGACAAGTCAGCACCACTCAAGTTAGCACACCACAAGTCAGCCTCCTCTAAGTTAGCATTCTCTAAGCCAGCACCACTCAAGTTAGCATCACGCAAGTCAGCATACTCTAAGTTAGCACCCCCTAAGTTAGCATTCCTCAAGTCAGCACCCCTCGAGGTAGCACCACTCAAGTTAGCAACCTCTAAGATAGCACCCCTCAAGATAGCACCACTCAAGTTAGCACCACTCAAGTTAGCAGCAATCAAGTTAGCACCACTCAAGTCAGCGCCACACAAGTCAGCACCGCGCAAGTCAGCACGAACTCCTTCTTTATTACCCTGGAGCCATAGCTTATGTTTTTCTAGGATTACTTGAAGTTCATCTTTAGTCATTTTTAGTCCTTCTCTCTAACTTATACATTCTTTATATACTGATTCGTTATGAATGTCAACCTCTATTTGAAGTAAACATGTAAATTATCGTATATTGCATCTCCGCCATATACATCATTTGATTCCTTTTTGTTCGGCGATGAGCCAACGTTGCCAACGCTTAAATTCACACCACCGATAAACTTGACCAGATGGTAGGAGAATCAAATCTCCAATGTGATTTCCTTTTTGCGGAAAATCGTTTACTTTTCTGGGAGTTTTCATTTCGCCTCATAGACTGGAATACCAGCTTTCTTTCCTTGTCGAAACAAGCCGTGCTGGTTGTTCATAAATTCTTTCATCGGACGTTCCTTAATCAAATTTTATTTTCGCTACTCTTCCATTGGGATCAAGCATGACGTGAGTTCTTCTAACGTGACAACCTATACGTGTTCTACACTCCCACCAAGACAATGCTTCACATAGAGTTTCAACCAGCAAACCACTTTGCTCGAGGCCATCGCCGGGCCTCAAGGGATTTGGTTCACTGAATGTTGTTCTAAGTTCCCACATTATTACGCTGCTTCTCCAAATAGTTTACCCATGTTTTCGAACACTACGTTGTAAGCATTCGCTTCGTATTCGTAGTTGTCAAAAAATGTATCATCTTCATCACCTGATGCGCAATGCTCTTCCCAAACACGGTTCATAGCATTCATACCTTCAAGTGCATCGCCACGACCAAAGTTTGTGATTGTGTTCCAAGCAGTTGTGAAGTCTACAGTGTCTTTATAAAAACTAGGGATTCTAAACATATGATTCTCTTTCTCTCTGATTACTTAATTAATATAGCATGATTCGCAGATTTGTCAAGAAAATAATGAACATAAATATTCATATGACCCAACTTGATAACAGCGTATTTTACAGTAACTTTAGAAGCCTGGATCCAAAAGACTGGCATCCAATATCCGAACCATTTAATGGAAGCGACACAATAGAAGGATATAAAGCGAACCTTGATAATCCTAAATATACAGGACTTTTTAAAAACTGGAGATTTAAAACTGATCCTATCGATTATTCTTTTAATAATATAGGGATGCGGGTCCCTAGCATTGAAAACAATCAATATGATATGACAGATGATTATGATTTTTCAGATAAGATTGTGATACTAGGGTGTTCTCACGTTCAAGGAGTTGGCATAGAGTATGAACATACGATAGGCGAATACTTGAGTAAATTAACTGGTAGGCAGGTAATAAACTGGGGAGTTGGCGGATGCGGACCCGATGCGGTATTTCACAATGCAATGTGGTTAGCAACAAGAGAACGTTTACCTTTAAAAGTAATCGTATTGTGGCCAACTGTTGGGAGATTTAGTTTTACTAACCCTATAACGAATATGATTGAATACGTTATACCACCAAATGACTTCGACCATGGGTTTAGTAAATTTTATAAAACAGAAATGTTATTCGGTGACATACAAAAGTTACAATCTGTAAAATATAAAAATACACTACGAAATGTATTCAAAGACAGATTGTGTGAGTTTGACTTATGGTCTGGTAGACATAAATTAAAAAGCGTTGTAGAAAAAGAATTTCTTGCTGAACGTGATGAACTTGTTAATAGCAACCGTAATCTTATTGACATATTAAATAATTTAAAAGGCAGAGACATTAGAAGCGTACCTAAAGATTTAAAAGATTTTCTGAAATTTCAGAAATTGGATGATCCCTTCTCATTTTTTGTCGGAATCTCGGCCCATAATGGTAAAGATATTAATGAGTTAATAGCAAGAAGATTAATATTTCCACAGTTAAGTGACTTATAAGTTTTCTATGTAATCTTTTAGTACAAACCTATCAACATATGGTCGAATGTTATGTGTTTGCGAACTAGAAATCTTGTAATCAATTTCGTGCATGGTCAAGTTGTTTATTTTCAATCTTTCTACATAGTTTTTAAATCCTACATAATCTATGTCGTATTTCCCATATAAGAAATCAACCGGTATATCATAATCATTTAAGAACTTGTATGGGTCTGTTATACGCTTGTCTATATTCATTTGTTTGAATTTATAACACTTTACAATATGCATAAGTACAACTCCTGTGATAGGCATATATTGATGTTTTAGATATTCGGGTCTATTAAACCATTTCAGATAACCTTTAACCCATGGAGATGTTTCCCAGTTATATGTAGATTGTCCACCTGTTGTCAACACACGAATATTTAAATCTTGCAATTCTGATGCGATGCTAACAACAGATCCAGCATGTTTACTATCTGCGTAGAGAATAACATGTTTGTATTCTTTATTAATATATTTTCTAATCTGGTTACATGTTGATTTTATGCTATCACATTTATTACTTACACCAAGTACCATATTACTTGGGTATAGAATTTCTGGCATTCTGAATGGATCTTCATTTACAATCAATAAATCTGTGTCTAAATTAATAATCTTTTCACTTACATTTGTGAGAGGGGAAGACAATCGACCTTCGTGTCCTGCAAAACTTGTCAAATGAATAATCAATGTGTCGTGTTCTATGTTAGTTCGCTTCCAACACATTGTATAATCATCTGATACATTCTCAAATAACTCATCGTTGTAGCTTTGTACCAATGGTCTAGCAAACTCTATAGTGCCTGTTTCTGCACGTTGTTCTAATACATTAATAAAATCAGTCTTATATATTCGTGAGAACCTATCAATTTTCTTATTACTGTCATTTTTGATGGTGGAATATGTGTATTGGAGTATTTTTTCATGTAGAAAGTATAGCTCTACATCATCGTCAAAGTCCCATAATTGATTGTAAAATTCAAATTTCATTGATATATCCGGGTAAAATTTTTCTATCTATATGATTTCTAATATTATGAGTTTCGTATTTTGTTCTATAGTCAACTTCATGATAACTTATTCCTGTATCTAATTCCTGTGCGTATTTCAAAAATGGCCTATATTCATCATCGTACTTGCCATGGTAGTAATCAACTTTTATATTATAATTTTTGATATGCTTTAATGGATTCAATATATGATCTGGTATTTCGAAGCGATTTTTATATTGATAGCATTTTACAATGTGCATCCATTGTGCAGGACTTGTATGCCAACCTGTCTTGTAATTTTCTAGATAATCTTTGACAATAGGGCTTTCATTAAAATCATGCGTGTTTGTTCCGTGTACTGTAAAACAATGAGTAACAATATCACTTAGTTCAATTGCAAAACTCAATCCAGACCCAGCATGTTTACTGTCACTATATACTACAATTTTCTTATATTGCTTTCCCTTTTCGGTGATAATTCTTCTAACATCATCTGCCATTAATTTCATAGAGTGTAATCGTTCACTGCACCCTAGTATATAACACGAAGGGTATAAAAACTCTGGAAAGCGAAGAGGGTCTTCGTTCACTACAATAATATCTGCATTCGTGTTGTAAATGCTTTCGGATGTACTGCTAAACGGCTGTGTTAATCTACTGCCATGCCCACTTAAACTTGCAAGTTGTATTATAAGTGTTTCGTAATCATTGTCTTTTTTGCTGATACATATTGTCTTGCATTCATTCGGCAATTCAAAACGCACCTCATCAAACTTATATACGTCTTCTTCTGCGAAATTCCATCCACCGGTATTTGCTCTTTGCATATATACCTTTTGGAATGCTGAAAGATTAATTTTTTCTCGTATGCCTTTTTTGTCTACACGATTGAAGCTATAGTTTTTCCATTGTACGTATTCATGGAAAAAATATAAATCTAAATCATCATTTAAATCAACTTCTATACCGTCAATTAACGGTAATAACATCAGTCAAATTCTGACAAATAGTCTGCTAATTCTTTGATATTAGTTACAGCGTCTAGCGTTTCATCTGATAATTCAATATCTAATTCATCCTCTATTGAAACAATAATTTCAATAGAATCCAAAGAATCTATCCCTAGATCCTTAAAGGAAGTACCGGAATTAATAATTTCATCTGTCAATTCGATATCGACCCTGTCCATAGCAATTTTTTTAAGTGTTTCTCTAGTCTTACTCATTTTTAGTATCCACCTTCGTTTAATTTAATGTGTTCGTATGTTGGTGCAAGCATAAAATCTTTTGTAATGCGCCCACGCCTTGGCGAGTTAGGATCTGGTATACCGATTTCGTTGTCTGTATCCCAATTTGTAATCTTAACCCATCTGCCTCTGTTTAATATTTTGTTACCCTCACGTAACGGAAATAGTATAGAGTTCTTTTCTTCATATATACCATATAATTTTTTATTTCTAAAACTATTTATATAGTCTTCGCTGATGTTCATTTGTTCTGAACATAGTTTAACTAGTTGATCCATTTTTACATTATCGTCGGCTTCTGTTTGAAATCTACCTAATTGACCAACATTCTTAATTCGCATGAGAGCATTATTAATATTTTCTCTGTCAAACAATTCTAATAACGCACCGGGCGCATCTTCATTCACATTCGGAACAATGATAGTTCCCGTATCTAATATAAATTTACGCTCACGGATATTTTGTAATGCTTTTATTTTTTTATCAGCACATCGCATTTCATCTATAGACTCGTACCAATCATCATTATCAACTCCGTTAAGACTTAGGTATATATGTCTTAGTCCAGCATTGTGTAATTTACTTACGTAATTTTTATGTGATAACCTTAAACCGTTTGTCAGAAGAATACATCTATGGCCATTCTCAAAAACTGCTTTAATGTACTCTTCACACAGCGGATTCATTGTTGGTTCTGCTCCAACAATTCTAATCATACATCTACCGGCAATCCGTGACATGAAATCTTTAAATTTTTCTAAATCCATGTCTGGGACATCGCGGTTAGGTATATAACAGTTCTTACATGTCATGTTGCATTTATGAGTTATGTCTGCCATAATGTCAACAAATGTATTTTCCTCAGGAAGAACTTCATAATAGTTTAATATTTTTGTGTTCACTTGTAATTCCTACTTTCATGAAATAATTAATTATTTCTTAGCTCTTCTATTTATCTTAAAATATTTCAATGATCTGCCATAATAAACATATTTCCTCTTTGGGAAACTGTTTGTAATAATTTTTTATTGCATAAATATATTTATCTTAGCAGTTAATGAGGAACATATGAATAATATTATACAAAATTATAGCAGTCAAAAAATGATAGTGAAAAAGAGATTGAAATATCCATTATTTAGATATTATGGAAACGTAACTGAATCAGCACTTGAGCTATTACGAAAAGAGTTCAAAAACACACCACCGTCACTGGATACTGCAAAACAACTAAGATTAACACAACTTCCTATAGAAGTCAACACTGTTGATGACAGGGATGTTGTTAATTATAACCAGTATGATATTCAGTACAAGTTGCCAAGCGATGAGAATACTGAAAGTAATTATATTCAATTACGGGAGGAATTTAATCCAGTATATGAAGAACTTGCGTATATGTTAAATTCTGCAATATGTAGATTACGATATGCAACAATTCAAAAGGATGACGATTTAACATATCATATTGACCAACCCGGTAAAGACAGATTTTCTGTAGTTATCGATGGTGAACAAATTATGCATATGAAGACAAAGAACGGAGTGGTCAAGCAATTAATGCAACCTGGCGAAGTCTGGTATCTTAATAGTAATTGGGAACACAAAGTAGAAAACATCGGTACAAAACAAAGACTTGCATTGTTGGGTTGTTTCGAGTATAATGAGAAGTAGTAAATTAGAGGAATAATAATATGTTATATGCAAATGGATGTAGCTTTACATACGGGACTGGACTTGCACTAAAAGATAAAGCATGGCCTTTTGAACTAGCAGAGAAGCTAGGCTTTGAACGTAGTGATACGATCTCAGAGGCACAACGCGGAGTTAGCAATCAATACATTGTGCGTAATACTATTACAACAGTAAGCGACTTACTAACAGAAGGTAAGAAGCCGTTTTGCGCAATTGGTATGACTGCACCAAGTAGACGTGAACACTTTATCGAAGCAACAAATACATTAATTCATAATGTACCTGCACATGAGTATCACGGTAATATTATGCTGGACGAACAAACAAACAGAGATATCGATTTGTTTAACACACTGTACATGAAACATTTCTGGTCACCAGTATATGATTTCCATCAGTACTTAATTCATATTCTTACACTACAGAATTTCTTTAAGAATGCTGGTTTAGAGTATATTATTTTTAATTCATTGAACTTGACTCCCAATCTATTAGAGGCAACTAAGTTTACTGAATTATGTGAACAAGCTGATATGGGTAATGTTCTTACACAGTTAGATATGTCACATATCTATGAACAACAGACTTTCTTTACATATATGCATGAGAACCAAATGTATTTTAAACAAGAAGGTGATGAGCGTTATATGCATCCAGATGAGGATGCACACGAAGACTGGTCTACAATTCTATTTGAAGACATTGAAAAAACAAGAAACGGAGAAGGATAATGAGAAAGATTTGGGAAGTTATTACTTGGCCTTGGTCAGAGTATAAAAGACGCAAAGAACTGAAAAAGCGTTTAGAAGAATTACGTAAACGTGATCCGTTTATATATAAGTGAGAATTAAATGATTGTACTGGGTATATCTGGCGCGCTGAATCATGACGCGGCAGTTAGCGTTATTAAAGATGGTGAAATTCTTTTCGCCAGTCATAGTGAACGCTATTCTAAGATTAAAAATGATCCACTACTGAATGAAGAAATTATTCAGGAGGCTTTGTCGTATGGTAAGCCAGATGTTATTGCTTGGTATGAAAAGCCTATTCTAAAGAAGTTTAGACAATTTACTGCTGGTCAGTATACACTTGCATTTGATTTAGATGAATTGCCAGTAAACTATCTAAAGAAGTTTCCAGAATTAGATGGCATCAAAATTAAATATCAAAAGCATCACTACACGCATGCCGCAAGTGGATACTTTACTAGTGGATTTGATGATGCGGCAGTTGTTGTTATTGACAGTATGGGCGAATATGAGACATTAACAATATGGGAAGGTAAAGGCGACAATTTAACACAAAAATATAGTCAAGGTTACCCAAACTCAGTTGGATTATTCTATAGTGCAATGACACAACGTCTAGGTCTAAAGCCACAAGAGGACGAATATATCCTTATGGGTATGGCAGCCTATGGCGACTTACACAGACGTGTTAATGGCAAGTCATTAATCGCACATATATACGATGAATTTAAAATCATTTTAAACAATAGTAATTTAGAATATTATATCTTAGTGAATTTTCAAAAGAACTTACACCGTGGTTGTAAATGGTTCTTGTCAGAACTAACTACTGAGCAAGATATGTTTGACTTAGCGGCAGCTACACAATACGTATATGAGCAAATGCTTGCTGCTATTATTGAGGATGCTAAAGAAAAAGTAGATAGTAAGAACTTGGTTATTATGGGCGGTTGCGCACTTAATTGTAGTGCTAACAGCAACATCACTCACAACTATGATAATGTATGGATCATGCCAAACCCTGGTGATGCTGGTAGTTGTATTGGTGCATCACAGATGTTCTTTAAAGAACGTATTAACTGGGAGACTGCATATCTAGGTCATAACATTGAAGGTACGTATCCAGTAGAGAAATCATTAGAAGCATTGCTAAACGGAGATATCATTGGCATTGCTAATGGACGTGCGGAGTTTGGACCAAGAGCATTAGGCAATCGTACTTTAACTGCTGATCCTCGTGGCGACACTATCAAAGACAGAATGAATGAAATCAAACGTAGACAGAAGTTCAGACCGTTTGCTCCTATGATACTAGAAGAAGACGTACATGATTACTTTGATATGCCAGAGAATATCACTGCAAGTCCTTACATGCAGTTTGTTGCCAAGTGCAAGTATCCAGAACAGTTTCCTGCTATCATACACAAAGACGGTACGTCACGTGTACAGACAGTAAACAAAGAAACACATCCGGGGTTATACGAACTGCTAACTAAGTTCAAAGAAAAGACTGGTTGTCCAATCTTAGTAAATACATCGTTGAACATTAAAGGTCAACCTATTGTCAATGACATTAAAGATGCAGAAGATTTTTCGAAGCATTATGGAATTAAAGTCTTTACAACGGACGATTAATCTGTTATAATGTAAGAAATTGCAACTATAGGGTAAGTATGGCATACGACGGTTTTTATCTAACTTACAAATCAGATAGAGAAACTAATGAACGTTTAGATAGGATACGTGAAAAATATCCTAACTTTCGCATGGTTAAAATCAATCTAGAGGATTGGAGTGATCCAAAGATTGATAAAGCAATTAGTAAAATTGCCTCTATTACAAACACAAAACACTTCTGGATTATTGATCCAGATGTATATGTCGATGAAGATTTCGATTTCGATTTTCAAACCGATAGCTGGGACGAGGATGTAGTACATGTTTGGAATGCAGATGAGCGCAATGTCTTTCGTTCAGTTGTTGGTGTCAAGCTATTCAAAACAAGTGACGTAAAGAATAAAGAAGTTCAGTATATCCAAGATGCATATTACTTGACTGGCGACTTTAAAGAGCATACTACTGATAAAGTAGAATACAAGCCGACTACAGAAACGTATGATATCTTTTATTGGGAGAAAGATTATGGAAAAGCAAACTTTGAAAAATTAAAAGAACGTTTTCCAGGTATAAACTTAGTTCGCGGAGATACTAATATCGATGTGCATGAATTGTGTCGTAAAGAAGCACGTACTGATTTTTATTATCTAGTGCATCCAAATACAGAGATTTTTGATACATTTGACTTTGACTATTCATTTGCATTTGGACTTGATAAAGAAAATCAAAAAGTTGTAGTCTGGCAGAAAGAAAATCCAAAGACAGAATTAGTCAGAGAGTATCATGGTGTGGGGCTATTTCCTAAAGATGGTCCAATGTTTAAAGAGCGTGAGTATGCTATCTTTAACTTTAGGCGCAAAGCAGTATACGAAAAAGATCCCGTTGCACGTGACTTAGAGTTCCCTGTAATTCGTACTACTGATATGCATAATCTAAATCACTCAGTTGATGCAGATATGTATTGGTTGATACACGAAGATGTTGAAGATTTCATAACAGAGTTTTATCCGTTCTCGTATGATCGTGAGTTCATTCATAATTTTCAAGTAAAGACAGCAAATGGCAAGACAGTACGTAATGGTATTCGTCTTGTTCCTAAACATGCAGACACAGATAAGCAAAAAGATGTACAAGACGTTATCGGCAAACTAAAAGAAACACTGATTGTACAAGCAAGTACCTTGAAGAGCGGACTGAATAATTTAAAAACTTACCCTTTTGTTATTGTTGATCTAGCAGTCCAATTGGTAGAGAACTTTGACTTCTATCCTGACTTGTATGATTTAGCAAGCGCACATATATTTGAAAAAGGTGTTGTATTTGTTGCTAGTGAGTATGACAAATACAATCTAAAGTTCCACGATATAGTAGCAGCAAAAGTCCCCGATTACGATATCTTTTTCTGGGATCGTGGCTTTGGACAGCAAAATCTTATAGAATTAAGATCAAGATTTTCGCGCATACAAGAAGTATCAGTAGATACAATGGTTGAATTACATGAGTATGCACAAGCGAATTCAGCATACAGCTACTATTATGTAATTACAAGTGATACAACGGTAACTGATTTTAACTTTGATTACGAGTTTGAATTCTCTATGACAGAAGAAGGTCGCCAACAGATTGTTGTGTGGCAAAAAACTGACTGGGAGGATAATGCACTAGAATATCATGGGGTAGGTCTATTTAGAAAAGATTATGATTTGTTTGAAGAACGAAAATATCAAAGGTTCGACTTCAGACGCAAAGCATTGTATCAAGAGACAACCGCAATTAAACCAGAACGCTATGATGTAGCTATAGTAAATGATTTGTTAGATTTGAACACCATTAAGAATTGTGATACTGAAATGGTTTGGATGGTACACACTGACGTATCAGATGCTATAACAGACTATATTCCTCCACTATATGATAGAACATACATTCATAATTTTGATGTAGAATTATCAAGCGGTAAGACAGTGCGCAATGGTGTACGTCTAGTGCCGTATAATGCAGACTTAGACAAACAAAAAGATGTTGACCAAGTTGTCGGTAAACTAACTTCGCCAGAACGCATTGAAGCACGTACAGTTGAAGAAGCAGTTACGCTTGCAACATCTAACATATTCTGGATGGTTAACCCGGACTTACAATTAACAGATACTACGATTGATGATTTCTATCCAGACTTGTATGACACTGGCCCTACTCATATTTGGAAGTTTACATCTCGCAAGGGAGTAGAGTTGGGACATGGCGGACTTGCTCTATCTAACGTAGACTATCATCCAGAGAATGTTATCTATCATGATGAAGTTGTAGCACGTATCCCAGATAAGCACAATATCAAAAAGTATTACACACGTGACCCATATAAAGCGTATACGCAAGCTAAGAAGCATGTATTCTATTGGGTTGTAGATACAGTTGTAGAACTAGTAGATGAATTTGATTTTGACTACTATCCAGACATCCATAGTATTGAAAACGTATTTGCGTTTAAGAGTGAAGGCGAAGCAGATGCAGGTGTATATCTTGTACACAGACCGCATCTTGAGCAATTCAATCCAAGTGAAGATGATTTCTCATTCGATAGATTTAAGAATATCATTCGTGTAGATCAAGTAGCATCACGTGTTACTGGGCATCCTGCATTCTATTTTGATGAAGGTATGTATTCAGAGAACACTGCAAAGTTCACAGAACATAAGAACATTGATGTTATCGATGCATCTGATTTAGCAGCAGCATATCAGAAAGCTGCAAAGATGACAAAGACTGGTTATTTCTGGGCATTAGACAATGACGTAGAAATGATTGATGACTTTGATAGAACGTTTTATGTTGATCGTCACCATAAATCACACTTTCATCTATGGCCTAAAGAAAGTCCTTATACAGGATACATTCACCAGTTCGGTGGTCTAAAACTTATTCCAGCAAGTGCTATTAAAGAATTAAAGCCAGACGCAGATAAGTTACGCAAGATGAACTTTAAGAATAAGAAACCAGTTAAGAAAGCCAAAGCAGCAACAAGAGATATTCCGTATGATGTTATCATGTTGAGTTACCAAGAGAAACTTGCAGACGAACATTATGCTAAACTATTAGAGCGTGTACCACATGCAAAGCGTGTACACGGAGTTAAAGGTATTTTTAATGCTCACCAAGCAGCCGCAAACTTAGCTGACACTCGCATGTTTTATGTAATTGACGCTGATGCATTGTTGCTAGAAGAGTTTAACTTTGAATACTTCCCAAGTGTATGGGATGAAGACACGGTGCATACTTGGAAGTCTAAGAACCCAGTGAATGATTTGATTTATGGTTATGGTGGTCTGAAACTATTCCCAACACAGTTATTGCGTGATGCAAAAGATTGGCGTATTGACTTTACAACGTCTATCTCTGAGAAGTTCAAGCCAATGCCAACACCAGCTAACTATACAGCATTCAATACAGACCCATTCAATACTTGGAAGTCTGCTTTCCGTGAGTGTACTAAACTTGCATCTAGTATCATTCATCGTAATAAGCAAGATGAAGATGATGAACGCTTAGAAGCATGGTGTACTAAAGGAGTTGATAGAGAGTTCGGAACATACGCAATTGCAGGAGCTAATGCTGGACGTGCTTGGGGGACTAAACATGCAGATAATGATGAAATGCTAGGTAAGATTAATGATTTTGAATGGCTAGCAGAAAAATTTGAGGAACAAAACAATGAGTAATATACGTGATCGTAGAAATCGCAGAGCGGCAAACATCAAAAAGAATGATGAATTGTATGATGAAGTTGGCGTAGCAGATTTGATTGAACAAGAAGAACTGGAAGAAGAACCAGAGATTACTGAAACAATCAATTACAAGCGTGTTAGTCGTAGACGTGAAAAGCCGTTAGCAAAACTTGATTATGATTATCAAGATATGGCAGTAACATACTCAAAAGAGAACGTGGCACAGCAACTGGGTAACTATCGACAAGCAATGGACTTCTTGACTCATATTACTCCGCCAATTGATGATAAGCTAACAGACAGACTAAAAGAAATCATTTACTCATACCCAAACGTTGATATTTCATCTTTCGTTAATAAAGAGAATGCAAAAGTGTACAGTTGGATTACACAACAGATGCAACATGCGTTCGGTGAAATGTATCTTGGTGCAATATATGTTCTTGGTGGTGGTATGGGGATCCTTCCAGCGATGTTATTCGATACTAGATTACGATTTGAAAATATTCGTTCATTTGATATTAATGGCGTTTGTCAATTTCTGGCAGATGAGATGATGAGTAAAGAATTACTAGCAGATTGGCGCTTCAAAGCAACAACACTGGACTTATTCAATATCGGATATGATGAGCATACATTTATCACACAATTGCAGAACGGCGATTTAAGCGATCCATTCGTAGAGATACCCGGAACATTAATCAATACTAATATTAGTTACTTGAAGAACTATAAAGATTGGTACAAGATGATTCCAGACATGCGTAGACTTGTGTTAGTTGGTGAAACAGGTGATGTGCCGAAACCTTTTGCAAGTTCACAAAACTTCAATAAACAATTCCCTATGAGTTTTGAATTATATACAGGTGTTATCACATACGGTGAAAAACAATACTACTTAAAGATAGGATACAGATAATGAAACCATATCAAATCGCAGACAGGCTAAGTTTATTATACGGTGAAACATACCCTCATATAAAAGAATTAGAACGAGTAGTAAACACAGAAGAGCTTAGTAGTATTTTTACACTTGCACAAGTACTCTTGGGCAGAGAATACAGTGAAACAATTCGTGCGCTAATGAACCTTGTGTATGAACGTACAGAGGATGATAACGTATTTGTTCTATTCAAAGTAATCAATATTATTTCTCAGGATGATGATGCACTAGATGCTCTACGAAACTTTATGGCAGTTGACACACCAGACAGACAAAAGCTATATCTTGTATTCAGAGTTCTACATGGCATGTACCCAGATGAAACAGACTTCATTGATAACCTAAAGAACATCACATGTGGCGACGGCGAATTCTCACGTGATAACATCTTTGTTCTATTCAATGTGATTGAACGTGCATTGGGAGAGAGTGAGGCACTTGGTGCATTAAAGAATGCATGTGGGACTAATCGTTTCGTCATGTTACAGACAGAGCTTCTATTCAGATTAGTATCTTCATTGCCAGACCCGACAGAAGAAATCTTAGATGCGTTAAAGAATATCGTTGCAGTTGAAGCAGAGCCAGATTTATTCTTGCTGTTTAAAGTGATACAAGCTATCAATCCAGACTGTGCAGAGATTGCTTTACTTAAATCTAATACGCTGATGAAAACGAAGATAGCAGAAACAGTTGATTTCATTACAGGGAACAAATTCATTATCCCAACTAACATGAAAAAAATGATTAATCGTTTCGAAGGACAAGCATTGACTGATGCATTCTCACGTGGACAATTGCGTTCAAAGGCTTGGTTAGTTGATATGGTAAATGCACTAGAACTTGATTTGGGCGAAAACGTATATGTTTGTGCAGGTTGGTATGGTGTATTGAGCGCATTATTGTTTGAAAGAGTTAAAAATATCAAACATGTGTATAGTTTCGACATGGACCCAAGCACGGATAATCCAGCAGACACACTAAACAAAGAATACATCATGGACGGTATGCGCTTTAAGAGTTTTGTAAATGATGTACGTGGATTAAAGTATGAACCACAAACTCTTCCAATCAATCATTACAAGTACAGCGATGCCACTACATTTGAACGGACTGAAACGCTACATGAGATTGATGCTCCTACATGTGTAATAAATACTAGTTGCGAACACATTGAAAATTTTGATGAATGGTTCTCTGGTATCCCAAAAGGAACTCTTGTCATTATGCAAAACAATAACTTTGTAGAGCATGATGATGAAACTGTTGTAAACGTAATTTCAAGTGAGAAAGATTGGGTAGAAAAACTAAATCTTTCAGAAATAATCTTCAAAGGCACACTTAACTTGGAAAAGTATGATAGATATATGGTAATCGGGAGAAAATAATTGTCTGAGTTGCCTAATAATTTCTGTTATGCTCCCTTTGTACATATGTATGTACATAGCAATGAGGGTGAACGTGTATGTTGTATGACAACAGAACACTCAGTGGCAACACCAGATACTGAAACTAATTTGAAAACTAGATGGACAAATGAGCATCTAAGAAATATAAGAACTGAATTCTTAGATAACAAACGTCCAGATATTTGTGTGAAATGTTTCTCACTTGAAGATAGTGGCGGAAAAAGTGATAGAACTAGATTTGCCGATTTATATCAGGATGAAAATATCTTACCTAATATAGGTAATGGCAATCAGTATGGTTCTCCTATCGATTTAGATATACGTCCGGGTAATTTATGTAATCTAGCATGTAGAATGTGCGGACCTGCGTGTAGTTCTCAATTACAAAAAGAGATAAAGAATAACGCTATAATGGAATCTATTATGGGCGCTGGTAATATCGATGTTACAAACACATTAGATATACAAGAGAATATAGAGTTCTTATTAGAGAATGCAGAGAAGGGCAAGCGAGTTAAGTTTCTTGGTGGTGAACCAACTATTATGCCAGAAGTAGATAAGTTTCTTGACATTCTCATTGAACGTGATATGCTTGATGTTCCGATACACTTTACTACAAACTTAACAAATGATAACAACAGATTTATAGAAAAGATTTCTAAGTTCAATCAAATAACATTTAATTACAGTGTCGATGGCATTGATAAGGTGGTTGAATACATCAGGCATCCAGTAAAATTTAAATCAATAAATAAGAATATAATAACTTATAACAACCTTGCTTTGTACGGTGAAATAAGCTATACTATACAAGCATACAACTTTTTCAATCTTATTGATTCTATAGTATGGAGTAATAATAAAGGAGTGTATATTCGCCCTGAATTACTGATGTATCCAGAAGCATTAAGTTGTAAATCTATACCAAAGATTATACGAAAAAAGCGTATACCTGTTATGATTAAACTAATAGAGAATATGGATATTCACGAAGACTTATCTAGGACACAAATTAAAAATAAAGTGTTGCCTGTATTAGAAAAAATATATGAAGACGAAGACGAATTAGATCCAATTCATTTAGCAAGACATACAAAGATTATCGATAAAGTTCGAAATCAACATATTAAGGATTACGTCCCAGAAATATGGGATTTTATAAAAGAGGATTACAATGATATACGGATATGAAGACGTAAGAGTTGTTCATTTAGAAATCACAGAGAAGTGCCAAGCGACATGTCCTATGTGTGATAGAAATCAAAATGGCGGAGCAGACAATCCAAATCTAGGGTTGCATGAATTGTCGCTTGAAGATGTACGACGAATTATGCCACCAGAGTTTGTCAAGCAACTTGACAGAATTTATATGTGTGGTAACTTTGGTGACCCTATCGTTGCTAAAGATACACTAGAAGTATTTCAGTATTTCCGTTCATGTAAGAAAGAGCTTACTCTTGGTATGAATACTAATGCAGGCGCTAAGAAGCCCGATTGGTGGCGCGAACTTGCAAAGACACTTGGTAACTGGAGTTATCTAAAGTTTTCATTTGACGGACTAGGTGATACTAATCACTTATATCGTCAGGGTGTTAACTGGGATATCGCTTGGGAAAATGCGCTTGCATTTATCGAAGCAGGTGGTAAAGCAGAATGGGATTACTTAATCTTTGAACACAATGAACATCAAGTAGAAGAGGCACGTGCGCTTGCTGAGAAAGTAGGCTTTCGTAAGTTTATTCCAAAGAAGACTGGGCGTTTCTTTTCTACTATGAAAGTAGCAGGCAAAGAGGAACATCAAGCTATGAACCGAAAAGGTGAAAAGCAACAGTTACTTGCGAAGCCAAAAGAAGTTAAGTATCAGAACAAAGCATTAGATAAGATTACTGAACTGAAAGAAAAGCATGGTTCATTAGAACAATATTTTGATAATGTAGAGATTAGCTGTAAGGTTGCTAAAGAAAAGAATATGTATTTGAGTGCAGAAGGTCTTGTGCTACCTTGTTGTTGGGTTGCAGGTAACATGTATAAGTGGTGGCAGAAGCCTGGTCAAAACCAAGTGTGGGAACTAATTCAGCAGAGTGGCGGCAAAGATGCATTCGATGCTAAGGCACATGGCCTTAAAGCAGTACTAGAGAATGATTATTTTTCTAAGAACTTGGTTGACAGTTGGGGTAAACCTAATACACATACTGGTAAGCCGATGGTATGTTCTCAAAAGTGCGGTAAAGAGTTTGATGCGTTTGCTGAACAGTTCAAATAATGCAAGAAATAAAGTTTATTACAGAACCAGATACCAGTCTACTTAATCAGTATGACGAACTAGTGAGTTCGTCCGATGTTGATTTTGTTACGATTGATTGGAATATGGGAAATGTATGTAACTATAGCTGTACATATTGTGACGATTATGCTAATGATGGTAGTGTGCAATGGAAGTCCATAGATACTGCATTAGAGTTTTGCAGAGTTGCAACTATACATTATAAAAGTTTAGGCAAGCAATTGTTATGGAACTTGCTAGGCGGTGAGCCAACTGTATGGAAAGATTTTATACCTTTCATTTCAAGACTCAAAGAATATGATCCTGATAACAGAATTCGTGTATTAACTAATGGGTCAAGAACTTTAAATTGGTGGGCAAAAGCGTCACCGTTCTTAGATGATATTGTTATAAGTTATCACCCAGAAAGTGCAGACATAAATCATATTTGTGATGTGTCAAGTATTCTTAGAGAACACGGAGTATTTCATACGATACAAGTATGTCTCTATCCATTACATCTTGATAAATGTAGAGAAGCCGCAGAATATTTTTATAACAATTCTAAATGCAATAGTGTGATAATTAAAACTTTACGCAAGACTTTAGGTTCACATGAGACATTCAAATACGACAACGAATATCTAGACGATATACTTAAATTTGATGATATACCTGTTTGGACAATCAACAATTTATCAGACGATGAACAAAAAAACATGTTTGCTAAAAGGTTAAAATTTAAGAATAATAAAGAGACCGTAGAAGTAACACCAAACGAACTAATGCGCACAGGTAAAAATACTTGGAAGGGTTGGAAATGTAATATCGGACTTGAAACGATTGTGATTACAATGGACGGAAATGTAACATCTGGAAGCAGTTGTAATCATGAATGTAGTCACGGTCATATTGATTTCCCACATGATATACTATTCCCAGTGGAACCTACAGTCTGTAAATGGGATTGGTGCAGTTGTATTGCTGACATTGAGACAGCTAAAACTAAAAGATAAATACGTACATAATCAAAGTATTGGAGTTAATATGTCCGACAACAAATCAGAAGAACTTAATAAGAATTTAGCAGAGTTTCGTAAGCGAGTGCCATACGCACCTAGCGATACATTTTGTTTACTACCATGGGTACACTTGTCTACTCGTCCAAATGGGCATATGCGAGTTTGTTGTACAGCGAATGCGAGTTCTGTTGGACCAACGAATGATAAAGAACATGGCGGTGAAGTAGGAGTTCTAAAGAATGCAGATGGTAAACCTGCAAACTTGAACCATACAGATTTAATGTCATCATGGAATAATGATTACATGAAAAATGTTCGAAAGCAGATGCTTAATAATAAAAAACCGCCGTCGTGTATTAAATGCTACAACGAAGAAGATGCTGGTCATATGTCTAAGCGTTTTTGGGAAACTGAGTACTGGTCACGCCGAGTAGATATGGAACAAATCATCGATGAGACATCTGACGAAGGTGAAATCCCTCCGAAGATCAGATACTTAGATTTACGTCTTGGTTCAAAATGTAACTTGAAATGTATTATGTGTTCACCGCACGATAGTTCAATGTGGGTTAAAGATTGGCTTAAATTACATCCAACTATTGAAAACGAATCACTGAAAGAAACAATGCAGTGGGGCAACAAAGGTCAGATTGATGGCGCGAGTTACAACTGGCATAAAAAGAATGAAGCATTCTGGGAACAATTGTATGAGCAAATCCCACACATGAAGCAACTATACTTTGCTGGTGGTGAAGCAACAATTATTGAAGAGCATTACACTCTACTTGAAGAAGTTGTTCGTAGAGGATACGCTCCACAGATCGAACTACGCTATAACTCCAATGGCTTAGAGATGCCACAGCGTTTGTTCGACTTATGGAAACTATTCAAGCGTGTACGTTTTCATTATTCAGTTGATTCAATCGGCGAGATGAATGATTACATTCGTTTCCCATCAACTTGGCAACATACTGTAGATATGTTTCATGTGCTAGACAATACAGGTCCTAACGTAGAAGTTACAGTAGCCTGTGCTGTACAAGCACTAAACATATACTATCTTCCTGATTTTGTCAAGTGGAAAATTGAACAAAACTTTAAGAAAATTAACTTATGGCCTTTGGGCGCAGGCATGATTAACTATCACTTTGTTTATCACCCACCACATCTAAACGTCAAAGTTCTTCCTAACTGGTTCAAGCAAATGTGTGCGGCTAAGTTCGATACATTTATCGAATGGTTAGAAGAGAACTGGGAAAAATGCGATGGTGTAACTGAATCACAAGTAAGAAAAGATGAGTGGTTACATGCTGCTTATGGTGTGAAGCGTCTACGCGGTATGATATCATTTATGACAAGCGGCGACTGGTCACGTGAACGTATGCCAGAATTTATCGAATATATTGAAAAGATGGATGCTATCAGAGATACAAACTTCAGAGATGTATTCCCTGAGATGGCACCATTACTAGATTGGACTCCAGAAGCAGGCGATGACTGGGATGGTGAGTTTGATGACAGACTATTAAAAGAACTAGAAGATAACGGATTTCACGTTAATCAGCAGGAGTTGGATACTGATGATTAATTACTCTATTTCTCCAGCTGGTGTAAACTTAGATATTCACTCTGGTCCGATCGGAGTGAGTTGTAGCGGCGGAGCAGATAGTTCTATTTTGCTTTATCATTTAATGCGAGAAAAAGAAGATACAATACATATCTTTACTACTGGTAATAATCAGAGATCAAGATATAATGTTCAAGCGGCAGTAAATGTAGTAGAGAAAATTATTCAGTTAACTAGTAATAGTAATATTGAACATCATATTAGTTACTGTGAAATACAAACACGTGAAGAATTATTTCCTAAATTGCAGGTATACTTAGATAGTAACACAACAGGAATTATATATACTGGTATAACATCAAACCCTCCAAAAGAAGTCACAGATACATTTGGATTGCCAGTTACAGAAACAAACAGAACACCAGGCAACAATCCATATATGCATCATAATAATACATTTTACACGCCATGGTTTAATTCCGATAAACTAAAAATTGCAGAAATGTATAAAGAAGCAAATTTACTTGAAGAACTTTATCCGATTACTAGAAGTTGTGAATATGATCCTACTAGTAATTATTTTGAAAACATAGAAGACCCAGTCACTGGACATTGTGGTAAATGTTGGTGGTGCGAAGAACGTAAATGGGCATTCGGGAGATTGGTATAATGGAATACCCAAAAACAATAGAAGAACATTTTAAAGATAGAAATAGTTATAGCTTTGATACGATGCCAGGTACATTTGTAGATGCTATGATGAATGAGCCTAGATTCCCACCATCAGCACGTTTCAGACAAGCAAAATGGGTTACACACGAGTCAGGTATCCCATGGTTAAAATTAGATGTCCCTGAGTTTGATTGGAATGCATGTTATAATGAAGCAATGGCAGTTTACGATGAAGCAATTCAACATAGAAAGAACGATTATGATGAGAACAACCCCGATGACTATGGACACAGAGGATGGCGCTCCCTGACACTACATGGGTTAGGTAAGCATGTATCTCAACATTGGGATAGTAAAGATGTTGCCGCAGCAGGCTTTGTGTATGCAGATGAACGTGAAGCAAGAGCAGCATATCATTGGACTGAAATTGCAGATAAATGTCCAGAGACTGTTAAGATGATTAAATCTATTCCGGGTTACAGAGCATTCGATAGAGTTCGTTACATGTACTTAGAGCCGGGAGGTTATATAACACCACATACAGATTATGAACACAACAAATTAGGACCACTAAATATATCGTTGAACAATCCAGAAAATTGTCATTTTAAAATGATTGATGACAATGCGTATGTTCCGTGGAAGCCAGGTAATATGTTTAAGATGAATGTAGGTCATCGTCATGCAGTAATGAATGATACTGATGAAGTTCGTGTGCATATGATTGTTCATGGACAATATGGTGGATCAGATTTTGAAGATTTAATTTTAAAGAGTTGGGCTAAAACAACAAAATGAAGAAGCAACAAAGATCATATAACTTTTATCCACAGATTAGATGTGCTGTATTAGATACATCTAAAACAATAGGTGATACTGAAATTAGTGATTACATGAAAGCAATCACTTATAATTTCTTGCGAAATAATTATAGTTTTTTTAAGCATACTATTTACGAAGAAGACAGTGTAGATAAAATTTTACAAGCAATGAAAACAGATGATAAAGAATCTGATATTGATATGGTTGTAGTTCAAGCATACGGTAATATATTTTATGATGCTTGGAAGCCACTAGAACACGGATATAGTTTATTCAGAGAATACTGCAATCACGAATACTTACCTAAGGCACAGAATAATGAATTCCTAATATTGGGACATATACTTGATGAACGTCATAAAGATAGATGGTTCAGATTTCATGAGCAATGTTTTATAATCAATTATAAATTATGGAAAGAACTAGGAGAGCCTGCATTCGGTGATTTTAGTGTTCGTCCTACAGAAGTAAGACAAGCACTTCGTAGTATAGAGAACTTTCACGATGAGCATACTCCTAAGTATATTGCACCCGGACCAGCTTATGAAAAAATTACTCGTACTGGATTTGGGTGGAACTTTATAAACACTAGTCTAGAGAATGGCATTGCTATAGGAAACTTTGATGAAGATGTAAGAGCTACAAAGACATACTTATATCCAGAAATTAAAGAAGAACAAACTGAGTTTAAACAATTCTTTAAAGAAGGATGTGCTGACTTTAAACATTGGGAGTCAGACTTGGGCGATTCTAAATCTGCATTCCTACGTTATCAGCAATTTACAGTTGAACGTTCTCCTCATGCCATGTGGATATTAAATACAGAAAGTGTAAACGATATTCAAATGGTACCTAACAAAAAGCCGTTGCGTAACGTGTATTCAGTTGCAGCAGGATTTAAAACATTTGCTTTTCTAAGAAACTGGCATGCTGATACAGACATAGACGCAGTTAATATTAATTACTTTGACATTTCACAAAATGCATTAGATGTACGCAAGTGGGTCCATGAAGAATGGGATCCAAGAAACTTTAATATGTATCTTGACTTTTTGAAAGAAAACTATTATAATAAAGATATAGGGTTAATCTCTATATATGAAGATTTCGATTATATGTCTGAGGACTGGGCATCAGAACGTGAACGTGCTAAAGAAGCATACGAAGCAAGTATCTTGCGTATCTTTAACAGCATGGAAGAATGGTATGAGTTCTTTGAAAGAGTAAGGGATAATAAAGTAACATATACACAAGCAAACTTAATCACTGACTGGAGTTCTTTACTTCCAATGATCGACACTACACAAGATGATACAACTGAGGATGTTATGTGGAGTAGTAACTATATAACTACACGTTACACAATGTGGATTAAATCATATGAAGAAAGACGGGACGTATACAAACGTTTTGTTAATGATGTTAGTAAATTAAACAATAGAATTCGATTACATAGTGCTGACTGGGACGGCACTCCTACTAGAGGAATGCAAATTAAAGAACTGAATCATGCATACAGAAACTTACCTAAAGAAATATTTTTAAGATGGCGAAATCAGAGAACTTAGAGTACATCAAATTTGATGTAGGTGTGATGCATTTAGAACTTACTTCTAGGTGCAACTTACTGTGCCCGATGTGCGGAAGAACAACTGGCATGGATGGAGATAACATAAAGCTAAAGAAGCGTGATGATTTAGACTTAACTGATACTGATCCTAGAGTAATACAACAAGCATTGGAAGACATGAAACCGTTTCTTCCTAATCACGTATTCATTAATGGGAACTACGGTGATCCTATCATGTATCCATATTTACTAGAAGTGGTAAAGATGTGCAAAGATATGGGAGTAGCACAAGTTACGTTGAGTACAAACGGTTCTGCACAGACGGAAGCGTGGTGGATTGAACTTGCATCTATTATGCGAAAGCCAGACAAGGTTATCTTTGCTATCGATGGACTAGAAGACACTAATCATTTGTATCGTGTGAATTCTAAGTGGAATATTATTATGCGTAATGCAAAAGCATTCATTGCTAATGGTGGCATTGCACGTTGGGACTTCATAGGCTTTGCACACAATGAGCATCAGATAGATGAAGCGAGACAACTAGCAGAAGACATGGGCTTTGTCAAGTTTAGATATAAGAAATCAAATAGATATGTTATCCCTACACATTACGAGGGAGAAGAAGTCGAAGCTATTGAAACTAAAAAAGAATTAACATTTGTTGCTAAACAACATGTAGCAAAAAACAAAAAGAAAATTGAAAGTAAGACAACAGAACAAAAAGAGAAAGCACTTGCAACTATTTTAGCAGAACCTACAAAAACAAAATCTAATACTACTAATAAAGTAGATGATGTAATTAAAAAGCACAAAGGGTTTGATAATTATGTAAAGGTTACAGAAATAGCATGTCAAACTAAAAGAGATAAGAGTATTTTTATCGATTATCAGGGTAAAGTATGGCCTTGCTGTTGGCAGGGACATTACTATAGTAAAATAGGACACGATATGGCAACGCCAAGACGTATCGAAGACAATAAGAATATGTGGAAACGATATGGCAAAGATTTCAATGATTTATCAAAACATTCATTATTTGATATACTCAAAACCCCATATTTTGCAAATGACTTAGTAGCAAGCTGGGAAACAAATTCAGATGAACGTCTTTGGATTTGCGGTAAGACTTGTGGTAAAGAATTAGACTTCAGAGGCAACGGCGAAGAGAACTTTGAAGATACGGAGATGAACGAATATGCAAAAGAGTGATACATTCTGTATTCTACCATGGATAAACATTTCGACACGTGCAAATGGAGATTTGCGTGTGTGTTGTCATGCTAATCAAGGACCGACACGTGGTATTTACAAGAAAGAAGACGGAACAAACTATAATTTGCATCATGACCAAATCACTGATGCGATTAACTCTCCATTAGCAAAAGAAATTCGTTCTACTATGCTTGAAGGTAAGTGGCATAAGGAATGTATTCGTTGTGTACGTGAAGAAAAAGCAGGTATGAAATCTCGACGTATCAATGATGGTGAACGTTTTGCACAACACATTACTTGGGATCAGGCGGTAGCTCATACAGAAGAAGATGGTACAATAGACTTAGAGCATATTAAGCAAACGTATTACGATATTCGATTAGGTAACTTTTGTAACTTAAAATGTCGTATGTGTTCACCGATGGATTCTAGTGCTTGGTATGATGACTATGTTAAAATGTGGGGATCAAGTAAATTCAAAGACACACATGGTGTCGTTGAAATGTATAAGAATAAGAAGGGAAAGTATGTCGCTGATGATTACGATTGGGTACACAAAGATCACTTCTGGGAGAACTTAGAAGAGAACGTAGCTGGTATGCAACACGTATATCTAGTAGGCGGCGAACCACTTATTATTGAAAGACATTATGATTTCTTAAAGTATTGTGTAGAGCAAGGTAAAGCAAAAGAAATGACACTTGAGTATAATACTAACCTAACAAATATCCAACCACGTGCGTTAGACTTATGGACTAACTTTAAGCAAGTACAGTTTGGTATCTCTATGGACGGTATCGGAGACACACTAGAATATGTACGCAACCCATTGAAGTCAAAACTAATAGAAAAAAATCTAAAGAAACTAGATGAAGTAGGCACACAGACTATGAATTTTAGAGCCTGGATTGCATTTACTATCGGTTCCCTAAATGCATTTCATTTGCCAGAGTTTTTAAAATGGAAGATTGAACAAGATTTTGCAGTTATCTCTCCTATACTGAAGAATAACTTAAAACCTTTTGCAAATGTACACCCTATTCACAAACCACATGAATTAAGTACTCGTTTCCTACCGAAAGATGTAAAGGATGAAGTACGTGATAGTTGGGAAGCATTTAGGACTGAATTTAAAGAAGAAATAGTACACACTATTGATTTTCATAGTCTAGTTAAGAAAAATCCAAACGTAATAGGAATGATAAAACCTGCAAATGCAGAGTGGGCTATCAAGAAAATGGATAATCTGTTAGACACGAATATTAATTTCATGTACGGAGAAGATTGGTTCACAGAAGAAAACAATAAAAAGTTTTGGGAATATAACAGCAAGTTAGATGACATCCGCGACGAAGATATGGAACGTCAGTTGCCAGAACTATATAACGCGATGAAAAAATACAAGGTATAATAATGGATAAGATTGAAAAAGATGCAGACTACTGGTCACAATACGACTTTACAGCAACGCCGTATGATGATATCGTTAAGGTAGGTCAACGAACACTTTTATACAGGGATTTGTTTTCAGTGTCTTGGTTATTAGGACGTTTCTGTAACTACAAGTGTTCGTACTGCTGGCCTTATGCCAGAAGTGATAGAAAAGATCATAGACCAACAGAGTTGTGTCTAGCGACCATAGATGAAATTAAGAGGCAAGCACGTGATAACAGTTTTAATAGTTTCCATTTTTCTTTGTCTGGCGGTGAGCCTACTTTTCATCCAGGATACTTGGATATTTTGCAGCATTTGGCTGATGATGTCGATAACACTAATTATACCTCTGTTCATATGACAACAAATATGGCACGTAAGATGGATTGGTTTCAGAAATATTGTGACATTGTTGCAAAGTTTCATCGTGCAAGTATTACTGCATCTTATCACAGTGAATATGCAAAGATGGATGAATTTGCTGACAAACTTCTATTCTGTATGGAACATGATGTGCAAGTAACAATCAATATGGTACTTGTACCAGACTGGTTTGATAGAGATTGGAATAACGCAATGTACTTTCATGAGCGTGGAATCAATGTTACTCTAAAACCACAGTCAGATCCTACTGCATCACGTGTTGTAGACGGATACACAGACGAACAACTAAAGATGATGCAGAATGGTATGCCACAACGTGCGTACACTGATACTATTGAAAAAGCGAATACTATTAAAGCAATGCGTCCAAAGCCACGCACAGGAAGCATGTGGAAGATGGATATGATTAATGGCGATGATAAGAATGTCCCACCTATCATGCAAGTAGAGTTCGAAGATAGTAAAGGTGACAAGTACTACATGGACCAAGCAGAACGCTTTAATGCGTTTAACTTTAACAAGTTTAAAGGTTGGGATTGTACAAGCGGGTTTAAGGGTATTATTATACGTGAGCCTGATGGGTCTATTAAACGCTCTTACAGTTGTTCTGACGAGCCCTTAGGGTATATTGAGAGTGGGTTTAAACTATTCGATGCGCCTAAGGTGTGTATTTCAGATAGTTGTGTATCTAGTGCTGACAGTAAAATTCCAAAACGTGCGCCCGGCGCAATGGTTCCTATCTATCCCGGAGATGTGAGTTATAAAAAATGAAGAAAAGATTTTACATAAAAGATTGCCCAGATAGAAAAGCAGTCCATGCCTGGATTGCAGAAACTCTGGATACTGACAAATATGCTAAAACAATGAAACCAAGCAAAGAAGGTGTATTGTTCGAATTTGAAGATACGAAATTAGATGTGGACACACTAAGAGACAGTATCGAAGACGCATTCGTAAAGTATGGTTGGTATGGGTTTCTAAACATATATCAAGGTAAATTTGCTAGAAGTTCTAACTATGGTGGATTGAGTTTGGTGACTAATCCTACATATAGATATGACAATATTCCAAAGAATGCACAGACATTAGGGTATCCTAGAAATAACATTCCAGATGAACTGTTTATGAAGAACTTTTCATTATTTGAAAAGATTATGGAAAAACGTCTAGATAAAGACTTGTGGAGTGAGACCCAGGAGTTTGGGATGCATCATGGGTTTAGATATTTACATCAACATGGTATAATTGACGATACTGTACTAAATGAACTTTTAGATACATACGAAGATAGAAAAGACGTAGGTGAACGTATCAACAAAGATACGTACCCAGACACATGGGGATTTAGAAATTGGAGTGAATGTTCTGGACATGAATATTTAGGCACACTAAGGGATAGAATTAAGTCTTCGCCTGTGCGTAGTCGCATTGCTCAGATTAAAGGCATCGATGATAAAGCAACACAAGAGACTGCAAACAAATTCCTATGGCACAGAGATGAAAGCTGGTTTTACGAACTTCGTATAAACTTAGCACTTGATAATCCAGAGAATGCATATGGTATTGAAATTGAAGATTATGGAACAAAGTCATTTACTCCCGGAAATTGGTATGTTTGGGATACATATGTGACACATCGCCCATATGTAGCAAAGCCAATGCCAGGGTACAAAAGGACTAACTACGTATTAGCAGTTAGCCCTTGGTTTGATTGGAATGAAGAAGACCAGTGCTGGGAACAGAATGAATTCTATGGTGAAAAACATCCGGTTGATATGGTCATTGATGGGGATGTTATAGACGGTCTAAACTTAGTAGAATAAATTAAACTGCCATTGGCGCTTTAATGAATGGAAGTGGATCGTAACCCACAATCTCGAAACTATCCATAGTAAAATCATCAATAGATTTATGCTCACCGATAATCTTTAGTTTAGGAAACTTCGTAGCTTCACGTGTTAGTTGTTCGTTAACTGCATCTACGTGATTATTATAGATGTGACCATCACCAATAGTGTGATAGTAATCCCCAACTTTCAATCCGCAAACGTGTGCAATCATATGTGTTAATAGAGCATAGCTTGCAATGTTAAATGGAACACCTAAGAACAAGTCTGCACTACGTTGATATAGACTACAGCTTAGTTCACCTTCGTTATTCACATAAAACTGTGACATAGTATGACACGGTGGCAGAGCCATCTGATCTAAGTCAGATACATTCCAAGCACTTAAAATATGTCTACGTCCCTGAGGATCATTTTTAATCCCTTCAATGAGATTAGCTAATTGATCTACTCCGTTCCAGTTGCGCCATTGTACACCATAGACGGGACCTAAGTCTTTATTATCTTCACTGTTGTAATGACCAAGTGCTTTGCCTTGATTATTGGCATTGGCAGTCCAGATAGTAGTCTTGTCTCGTAATTCGTTTCTTGGCTTACCATAATGAATTTCAGCAAGCCTACGTTCATTTTGTGAACCTTCGATAAACCAAAGTAATTCACTGAGTACACTTTTAAAAGCTACTTTCTTAGTTGTTAGTAGTGGGAACCCAATACGTAAGTCAAAATCTAACCATGACATAAATCGTGCCCGAGTACCAACTCCTGTACGTTCTTGTCCTCGTTGCTCACCTGTATGTAACACAGTATGCAATAAGTCTAGATACATATCTTCGTTCCAGTTATGACTACTCATGTTCTTTCCCAACGTTCAATTGAAATAGATGGTTTATGCTGATTGCCTATCTCGGCACGTGCAGAACGACATGCAAAATTATCTAGATACATATCGACATCTACTACTGTATCACATTTATATGTATCCATAATCCTTGTCATATATATTGTGCTACAATATTTGTATGCTTCATCATAAATCTTCTTGCCGCCAATGATAATAGTTTCCTTACCTGGATGCCTAAAATCAATTGCAGTAATAATGTTTTCCATTGTATACTGTGTATAGTCATAGCAGTCAAAAGCTCCTGCAAAATTTGACAAGTCATTAGCAGTAATCACATAGTTAATACGGCCTCTAAGTGGTGCTAGACCACCAAGACTGTTCCAAGTGTTGCTACCCATAACTACTACGTTGTCTTCAGTTATACGTTTAAAATGCTGTAAATCTTCTGAGATATGAGGCCAAGGAAGACCGTTTTTAAAACCAATACCTCCTGCTTTATCACAGGCAAAAATCATACTAACCAATTGTTCCCCCCGATCCATCATTGAAGTGATTTGAAAGAATAGTTTGTACGTTCATAACTACGCTTTCTTTAATACCATCTACATCAATTTGTACTTCGATATCATCAATTTGTTCAAAGTGTGATGCGAGTTTATCCCAACCCATATTCTCTGCCATCGGCAATGGATGTAGCAGTTCATCTCCGGTTAGTTCAATGTCTTGTCCATTTTTCATCTTAACAATGATTGACTTAACAAACTGTGCTGGAATACTCATAGGGAAGATTTCTTCCATGAGTCTATCAAATTCGCCGTCTCTATCGAAATCCATTATGAAAGTTTACCTTCTTCTTTCATTAGTTCTGTGTGTTCCAAAGCCGCGACAATTACTGCCGCAGCTTTGATTAGTTCTTTTTCAAATTCAACCGAACTTGGTGCTTCAAGCATAGTAGCACGTCTAGTCTCTTGCGCAAGATAATAAGTTGCAATTGCAATCCAATCATTCGGAGAGTTCTTTGCATCAAATTCGCTACCAGGAATTTCAACTTGACGTTCACGTTCCTGCTTAATACGGTCTATAATACTATTACGCTTGATTGACATACTACGCCTCAGACTTCTTCGGACGACCACGCTTCTTTGGTGCGTCTGATGTTTTAGCTTTAGTAACACGTACTTTCGGCTTTGCTTCAGTCTTTGGTGCAAGCGAAGGATCATATGTATATGCTTCCTTACGTTTTGCATCCGCATCTTGCTGTAGAAGATTTGCTTGAATCATAAGATTTTGTGCAATAGCTTTATTTTCATCTTGTTGAGATTCTGCTACATTTGCATCAACTTGTGAATCTGCTGGAGTCTGCGTTGTATCATTCGTTGCTGGGACTTCGATGTCATCGGCATCCATTTGAGCAAGAATGTCATTTAGCGGAACATTAGTATTAGAGTTAGGAGTCATAATAATTGATCCTGTTGGAATCTTTACTAAATGTCCTTCTTTGTGTAATGTGTCAAGCATAGTGGTACCATGCCAAAATACTTTACGTCCCAGTACTTCATACAAGTTTGCTGATTGTTGACCTTCTGGTGATTCTACCGCCTGCATGAAATCATCATGGTATCGATCCGGTAATGAATCACTATACACAACAAGTGCGTTTTCTTTATCATCTGGTAGCTGAAGGAAGACAACACTCAAACGTTGTCCAGTACCTTCGTGTCTACCGACATGTTTTAGAAAAGCCATGTCTTAACCTTCTGCAGGAGCTTCTGCTGGTGCTTCGCCCTCTGCCTGCTCTGCCTGTTGTGCTTGTACAAAATCAATAAATGATTTGATTTTATTAGCAACTGCGCCTACTGCTGAAAGTTCACCAGCTTGAAATGCACCACGCTTTGATGCAAGATCGATTACTGCATATACGTTAGCCAAATCATTAACTGTTACTGCTGGAGCTTCAGCTTGTGCTTCTACTTGAGTTTCTTCTGACATTTTATATTCTCCTATAGGTTGATGTCATTTAATTATATATAATATGAATAGAACATATCTAATCATAATACTATTATACTAAATTATTTTGTGATTGTCAACACTTTTTTGTTGTTATGCTACTCTGCGAACAAATTCTTCTGGCCAGTTAAGGTATTTAAGCCAGATTCCATGTCTGATTGATAGTGTAAAATTCTTATTACCTATCATCTGATAAAGATTAGGTTGTTTCGGCATTATTACTGGTCGAATATCCATTCTATTCGCTTTTGCATGATTGCATTTTTTACATGCACTTACGATGTTTGTCCAACTTGTTTTACCGCCTCTGGATCTAGGAATAACGTGGTCTAGGGTAAGTTCTGATGTTTTGAATGTCTCTAGGCAGTATTGGCATTTGTGATTGTCTCTTATAAAGATATTCTTGCGAGAGAAATTAACATCACCTGCGCTCTTAACATAGTCACGTACTGATATGACTGCTGGTACAAGTAAAGTATGATTGGGAGATCGAACCTCCCAATCTTCATGCCATTCTAGGACATTTATTTTGTCTAGCCAGATAAGTTTGATACTTTCTTGCCACGTGAGGGTTGAAAGTGGAGTAACGCTCAGAGGTGCGCCATCAGCATTCAAGAGTAGTGTATCGCTCATAGTGATATTTATACTTTTAGTTAGAGTAGTATGTGTGGTCGCCGAATGGTGGGGTGATGTTAGGTGAACCGTGAATAACGAATAGTGTATCACAGTATGCTTCGTTGCCCCATGATCCAAACGGATAACCATCTGTGAACATGATAAACTTGTCAGGAATAATCTCGTTTTCTTCCATGAAGTTAAAATTACATTCGAAGTCAGTTCCGCCACAGCCAATGATTTCATAGTCTTTGATTTCATCTGCGTTCATAGGTGTAAATTCTTTAAAAGATTCTTCATACACTTCAGTATCGAAAGTCCACACACGCAGACGAAAATCTTGAAATTGATCCATGATGCCTGAGATTTCTCCCATAAAGTCACGTACCATATCGTGTGAGATAGAAAGAGAAACATCAATACCAATAGCAGCATCAACCCGAAAATCATTGTCAGTTCCCGGTAGATAGATACCTAGTGAACGTGACTTACGTGATTGACGCATCCATGTGAAGTCAGATTTTAGTGAAGATTGAATATTAAGATTTAAATGCTCACGCCAATCCATCTTTGGTTCAGTCATATCTTTAATGATACGTTTTACATCACCCGGTAGATTACCTGCTCCAGCAGATTGTGCAGCTTGTAGAACAGCTTGTTTCATCTGATCCTTGATAGCTTTAGCTTCTTCTTTAGATATTTTAATAGGTGCTTTACGTCCTGAAGGATCGTTACCTTGACCTTCTTTACCAGCACCATCACCATCACCGAACAAATGTTCATCAAGTGTTTCAGTGCCACTAAAGTCTTTGCCATCTTCTTTCTGTTGAAGTAGATCAGCATAAATTTCTTCTGTATATGATTTGTAATACTTGCGATCATAAAGAGCCATCTTGGGCATTGTGCCAATTTTAGCTTCTACACAGCCTTGATTAACTTTATAATCAGCAGCAATGTTCCACAACTTAGGATCACGATTTTCATCTTTATAATCCATCAGACGGCCATTTTCACCACAGTGTTCATATACACAGTGAAATACTTCATGACCTACAACAAAGTCAATTTCTTCAGAAGTTAGTGTACGGAAGAAATCACAGTTATAATAGAAGTGCTTACCATCAACAGCAGCAGTCGGACACCATTCAGCTTCGACTAGTTTTAGTCGTGTAGCGAGAGTACCGAAAAACGGATGCTTAATCAACATGCGAACACGACCTGACACAATCATTTCTTTAACTTCCTGATCAGTGTATTCAAATACTACAGGCTCTTCTGAGTTTTCATCAACCTCGATACCATTTTCTTTGAGTAGATCATCTAACACAGAGTTAAAATCGTCTTCTGTTACAATTTTCTTAGGTTCGATTTGCATATGATTCGCCTTTTTGTCTAACTTACTCTAATAATATAGCATCTGCGTTTCAGTTTGTCAAGTTTTTTCAATAAAATTTTTGGCATCGACATGGTTTGATTTATTTTTATCATAGTCCTCAAACATTTCCTTCCAGTTTTCTGGTAGCTCAATGCCAGTTGACCCAATATAATTTTTATTAAATTTACTATAAGCATCTGTTATTAGGTTTCTATATTGTTCATCGTCAATGCTTGGCTCCCAAGGTGCACCAATAGCTAATGTGTATTTTCTTTTATCGTATGTATTGTGCATCATATGTGGCCACTTACCATTCATAATATAAGGTTTGTCGATTTCTGGGATAACAGTCGTATTATCCTTAGAAATGAAAACTAAGTCACTTACGTTTCCTTGTAATACATATCGCAGTTTATGATTTAATATACCTACGAATGTATCCTGCGCCGCATCTATATGGGGAGCATTTGTTTCATCTGGGTCTGTAACGATTATCAGTGTTCTACCAAAACCTACCTTAGTAAAAACTTCTTGTTCTAGCCAAGTCTTTAGTTTTGGAAATTTATCAATAAATTTTGGCACCCATTCAATGACATCTTTTTCTCTGTAGTCGATAGCAAGGGGGATAAGGTTACAGGATCTGAATTCGTCCCACTTCATCATGTCATCTGTTATTTCTTCTATCCCGTCAATGCATCCCTCAGGTGGATTACTGATATTGAGAGGTAAATAAATTAGATTTTCTATAACTTCATTTAAGTTATCGATGCTTATGTTTTTCATTTTTAACTCCGTATATTCTTTTTATAGTTATAACCGTATTCTTTTATAGTTGTATTCTTCAGTTTTTTATTTTCTGAATTAATTTGTTTTATATCATACTCTTTTATCGCAGTATTGACTAACAGTGCAATATTTTTGATCCAAAATATATTTTCTAATGCGTCTTCGTCCATCAAGTCTTTGACTGTAATACTATTGTTATAACCTAAATCATATGCGAAATCTATATGATGTTCATAGCAAAAGTCGCAACTATTTTCTTTTGAAAAGTGTGCAAACATGTATTCACGTTCAGCGCGTGTAAATCTATCGTTTATCCCTGATGTTAAAACATTGTCTAACATGTCTGCTATTGGCATCCATATGTTAGGGTTGTTTTTAAATAAATCTTGAAATGTCATTTTGTTAATAGTATACTTGCATTAGTGCCACCAAATCCAAAGCTATTACATAGAACAGAATTTATGTCATGTTTTGTTGCAGTAGTCACATACTTTGGTTTATATCTATCTTCTAGTATATCAATATTTAGTGATGGTGTTATAGTGTTATTAACTAAACTCATGGCACTTATTGCTGTCTCTACTGCACCAGCAGCGCCCATCATATGTCCAAGTTGTGATTTATTTGCAGTTATGTAGACATCTTTCATACCTAATCTATTAATTGCATCTAACTCTACAACATCGCCCATAGGTGTGGATGTTGCGTGTGCATTAATTAAATCTGGCTTACTGTCGATGCATTGTGACATACATCTTTCGATATGCTTGCCTTCTGGATGTGGGGCGACAACTTGAAATGCGTCATTTGTCATTGCGTATTTTGTAATTTCGCAGATAGTGTTTTCTGTTTTTTCTTTGGTTAAAAGAAATAGCGCACCACCTTCGCTTAGTACTAGTCCGTCACGTTTTTTATCCCAAGGTCTACTTGCTACAGTGGGATTATTATTATACTTCGTAGACAATGCACGTAGTTTACCCATCTGTTTAAATGCATCTTCGCTGATACATTGGTCAACTGACCCTGCAATAACATAATCTGCTTGTCCTGTTTCAATAAGCATACACCCCATAATAATACTATATATGCCTGTACTACATGCACTCATGGTCATTGTACTGGGTCCTGTGTACCCATATTTGATGTTGATATTGTGTGCAATCATATTAGGACAGAATGTATAGCTATTGTCTGTATTCTCTCTGTTTGCTCTTAGACTTTCTAAGTACATAGAAAATCCCGGAGATACAATAACACTTGTTCTTTCTTCTGGTAATTGTCTATCACCAATCAAATCACTTGTCAGTGCTAATGCCCATTGCATATGTTCGGGTAATCTGTCACGCTCGGCCTCTGTAATGATAGGATAATCTTCTGCATTGAAATGAAATTCTCCTGCCACTTTACTTCTAGTATAACGACTAGCATTTGGATCAAATTTAGTTATAGGACCATACGCAACTTCATTGTTGATAATAGATTTCCAGGTTTGTTCTAAGTTACCGAATGGGGTAAAAGCGGATATGTTTTCGATATAAACAGTCATAGCGGTTCCATTGTTCTAAAGTCTTTGTAGTTTAGCTTCCATACATCCTGATATTTGTTATACAACAGAAAGTCTTTATGTAGTAATGTATATTTCCCTCCACGTGGAAACATAATTCTTGCTACTCTGGAAAACTTATAATCTAATCCGTTAGGATCTTGTACTAGGTTCTTCTCGGTATTCACAGTAGTAACAATTGTGTCAGCACCACGTGATAAACACCATTCTACTGCAAACGGTTGTACTGCACCGTGATGAAATTCATTAAGCATTTTGTGGTCTTTAGTGGACGATGCGGTGTCTCTCCATGCTTTAAGAGTATATACACGATACGCTATCATATAGCATTTTGGAGATACATGAGGAAGATAATGTGCGCCACACATAGATACAATAGTATCTTTATGTTTTACGAACCACCACGCTTCCTCTGATCCCCATTTACAAAACTTAATAGCTTTTAATGATGAATTATTAGTGCCGCCGTCTTTGCCACATTTAACAAGGAATTCTTTGAATTCTACTATGTTGCTTTCATCTACTCGATGTAAAGAAAACTCTATCTTGTCCGCACCTGTAAAATTTTTAAGTAACATTTAAATACGTTTTAACACCGCCCAGATTAGAAAGCCAGCAGGATCAAATTCCCACCACTTGTGTCCAAAGTACCATCTACCGGGCTTTGCATGATGATTATTGTGCCATGCTTCGCCACCGCTCAACCACGCAAAGATAGGATTATTATTCGACTGATCTTTAGTTTCAAACCAACGATAACCTAACCACTTATAATGCGATAGAACCCCATCTAAAATATGTCCTGCAATAGTTGCATTGTAGAAACCACTGAAACAGATAAAGATTGCAAAAAATAGAGGACCACCAATTAATAATGCAGACAGATATATAACGGCTTGGAACTTCCAGTAGTGTCTGTGATAGAATACTACACTTGGCTCTTTAAACATATCTCTGCCAGAAGATAGATATCCGCCTGACTTTTGGAAGCGACCTGTAGCACCTCTAAACCAACCAATTACATGTGGTGAATGCGGATCGTCTTCATGGTCACTATGTTTATGATGATATCTGTGGAATAAAACAGTCACTAGTGGGGATCCCGGAGATCCAAACATAAACATTGTCATCATAACCCATTTAATTGGTTCACTTGGTTTCCAGCTATGATGCGATGCCCATCTATGGAATCCTGCATTTGCACCGATACACATTACTAGATATGCCCACAAAAATCCCCATCCCAGAATAGCATATTGTTCTGTATATATACAGTATGGGACCGCAATTGCAGTTACAATGGCATTAAACGACCACTGAATATGCATTCTTCTCTCGTATGATATTTTATCAAACAATGTTTCTAGATATTTTAGCAAGTGCTTCCTCCAATACTTTTTCGTGTGATTTGCCGTCGAATAAAAATTTACGATGCCAATCATATGCGTGTGGTGCGTAACGACCATTCTCTTTACTTGACTTATGAATGAAGTCCCAAGTCATATTTGCTTTTTCTACTAGTTCAGGTTTGATGGTGTTTAGTTTTACGCTATCATCAAACTTGTTCATATACACAGCAAGCATGGCCCACATAAAGTCTGGGTATACGCCGTTACCTACATAGTTCACAGGCCGACGGTAATGTTCCCAACACGCTTCTTTGTGATTATGGTTAATACCATATTGTTTTTGTTTACGCCAGAACGGTGTATCTTCTCGGTCGGACAGTGTAAAGTGATACGCAACAAAGTCAGCAATACCGTCTTCTAGTTTACTCATATTTTTGTTATATGCGTGAATTTGTGATGGTGTAATAATAGCATTTTCTTCTTTCGCACGATTGATAATACGGTTAGTTAACTGAATACATGCCTGTGCTACGTATAATGAGTTGGCTTCCATTGGCTCAACAAACGCTCCTGCCATACCGATACCAACAACGTTCTTATTCCAAGGAGTTTCCATACGACCGGAATCCCAAGAAATGTGTCGTGGCTCTTTGATAAACTCGTGCCCTTCCCAATACTTTTTAAACTTCACCATAGCGTCTTCTGGTGAAATTTCTGTACGATCAAAAATATAACCTGACCCCATACGATTGTATAGAGTGATGATGAAATTCCACCCTTCATCTTGTGCATACGACTGTGTATACGGACGCATTTCTGTTTTAACGTCTTTATACTTAACTGGCGCCACGATAGCATCACGTGTAAAGATATGCTCGTAGTCGTGCCAACCGTTGTCCATTGTACCTGTCAGGATACGGTTAAAGCCTGTAGCATCGCAGAACAAGTCCGCTTCATGCTCTGAGCCATCTTCTAGTACAAGTTTTTCAATGTATCCATCTTCTGATTTTACAATATCAGCAACATGCCCCCAAATGTGTTTAACACCTTTTGGTATTGCAACTCTATCACGTACTACTTCTGGAAACCGTTCTGCATCTACGTGATATGTCTTTGCTTGCCAATCACCTACTAGTTGATTGTCATCCATATCAAATGGCGCTTTATTGTGGTCCATCAGGAAGGTTTGTTCGCACATATCCTCTGACATTTCCCACCAGTTTCTACGACCTTGACGTTCAAGGTGTAACCAATAGTCATTCCATTTATCATCTACTCCCGGATCGCCTTTAGAATTGTTGAAGTAATCGTCTGTTTTGATTTGATGATAATATGAACGTGTTAGTTGGTTCTCTGGCATAGCAAAAGAAAATGTAAAGTACTGTTCATCAAACTTAGAACACCACCAATGATTTGATACGTGGTGACGTTTACCTTCAATGTTCCAGCCAACAAATTTATTACCTAGTTTATATAGTGAATTTGTACTGGACATCCAATCACGTTCTTCGATACCCATTTCTGCAAAGAAATCACCTAACTGTGGGATTGTAGATTCTCCAACTCCAATGATACCGATCTTTTTGCTCTCAATAAGGGTAATATCAATTTCAGGATTTTTTGTTTTGAGATAACCAGCAGTAAACCATCCGGCTGCTCCACCACCTAAAATAATAATCTTTTTTACCTGTGATTTCATGTTACAAATTTCTCTCTGTTAGCTTCCCGTTGAATTTTCCCCATTTGATTCCTGGTAAGTGGTTCATCAACAATAATTATTTCTTTGGGGATTTCATAAGGGAATAATTTATCTTTGATAGATAACTGTAGTTCACTTATATTTATCTCTTTTTCTGACTTTACCAATGCTACAATCTCAACTTCTCCCAACATTTCCCTGCTTCGAAACGTCACACATACTTCCTCTATATCTGGGAATACCATAATTGCATTTTCGATTGATACTGGGGATACATTATAACTATTCACTTTAATCAAATCTTTCTGACGTGATTTATAGAATAGTTTATTGTGTCTGCGTTCAAATACATCACCGGTGCACCAGTATCCATTCTCGTCAAACTTTGCATCATCATTAAGATAATCCATCATTACTGGTGAGCCTTTGATCCACATGACTCCGTATCTATCAAGTTTGTATTGATAGTTTGGAGTACACTCTAATTGTAGCTTGTGTTGAGTATCTGGTTCGATTAGATATGTAAACGGAGGTACATGAGTTTCAGTGCATCCGTATAAATCACGTATGACTGGAACACCCTTGTCAAATAACATGTTTAACATTTCTTCTGGAATAACTGTACTACCGACACTTAGTTCACGCCAATGTGACATATCAAGTTCGTGCCAACTGCGCACTCTATTCATAGCAACAATCATAGCTGGAACAATAATACCAACAGTTGGTTTATATGTTAGATTTAGTTCTGCATAGCGTCTTGGATTGAATGCTTCCATGACAACCGTAGCACCTATCATAAGTGCTGGTAGTGGGAATAGATATAAGCCTGCTACTGTCGGAGGTGGGAGTTGAGCTAAAATAACATCGTCTGCATTCATGTTGAATATGTCAATGTTTTGAATACAAGCATCATAACACGCCTTGTTGCTATGTGCGACAGCCTTAGGAGCTCCTGTAGTACCGCTAGTGAATAGAACAGTGTAAACGTATTCTTTTCCCTTAACGCAAACTAATCCCTTATTATGCGGTCTAAGATTAATAGCATCATCTTCGTTTAGAATGATATGGTCCGGTTTGCTTGCTTTTGATATATCATCGATAACTGCTTTGGGCAAATCATAATATGTCGGCATAAAAGTAACACCTAGAGCATCACATGCCAAAACCATACGCACATAATTATGCCAACGTTCACTCGCAAATAGTACACGCTCATTTGGCATAAATGCCGTACTAAGTACAGCAATCAAGTTATCAACACTAGTCGCTAGTTCTGAATATGTGTATGTTTTGTCACCGCAAATAAGTGCATCCTTATTTGGAAATCTTTTTGCAGTTTGTTTAAATGTTTGATATATCATTATTCTTATTATACTATAAAAAGGGAGAAATGTCAAGACACTTCCCCCTTTGATAACGCTTAGTCTGCAATTAAGCGTTATGCGCCTCGATGATTAGTTTACCATACTTCTTGAAGAACTCCTCGATGCAAGGAACTTTACGCGGCTCAAGTGGGAGTTTGTAAACTTTTAGTGCAGTACGACCACCAAGTACGGTCATTTCTGTTTCGAAGTTATCCATCATGAAGCGGAAGAAGTTGTCAGCCATTTTGTACAACTCATCCATTTTCTCTTTACCGTTACGATCAACGAAGTCACGTAGTTCGTAGCAAAGTGAAGCAGTCAGTGAGAACATCGCAGAGATTTCACTACCTTCTTTACCTAGTGTTTTTACAGTACCATTCAAGATATCTGTTGGGTTAGGAAGTTTGCCTGAAATCGCACGGTGTGCCATGAACTTAGTAGCGATACCATCACCGACAGTACCTGCAATCAAATCGTGCAAGCGACTATCAGAGATTTGCTCACCTTCCATTGGAAGCATTTGAGATACGAAAGTCCATGAACGAGGAGTAGCAAAAGCACGTGATGCAGTGCGAGGATCAAAGTTCATTAGATCCATCTTGTTTGCAGTAACGTAGCCTACAACCTCAGCATCTATATTGTTTTGCAAAGCCCAAGTCTGCCAATCTTCGAAATCTGTAGTCATTTCTAAGTGAACGAAACGGTTAGCAAGCGGACTAGGCATACGATATGCAACGCCACGATCACTTTCACGATTGCCTGCGGCAACGATTAGAACATTATCAGGAAGTTTGTAGTTACCCAACCGACGATTAAGAATTAGCTGATACGCAGCAGCTTGTACAGACTGTGGTGCCTGATTCATTTCATCAAGAAATAGTACAATACATTCGAATTGATCGGCAAGTTCTTGAGTAGGCAAGTCAGCAGGCGGAAGCCACTCCATCAAGCCTGTATTCATATTCGGTACTGGGATACCACGCAAGTCAGTGGGTTCCATAAGAGCAAGCCGCATGTCAATCATGTAACCTGAACGCTCTTGTGTGATTGAATCAACAATCTCAGATTTACCGATACCGGGGGGACCCCAGATGAAGACTGGGCGCTTACGATTCATAGCGTAGTTAATTTCTGCTCGAATATCGCTCGGGCGAACTAGACGAACATCCATATCGTGGGTTGAAACTTTTGCAGACATATTGTATTCCTTTGTTTGATTACTTAATTACTATAGTGTGATTCGCAAGATTTGTCAAGTTTTTAAACAGCACTTTCGACAATATCAGCGGCTTTGTCAAAGTACTCAGAGTAGGTTTCACCATCTAGAATGACTTGATATTTCTCAAACATATCACTATCAACGAAATTCCAGTTAACAGACCCGTCTGGGTTCTTGTTTTCATTTTCATTAGTGAAGTTGATCATATCGTTGTAAAAATTGTCAAACATGTGATTCTCTCTTTCGTTGATTACTTAATTAATATAGCATGGTTTGAGCATTTGTCAAGTTCCTGCCATTTGAAACTGACTTTCTTTACACCGTTACGCTTTCCAATATAATAGAAGAACTTCTTCGCACTTTCATACGTTTTGAATTCTTTTGTCTTTTTGGGATAGTTGTAGTAGCCATATTCAACAGTATACATAATTAAGTTCCTCTCTTTGATTACTTAATTACTATAGTGTGATTCGTCTAGTTTGTCAAGTTTTTAATGCAGAAAATAACATGGGAAGTTGTTCAGCAAAGTTATTATTTCTCAATTTATCCAAATCATTTGTGAACTTGAGGAATGTATCTAGACTTTCTTTATCCGTATCGGGTGAAATAAACCTTTTTGCTTGTTCTAATCTCTGCTCTAGCTTACGTAACATAAGTTTAGAAAAGTCTCTTGAAACATCTATATGGCGATTGTATATCTTGGACATAGCATTATCAATTCTTTCACATTCCCGGTCACTAGTAGGCAATAAGTTGGGCTTCATGTACAATGGCCACAGCACATTATTAAAGATAATATTGATATCGTCCGATTGAGGATCGTATAACGCATCTTCCATTGGAAGCCCGGTAACTGACATAGTGGTTTCTATCCACCAACATACCATTGCAGGTATATGATTAGAGTTGTAAATAGATATAGTAGGCTCCCATCTTACATAGAAATTTTCATTCTCATGTGATGTTTTGATCCACTCTTTTACTGATTCATGAACAACTGCCCATTTACTAGGCCAACGAGAGTAGTCGTTTACCTGTCCTATACCATCTACACTTAAACTGATAGTTGAGACTGCGAACTTTTTCAAACGTGAGATTACTTTTTCTTTCGGCATCCAACTTGCGTTAGTGAACACTTGTATCTCTATTGTGTTATGCAATTCATTATCGATTAAGAAGTCTAATAATGTTATAAACTTTGGGTGAATCATCGGTTCACCGCCAACAAACTTAATTAGTTTTACATTCTTATAATCATCATAATTTAGACTGATGCCTTTTTCGTGGTCTGGTTGGTATGTTCCTCTACGATATTCTGGTGTTTTACTCAGTTCTTTATCATCTTTATACCAAAGATTACTGTTATCAGAACAACAAATGTTACATGCTAGATTGCAGAAATTTCCTAGATTTATTTCAAGATACCGAAGTTGCGGTTCAACAGGTTCATCTTCCCACATTCTGTTTGCTACCAGACGTAAAGAATCGTTTCCTTTTTCTTCATCTGCATAACATTTCCAACACCCCGGTTCTTTTATTCCCTTTTCAGCATTGTCACGTAGAGTTTCCCATTCTTGTGAATGTATAGATTCTGTAAACGTAGTAAATGGCTTTTTCATGTCAACAGTGGGGGTCTTGCCATTCTTAGTACTACTGTCATATCTACAACATGGGGTAGCAGTTTTCCCGTTGAACAGTGCAACGTGGTTCCAGAAGTATTTACATTTAGTTCCGTTATCAGTCATCTATGTATGTTACTCTATATTCTGTAAAAAGTCAAGTCTTGTTTTCGACCCAAAGATCGAAGTCGCCATCTATTAATAGTAGCTCAGCCGCTACACCTTCTTCGTATACTATGAGTGTAGAGTTATTTAGGTAGTAAGGAGAATTCATATAACGATCAATTGTTATAATCTTTGCTCCTACTTCTACATTTTTTGTTGTTAGATTAATTTTATATGCTCTAAAATGTTTCTCAATTACATCCTTACCGTAACGGGTCAAACGAAAGTTTGTTGAATCTCTTGTTGAACTGATAAAGATATCATTCATTTTAAACTCTTTTCTGCCAGCTTTCCTGCCTTTAGTGTTATCGTTTAAATATTTTATTAGTTCTAGTTTAGTCATAAGTTAGGGTTCTAGTTTATTACCCTTGGTTAAAATAAAAACTTCGAAATCATCACATTTGAATAGGTCGTTCAAACGTTCAGCCAAATTGATTGCATGCCCTGGATTAGAGAAGGAGCATTTCTTATACTTCGGTCCTGGGAAGTTAACTAATGAATTAAGGGAACGCAAGTTGATAGCTTCTCCCTTGTAGAATACTGCATAGACAGCATCCGCTTTGAGTACTTGCTCACTACGGTATGTCTTGTTGTCAGTATGTTCTAAGATAATAGTAGGTTTTGGTCTTGCCATTCTTATGTGTCTTCCTCAAAATAAACATATGTTGTATATCGTTACGTATATTTATCTAATATCTCTGATTATCTACGTATATAAATACATATAAGAACATAAATGAGGTGTATTAATGTCGCAGAAAAAAGAACCATTGTCATGTCATATGGGTATGGCAGGGTTAAATTTTAAACATAACAGAACTGACATGTGCTATCGTGCTGTTGAAGGCACGTATGAGAAACATAAAACGTTTGAAGATGTAATGAATGATCCAGAACTTAACAGACAACGATTAATGTTGCGTAATGGTGAGTGGCCATTACCACAATGCAATGACTGTAAGCACATGGAGGACAAAGGCGCAACTAGTTATCGTAATCGTATTAAGTTAAGCGATAAACCAGATACTTGGTATATAGATAATGTTGATTCAGTTACTGGTAAGATGAACAAGCTACATCGTGTAGAGTTTAGATTTAGTAATGTATGCAATTATGCATGTAGACATTGTAGTGCAGAATACAGTACATTGTGGACAAAGACTGTACGTAATAATCCTGATTTAAAAACATTTGATATAAATCATTTAGAGCATGATACGAGTTATGCACAGTTCTTAGATTTAGATACAATGATCCCATATATTGAAAAATTAGATGATGGAGAATTCTTAGAACTAGAAATCACCGGTGGTGAACCTTTCTTTCAACGTGAATTTTATGAATGTTTAATTAAGTTTGCACCTCATGCACATAAGATTAATCTTATTACAACTAGTAACGGTTCTATTGCAGGCAAGTGGAAAGGGTATGATGTTATTGATATTCTGAAACCATACAATAGTATTAGTCTAAAGTTCAGTATTGATGGTTCTGCATCTTTTTATAATTACTTTAGAGAAGGCGGTGATTGGGATAGAGTTATTAAGAACATTCTATCTCTTAGAGAAGGACTACCGCAAGCATCTATTAACCCTGTAATTACAGTATCTAATATGCAAAGCGCACGTCTAATTGAAATATACAATGACTTCAAGACGTTCTCGACCCCTAACAAATACAGTATGTGTGAAGTATTACGACCTGATATGTTAAACCCAATTAACTTACCACAAGAATTAAAAGACAGATATTTGCAAGAATGGAATGATTTTGTAGCAACACTACCAGATGATGAACTACATGCAGCTCATGAGGTAGGAGATTTCACAGTAGCGATGCTATCTGCGAAAGAACGAAATCAAGATGAATGGGATAATTTTTGTAGATACACTGATAGATTAGATGAAATCTTTGGAAAGCGTGTATTTGATTACTTCCCAGAGTGGGAAGAATATTGGACGACTAAGTAGCCGTCCAATATATTTTACGCTGCTTCTGCTTCTTTTTCAGCATCATCAAGTACACGATTGAATTCATTCAAACGTTTGATAACTGACTGGAAGTCAACAATCGTTGTCCATCTATCGATAAAGAATGTCAAAGCACCCTCTACTCGACCAAATGCATTAAGCACCTGAATAAGAACACCGAATGTAATCAACTGTGCGAAGTAACTTGGTGCTAGTACGATGATAGCAACGTTACCTGCTAGTAGTGAGAAGCCTGTTTGCCATACACCAAAGCCCATGTAGTAGTTGAATAGACGATAGTAGTTGCGCTTAACTGCTGCAAACATTGGGAACAGGTCTGCGGTTAGACGCTCACTGAAATCATCTTCTGAATATACTAGCTTCTTACGAAACTTAGCTTCAACAACTTGATTTCTGTATTCTAGACCTGGTAGTTTAATACCTAGTAAAAATGACAATAGTGTGCCACCGATACTCATAGTTAGTGCAGCCCATACTAGGAAGCCAGGAATGATTTGACCGTTCCAGATAGGTAGACCTTCACTTAGTGTCCATAATACTGGGATAAATGCAGCAAGAATGAAAATCTTGTTTACAAAGCCAGTGAATAGAGATTGCAGTGTCTTACCGAAAATCATTAAGTCTTCTTGGATACGCTGTGAACCACCTTCAATCTTTGCAGTCGATGTTTCCCATCTGCGTAGATAGTGGAATGTATTGGCTTCACGCCAAGCAAATGTGTAACGCTGTGTTTGCCATGTTGCATACGTTGCCATTGGCACATAGATAAGTAAGATTTCTAAGAAACTTGGAACTGTTGTTGTTTCATCCATATTAAAAGTTAAAAAATCAATGAACCGTGCTAGATCAAAACTCCAGAACAGTTGCCAAAATCTTTCTTCTTGTAGTGTTTGGATTGCGTCATAGAACTCTCGGTTCCATGCGTTGTAGTATACGAGAATTTGTACGTTATACCAACCGATGAATAGTAGCCAAGCAAGCATTAGCCAAGCATATAAAGCGCGGTCGGACGTTGCAAAGAAACTCTTTAGCATATTTTAGTCCTCCGTTAGAGCGACTTAGATTGGATCCAATGTCGCTGTTGTTAGATCCCAAAAATCTACATAGTTAGTAGCTAGTTTAATAAGATTTGGTTTAATCTCAAAGTCTCTTGGCTTTAACCAATACATTGTTTGATTTGGTATCTGAACAAATAGTTTACGAACTTCTGGATCTTCAACGCCCAGTTGCTCTAGTAATCCTAACAAGTTAGAAGCAGTGCGGTATGCACCGGATTCCGCTTGCATTGGATTCATTTTGCCGATAAATTCTGCTGGAGTACCTGGACCGTGAATACCGAACCAAACATCTCCAATAAGATATCGTCTTTCGCCACCTAAGAATAGTAAACCACATGCTGATGCACATACTACTTTGTCCTTTAGATGATCAATTCCTAACTCTGCGCTTACTTCGCCTGGCGCATAGATTATTTTGCCTTCTGCGTTCATTACTGGAGTATTACGAACAACAGTAACAACATTTCTTAATTTAATGTGAGCCGCAAGACATGATCCTTCTGCTAGATTGCCGCCTGGGCTTTCTAAAATAAGAGTAAAATCTGAAGGCATCAACGGTGAAATTCTATCACAGTCGCCTTCTCCAACTGAACCTGTCAATGTATATAAAAAGTCGTCTACTTTTTTGAATACTAGATTATCAGACGTATCATCTGCATCTTTTTTCTTTTCAGAATTTAAACGCTTGTATTCTGCTGCATATTGTTCATAATACATATTTCCCTGATTATAAGAAAGTCCTAAGACTAGTAATACTAGAATTAATAAGAGTGGCCGTTTGATGATGTATTCTAGTTTTGTATAAATCCATGTTGATTTAATTGCGTCTGTGATAAAGTTCACTACTTTTTTTAAAAATGACATGTACTAGTTTCCTAAATAATTTATTATTACCTAGTATTTATCTTTTACTTTTGCTCCCAGCCTTTTGGAATGATTGGAGTTGTATCAGGCAACGTATCTTGTGGAGCAACAGGAGCTTGCTGTTGTCTCTGAGCATTCATCTGCGCTTCAAACTCTTCGCGTGTTACACACTGTGCATTTTTGTACATTTTATATTCAAGACTCATTTGATGTCCTGTTTGTGGTGTAACTTGATATTGTACGTGTTCCTGACAGATTTCCATATTTGGAAATGGTACGAACTGATACAATGGTTGTCCTAGTGGAATATTGAATACACTTACTACAAAGTGCCCAATAATCATTACTGCGTTAAAATCTGGCATTAGAAATTACCTCCGTCTAATGTTGTTATACGAGCCGGCCGCTCACTTTCTTTTAGTTCTAGCAACAATAAACTAATCTCTGTATGTAGTTTAGTTGCGTCAGCAGTTGTCATGCGAATGTGCTTTTCTTCTTTGATTGAAGCACGGTTGACAATTGCTAAAAAGTTCTTTATATTCTTAAATGTTTGCACGATGTATTTCTGCTTCTAACTGTGTTTTAGAATTGAATGGTCCAATGAATACGTAATTATATAGTGTTTCTAGCTTAACGCAATACGCATTCTTCCATCCAGCTTCTGGAAATTTCAATCCATAATATCCTGCAGCGTATACAACTTGTGACTTTTCAGTTTTGGTATATGTTGGGATATCTTTTTCTGCTATAACTACAGATTGTTTATTGAACGCTTTATGCTTAGTAGGAACTCCATCTACATCATCTAAGTCTTTTCCGTACTCTACACTTTCTATTTTCTTTACTTGCTTAGATTCAAGAATTTTACTTCCGTACTTTGAAGTAAGAGCATCGAATGGTAGAGTTTCTATAGCTAGAGCTAGAGCATCCTGCATGATAACTTCAAAGTCAGAAGACTGGGTCTTACGGATAAGACCCAGTTTTATTCCTGCGTCTTCTACAATCCAAAATCTATCTTTTATAATTTCAACTGTATACATCGGTCAATATTTTGTAAGTTTCTTCCCAATCAGATACTTTATGGGCTCTACCTACACCTTTTTTCTTAATTGCTTGCGCGATTGTATAATCATTACCACCATCAAAGATAGCATCACCGAAGAATATAATTGTATCAGACTTTGTAAAATCTTTAAGTATTTGGCTTTTATCTGATCCAGTGGGAGCAATGTCAATACCAGTATCACCGCCTATTGTTGCTTGCAAGTCTGGAAACATTGTATTAAAAGCATCTGCAATTTTTCTACGTTCTCCATTCCACGCTTCGAAGTCTACATATGCAGTACGTTGTTCTAGAGTAGCATTACGGCCTACAACACTAAAGTTTACCATGCCAGGTCGTTCTTCGATATGATTGCCTGTGCGTATGCTAAAATCACTTTCGTATTTGCAACTAATTAAAAAAGTTCTTGCAAGGTCAGGAAGTTTCCATGGATTATTACGGATATTAATACCCTTTTCCCATACAGAGTTACCATTACAGTTATAAGAACGTGTTACACTGTTGAATAACATATCACCAACTTGTTCGATAGTCTTCGGTGCGTCACTGCCCGTAGCAAAGTATACATAATTCTCTTTGCAGAATTTCAGCATAAATCGTAAAAACTTTGGATCAATAGCACATCTACTTGGAGTTATTGTACCATCTACATCAAAGATGTATCTAAGCATGTGGATAGCCTTTGTTAAGAATAGCTGCCATTTCATCAGGAGCTTTAGCTAAGTTCTGTAAGTCCCATAGCCCACACCATTTAAGGAAGTGAATACCAACACCCGCTTTGTTCTTAGGAACACTACGTTCTGCAATAGTCTCAAGGAACTTAACTTTAAGATCATGTGGTTGTTCATTAAGATCGATTAGTTTCTTATTGCGTTCATAATCATCACGTACTGTATGCTCTTCACCGTTGTGATCTGTCCAACGCTGTAGCATAAAGTTATTCCAACTAAAGCCACCACTATTACGATCTTCAAATGCTTCAATCATACCGACTTTATTCTTAGTCCCTTTCGTGCGACAACCTGGATATGCTGAAAAGATATTATCTGATGTATCACCACGGATACATTTCTCAAACAACAACCACTCAGGGTCAGGGGGAGGGAGAACTTCTTTAGTCTTTTTGTCTTTGATCGGAGTGCGCCTCTTATCATCTTTAAAGTAACCATCAGGTGTGATGATACGATTTTGAACACCATCGTATAGTGTTACATTGTCACAAATCAACTGCTGATAATCACCATCACTTGATACGATAATGTGATGATCATTGGGATGTGATGCAATGAATAGAGCAATCATATCATCTGCCTCTGCTTCTTTATTCTGAAGTACTGTGCAGTTAGTACGTGTTTCGACAAACTCTACGAGACTGTCATACGCACCGAACATGATGCCATCTTCTTCTTGTTCACGCACAGATTTAGCAGCTTGTGCGGCTCGACGTTGTGCTTTATATGGAGTATAGAAGTCTTTGCGCCATGAGCGACCTTCTAAACAGAATACAGCGTGATCAGCATCAAACATATTGTAGCACATCTTAACGCTAGACATCATAATGTGGAACGCCATACCGATCTTAGTATCGATATCAGCACCACGATGTCCTACGTGCTTTGCTCGGTGAAACATGTTGAGACTGTCAACAAGAATAAAAGTAGCCATTAATAATCCTCTATTGTAATTTGATTCTATCTTACACGTTTATTGAATTGGTGTCAAGAGTATTCTGCGGTTCCATCATCAGTTTTTAAACGATTAATGATTAAGCCTTCTTTACTCGCTACATCGAAGCTACGTGGATCACCCGTTTCATCTTCTAAGTCATTTAGTACAATATTCTTGCACAAGTCGTTGAACCAGTTATCTACGATTTCATCTGGCTCTACGCCTTCGTACCCACTATTAGCTAGATACTCTACGAAATGTTCATTGAAATCTAGTTCAAAGAATCCAGCACCAGGTGCATTTTCATCTAAATCAATATTAAGAACTTTCACATACGGATCGCCATTTAAGGTTGCTACTTTTTTAGCGTGTTCATCTTGGGTGATACGACCAAATTCTAAATCAATCTCAGATATACGTTCTTCCATGACTTTTTCGTTTTCGATTTGTCTTGCTTCACTTCGCTTGATTTCTTCATCAGTCATAAACCAAGTCTTTGGTTTTAGTAAATTAATCATATTATCCCTTCACTTCCGGTAGTGCTTCAAATAATTTTCCTATGCCGCCTTCTAGTGCAAACATGTTGTTATAGTCATTGTTCTTTAAATACTTCACAACCTGTTCAGCCCTTGCACCATTATCACATACTAGAATGCATATAATGTATGTAGGTGCCATATTGATATTTTCTGGAATATCATACATTGAAATATTGAATGAATTCTTAATACTGCCTTGTTCTGCTATTTCGGTTTCTTCTCTGATATCAACAAGGACGTATGCTTCTCGGTCATACCATTCGGCAATGAATTCATCAATTGAAATAACTTCTTGCTCTTCATTTGTTTTATAAAAACTCATACATCCCATCCTATCTTTTCCCACGGAACATCTTTATCTCCGAAGTGTCCATATACACAGTTCTCACTGTAGTTATAAAAATTAAACATATCGAAACGATCAATGATTCCTTTTGGGCTTAGATCAATATTCTCACGAATAAACTTTTCAATACTCTTGCTGTATCCATTAGACTCAACATAGATACTTGTTGGTTGCTTTACACCAATAGCATACGACAACTGAATGTTACACCAGTCTGCCATTTCATCTGCTACCACATTTTTAGCGAGCCAGCGAGCCATGTATGCTGCTGACCTATCAACTTTTGTAGGATCTTTGCCACTAAAAGCACCTCCGCCATGAGGAGCAAATCCGCCATAAGTATCCACGATAATTTTACGCCCAGTAACACCAGCATCACCGTCGGGCCCACCAATAACAAAGTTACCAGTAGGATTAAGGTGCCATACAGTTTTATCATCAATCAAATCTCCTAATACATTCATTGCAGCAAGTTTACTAATATTTCTTGCTTGCTCTACTTGTCCTTCTCCGTGCTGTGTACTAATAACAACTTGGTCGATACGCTGTACACGTCCGCCATCGTACTGTACACTTACTTGTGATTTAGCATCTGGGCCTAATACATGCTGTCTTTGAGTTTTAAGTTCTTTAAGAACTTCATGTGCATAGTATATAGGCGCTGGGAGATATGCATCGTTGTCGTTACATGCGTATCCAAACATGATACCTTGATCGCCTGCACCAAAATCATCAGTTCCCAATGCAATGTCTGCGCTTTGTTCATGTAGCTCATTGTAGATATTTAAGTTATCCCAATGAAACCCTTCTTGCTCATAACCAATTTCTTTAACTTTGTTTCGCACGATTTCTTTAACTTCATCTCTGCTTACGTTAAAGTTTTTTACTTCGCCCGCCAATGTTACATGATTGGTAGTTACAAGTGTTTCAACAGCAACACGTGTTGTTTCATCGCCTGCTTTGAACCCGGCATCAACTAGAGCATCTGAAATTTGGTCTGCAACCTTATCCGGATGTCCTGCGCTAACACTTTCGCTCGTAAAAATATAGTTTTGATTCATAGTTGTTTCCTTAGTTTTTCATAGTCTATTGGAGCTTCCATCGCTCTACGTAGTTGTTCATTTTGCCTAAGTTCCCCAGGCATTTCCGAAGAGTGAAATGTGTAGTCTTGGTGTAAATCGCCACCCTCTCGCCATGCAGGCTTCCGCCACGTCTTTAACATTGAGGGAATATTCTTCACTGCGTCCGCCCATTGGCATAAGATAGACCGGACATTGTACCCCGGCATCCCTGTATCGCTGAACAGTCCTAGTAACTTCATTAACATCATCTTCATCAGCCACAACAAACTTAAAGTAGATATCGCTACCAATAACACTGGAATACTGATAAGCAATGTCAGGCTTAATAGCAATATCGACAGACTCGCCTGAAACGGAGAGCTTTGGCGAACAGCTAAAAGTGAATCGAATTCTTTCGTTATAATTGATATAATAGAAGAACTCTTCATGTAAAGGTTGTGTAGTGTTTGTTTCAAATGTAACATTCTTTAAGTCCTGCATACGTGGATGTTCGAATAGTTCTACGTAAAGTCGTTGCCACGCTAACAACGGTTCACCGCCTGTTAAAATAAGATGTACATCTTGTCCATCGTCTTGTGTCCATTTACCCTGTGGAGTGAGAGAAAGTAGATGCTCTACTACTTCATCGATTGTAGAATCGTGAACTAGATGCTTGAACTCAGGATAGATACTAGCATATGTGTCGCATCCTGTGTGTATAATAGGTAAGTCTTCAAATCGTTTTGTAGTCTCATGTACCCCATCCTTAATAAGTTGTTCAACCTCAGGATTATACCTTGATTTCTCTCTATCTTTATTTAGTCCGAAATTTTGACAACGTAAATTACAACCAAATGTGCGTAGGAATACACTAGGTACTCCTACAAACTTACCTTCACCTTGAAGAGAATAGAACGCTTCGCTATATCTTAGTTTCATATTTTTAACCCTTCAGATATTCAACATTTTGAGTAATTTTAGTTACTACGATTGATTTGGGTTCATCATGTGAATGTGTACCTTTAAATTCTGCACGAACAAATACATTATTCTTTTGTAATTTTGCCCATGTTTCGTTAACTTGCTTAATTTGTTGTTCAAGTTCTTTTACTAGCTTTGTTACTTTTGGATCTATCATCTTGGAGCAAACTCCTGTTGTAGCTTGATGTTGTCAAAGAATTCTTTCTTAACACTTGGGTCATCTAAGAACCCACCATTAAGTACAGTTGTTTGCGTAAGTGAACTGTGTGCCATAATGCCACGATTTTCACAACAACCATGTGTTGCTTGAATATAAACACCTACATGCTCACTATCAGTCGCTTTGATAATTTCACGCATGATATCATTGCACAGTTCTTCTTGTAATGTACCACGTCTTGCACACCACTGTGCAATGCGAGTATATTTCGAAAGTCCAATAACTTTCTCACCAGGAATGATACCTATGTATGCAATCCCAGTAACAGGTTGATGATGATGCGAACACATTGATTTAAGTTCGCTACGTACTACTAGCATACCTTTATATGTATGCCCATTGTCATTAGGAAACGCTGTTGCGCTAGGTGCTGCATCATAACGTCCTGCCATAATCTCGTTGTAATACATTTTAGCTAGGCGCTTTGCTGTACCTTGAGAGTTAGGATCATTTTCACGATCAATAAGAAGTGCATCAAGTACATTTTCGAATGCATCTGTTGCTTCATCTATTAGAATGGCTTTGTCTCCGGGCTGTAGGACTTGACTAATATTGTCCCCTGCCCAATGCCTGATATTATTTTTAATCAAGCGTTCCTTTATTTCGGAAGTCTTTGTCATTCTGTTTCTCCTTCGCTAAACATATTCTCCTCCATCTTATTCATCTTGTCTCTTCCTCTTCTTCTTCTACATTGTGAAACTTTACTGTGATACAACCTGTGCCATCATCTTCTGTGACTTGCCAATAAAGGCCACGACTTTCATCTGATAGCACCCCTCAAGTTAGCATCCTTAAGATCAGCATAGCTTAGGTCAGCACCCTCTAAGTAAGCACCCATCAAGTTAGCACCACTCAAGTCAGCACGTCTCAAGTTGGCACCTATCAAGTTAATTTCCTCTAAGTAAGCACCCCTCAAGTTAGCAACCATCAAGTTAGCACCCCACAAGATAGCATGTCTCAAGTTAGCACTCTCTAAGCAAGCAAAACTCAAATTAGCATTCCTCAAGTTAGCACTCCTCAAGTTAGCATTCTCTAAGTCAGCACCCCTCAAGTTAACACCCCTCAAGCTAGCACGAACTCCTTCTTTATTACCCTGGAGCCACAGCTTATGTTTTTCTAGGATTACTTTAAGTTCATCTTTAGTCATTGTGTTTCTCCTTTGCTAAACACATTCTGCTCCATCTTATTCATATTGTCTTGGTGAGACCTTCGATACATCCAAGAATCTATTATTTCTTTTAGATCGTATCTGCACTTAACAACCTCACGAGTTGCATTGTTAAAAGCCACGTCTGAATACCATATCCTGTGAGCCCTGCTGCTATTGCTATTAAGGGCTTGCTTAAACGTATCCTCCGACTCAAACCAGTAAACCATTTCGTATAACTCAATACTATACATTAATATTCCTCCTTAAGAGCATCCCATGACACAGGGAACAACTCAATCATTAGAATTGTACCCCTTATAAAACTGCGGTGATTCGCGGGACTGTTCAATGAAATCACTTGTCATTGATTCTTTGAATGAAAGTGAGGATTTTCGCACTGAATCTTCACCATATTTAGTTGAGTACTCAATGGTAGCCGCATATATTGCTTTTTCCAATTTAGTATCCCTCAAGTTAGCACCCTCTAAGTAAGCATTCTTTAAGTCAGCACCACTCAAGTTAGCATCACGCAAGTCGGCATCCTCTAAGTCAGAACCCCTCAAGTTAGCATTCCTCAAGGAAGCCTCCCTCAAGTTAGCACCAAACAAGTAAGCACCACTCAAGTTAGCACTCCTCAAGATAGCACCACTCAAGTCAGCATTCCTCAAGTACGCACCCTTCAAGGAAGCCTCCCTCAAGTTAGTACCCTTCAAGTTAGCACCCCTCAAGTAAGCATCACTCAAGTCAGCATCCTCTAAGTAAGCACCCTCTAAGTTAGCAACCTCTAAGTTAGCACCACTCAAGTTAGCATCCTCTAAGTAAGCACCCTCTAAGTTAGCATTCTCTAAGCTAGCACCCCTCAAGTCAGCACACCACAAGTTAGCATTTTTCAAGTCAGCACCACTCAAGTCAGCATTCTCTAAGTCAGCACCAATCAAGTAAGCACGAACTCCTTCTTTATTATCCTGGAGCCACAGAATATGGTTATCTAGGATTGCTTTAAGTTCATCTTTAGTCATATACTATGTTCCTTTATTACTATGATATGGTAAACCCACTCATAATATTATAATACTACAAGTGGGTTATTTTGTCAACACTTATTTTAAATTAATTAGTGTAGATAAGGTTCATCGTTATATCCAAGTGTGTCTCTTGCTGTATCAGCAATTGAACCCATATCTTGGCGATCAACTACTGCTTCACTGTGGATATCACGTAAATCTGCGTGTCCGCGTGTTGCTGAAGTTGAACCACCTGTTGCTTTACGATGTGTTGCACCTGATGTTGGTAAATCTTGTGCTGCATAAGTGATTGAACCAAAGTCTGATAGTTCGCGTAAGTCAATCGAACGGCGAACCTTGATTGTTGCATCAAACTTAATGTTGTTGGTGATCATACCTCTGTAACGAGCCATATTATTTCTCCCAAAATATGATAGAAAGCTGGGATACTCTCTATCATATGTATTTATCATGTGTTTTCTTTGAGATATGTTATTAGTTTATTTCCCGAATAGAACTTTTCTACATTACGCAGTTCTTCATTCATTGTCCAAGTTAGGTCACTATTCTTCGACATTTGCATATGAATATATGCTTTAATATTTTCAATGTTTTTCTTTGTTGCATCTAATGAAGAAGTCCATTCACTTGGATACTTGAAATGATCACTCCACATTTCTGTGTATGATAATCTATCTGGTACCATAGGAATAGCACCAACTTGCAGACCTTCGTATACTGAGATACCCAGAGTTTCCTGCAAGTTAGCACTAAACACTAACTTAGCTTTGCCAAGTAAGGTGTGGTATTCTGGCTTTGTCAAGTTCAAGTCCTGACATTTAATGAACTGATACTCTGGCATCTGTTCAGCAATGTAGTCAAAAACTTCTGGCTGTTTCTCAGGAGCAATACGATGTGGGAATACTATGATGTCCTCTTTCGCCATATTCTTATACTCACTAAGATCCTCTTCGATGTATTCCATAGGCCAACCCACTTGTCGTATAGAGTGAAGCAGTTGCCTGTCGATATCACGGTCATCGTCCCAGAATGTATTTGTAAACAAATCAATATGAAACTTAGTAGCAAAAAAGTTATCATCATAACAATCGTACATACTCATTTCCGCTTTACGAACCCATGAAGCATCGCCAATTAAACGACCTAAGAAATCTTGCGGATCATAGCTACCAGCATGCCATAAACCACCGATACGGAGTTTTATCCCAAGTAATTCTGCCATATATTTAAGCTGGATGACAGTGGGATTCCACGCATCTGTATAGAGAAAATAGTCACCATCTTTGACTTCGCCATCACAGATCAGTTTTGCTATCTTTTCTAATTGTGCGCTCTTATAGATATTTGTACCACCAAAGTTGAGAAATGCACCAGGTGTAGTGGCTTCTGGAATGTCGGTTGGACCGTCAATCACAGTAACATCAATACCGTTGCTTCGTAACAATGTGGGGAGATGTGTCTTCCATTGCTTTGTGTAGCGGGATTCAACACTCTCCAAGTCTATAAGATATAACATTAGATTCCTATTCGTTTTGCCAGTTACTCACTTAATATTGAGAACACGGGATATCCCTTAGCTCTCAGTTTATCAGACCCGCCTAAAAAAGTCAAGTCCATAATCGAATGAATACCAACTATGTTACCATTCATTCGTTCTATCAATGATGTAGCCGCTAGTAGTGTCCCACCAGTTGCAATAACATCATCAATTATTAGAACACGGTCATCGTCTAACACTGAGTCAGTTTGAAGGTGTAGTTCGTCTGTGCCGTATTCTAATTCATATTCCGTTGAGATAGTCTCACCCGGAAGTTTACCTTTCTTACGTGCCATAACAAACGGTTTGCCTGTAATAGCACTTAGCGCACCAGCCATTGGAAAGCCACGTGCGTCTAATCCTACGATTCTGTCGTAGATGATATTCTGTTCTTGAAATGCTTGAATAACTTTAGTCAATCCCGAAGGATGATTAAAGATACTAGCCATATCCTGATACATAATACCTGGTTGCGGATGATCAGGTACTACTCTAACCATCGCTTGAATTTCTTCACTGAGCGTCATATTCTACTAATGCTCCGTTTTCTCCGTCTTCGGAGATTTCGATTTTGATATCACGTCCCGGATACTTTGCGACGATTTGATCAAACAAATCATCAGACATCATTTCGCATGATTTATAATCAAGTTCGATAACATTATCTTTGTATAGATTTTCTAACCAACGCTTGAATTGAATGAATTCAATATCTCTGTCATTATGTGTTACTTTAATTGCTACACGGAAATGAAACATGTGACGATGCGGATATCCCAAAAAAGATACATCGTATTCATCACCTGTCGCAAGAGCAGGATCTGTCAATGCTGCAGGATACTTGTGAATACCTTCTTTTTGAAACGTAACCCAAATCCAACGTTTTGCATTTTGTTTTTGTTTTTCCATATCGTCTTTCATGTTTGCTTTCCTAGTTTCTGTTAGCATATAATTATAGTAACTACCCATTATCTCCAAGTTCCTGCTCTAAAGCATAAATTTCTGATTTCATTCGTAGTTTCTCAGATTTTAAATGATTCACATCTAAGTGTAAGTTATACTCTTTTTTGATATGATTGTCAAGTTCTCTGTGCTTTTTTCTTAGGCTTTCTAGTCGTGCTTGTTTCTTTTCGGGTGTCATATATACCTCCTTATCCGAATAATTCTGCTATTCCTTCAGGTTCTTCATATTCTTTCTTCTTTCCCTTAACTGCTTCTACAAATTCTTCTGTCTTTACATTTGATTCTTCAAATTCCATAAAGTCAGGAGTAGTAGAAATGTTTTGGACACGCGATCCTTCACATTTTCGTAGAAACGCTTTAAAGTCTCCTAGCATTTGCATAGGATCTTTAGTTTCTGGGTCAAACAATTTTTCTACGAACTTAGCGAAGTACAGAACTCTATCTGGAACTACATCGGATAGTACGTTAGTTTTACCCAAATTCATGTTGTTGATATCTAGTTTATCATGCAACATTTCATACTCATGATCGAACCTGCGTATTGCGTCTTGCATACCACGAATATGATATTCAGCATTATGTGCTTGAATTAAAATATAGCTTAGACTATCCCAACTTGATTTAGCTTCTTTCTTGTTGCGATTGAGCATACCGGGTTGCATGTAATTGATATCTCGCATATTCAAACGTGAGCCGATTTCCCCTTCATACAACCAGGGTTGTTTATCATTACTGATATCTTGACGCCAATTCAACTTCTTAGTCTTGTAAGACCAAGCGTTACCATTCAAGTCAGGATAGTCATAAGCCAACCCTTTCGATGCAGTAATATAGGGGGAAGCCGCATCAAAAGAGATTGTGATGTTTGGATTAACATGCTTTCGTAGCTGTCGTTGGATTGCTGTTAACATAGCACCCCATGGGAGAACGCTTATGCCAAGAGTGTGAATCCAAACATCTGATTGGTCTGCTTGTCCAAGCAGACCATCATCACGTAAACGAATAAGTCTACGTAGTAGTAGTTCCGCATCACCTGCGTGATCCCCTGCCATCGCATAGCCTTCAAATGCTCTGTCGCCATATACTGACTTATCATTGAAGTGCTTGACCTTCTCATACCACTTTTCACTAGTATCCCAATTAGAACCATGTAGAGTGTTTAAGAACTTAGTCTTGCCTGGTGTGCGGTTGTTGATAAAGTATTCATGATTGAAGATTGTTTTGTCTACACATTCATCCCAGTTTTTGATACCGTTCTTATCACGATACTGTGGCAAACATGCCCATCCTGGAATATCAAGTGTCATAGAATAATCACAATATTCTTCAAGCCACGCCATAATACCATGACGTGTCTTTGCCCAATCACCTTCTTTATCATAGAATGAAGACCAGTCTAGTTTCCAAGCACCAGTACCAATCTGATACCCACCTGAATCCCCTACTAGAACTGTTTCTTCTCTATTGCGATTAACAATCATACCGTCTTCGATTTTAGTTTTTTCTAAGTCTAGTTCAGCATGACCAGCAGAATAAAGACCATGCGAATAGTACACATAGCCTTTATCTTTGTCTAAGATGTTTAATCCATCTAGTCCATGTTCAAATCCCTGAGGGATACGCTCAGGAGGGAACATGTCTGTTGTTCCTGCGTAATGTTGTGATACCTTACGAACATAGAAGTTAGAAATAGCGGGCAGAAATACTGCATATCCGCTACTGATGTTGTTTTTACCTAAGTCTTTAACCATTTATTATTGTATCCTTTTGTATATTGTTATACTCTTATTTAGGTTAATTGCCAGATTTAGCAGGTAAAATGTACTCATACAGGCCCATCCCGCTATCAACGTGAATAGCCATTGCACCTTGATCTGAGATTTTAATACTCATAGATGATGTATCACCCAATTTTAGAATTGTCAACACTGTTGAAAGTGGGAATGACCAACCTGATTTAAGTTCGCCTTCTACATTACGAGCAAATGTAATCTCTGCTTTATCTGTAGATGCATCACCGATTGTAAACTGTAGATTGCCATCTACTGTACGTACTGTGAACAATGGATCATACGCTGATAGAATACCTGCAACAGTTTGCAAATCTTTGATTGCTTGTTGTGTTGGCATTACTTCAACATCCCACTTCGCGCCTTTGAAGTTTGCTGTTTTAATCTGTGCGTCAACAAGTTCTGCTGTAATTACACGATATGTAGAATTCAAAATACCTGGAATAGTAAAGTTAAACTCTGCTGGAACTTCTTCGCCGTTGCGCTCTACGCGATTAATCTCTACATGTGTACCTACAACTTCATTTTCAGTGTTGCGGCTTTCATAACCGAGATAACCGTTCAGTACGCCCAAGCGACCTAGACCGAACTTACCTTCAAACTCTGGTACACGATCATGTAGCTTTGCACGTAGTACAACAGTACGATCATCGTCCATCGCATCTAGTGTTGTTGCTTCGCTGTCTGTTGTCACTTTTGCTGCTTGGATGATACCAAGCGAATGTGTGTGCTTCACAATATCTTTTAAAATGTCACGCATTGCGTTCTCCTATATTTTATTAATTACTATTATATCACAAGTCAAACAAGTTGTCAAATGATTTTTCTTCAACTTGTGTAGTTTTCTTTTTAGTGTTTCCTATCTTTGGATTATCAACCCAATGAATAGTATTATTGGGCAGTATACCCCACATGAACCAAGCATTACCAAATGTAGGACTACCCCCACCTGTAAAGTCAACTCTGTTATTGTATACTAACGCACTCATACCATGTTCCATGAACATTTTGCCACGCTTGCTTCCTTGAAAACTTGCGATAGGTAACAATAGTGCAAAAGGTTTGCCAAGAGCATAGCAATGCTCAATAAACTTGTCTTTGATACTATACGGTGGATTAGTTATAATCCCATCATGTACATCATCTGGCTCACAGTCAAAGAAGTCTTTCCCATTACTTGCTACGATGTTGTAATCGTATTTCTTAAAACCTTCTACTAGCAAACTAGATATTCCACTAGTCGCTTCATAGTAAGTCTTTGTCTTATCCAAATAAGGTAGTAATGGAAGTACTTGATCTGGAGGAGTATAGCATTCATCTGATGCAGCATTCCTCCCTAAACTGGATACTAGTTCTGTGTAAGTCTTTTTAGCCATTAGAATGAAAACAAATCTTCAAAAGTTTCACTGTTACTAGCATTGCGCAAGTCCCATTTCAGAACACCAATCAAGTTGTCAATCTTCTTGTCAATGATTGTTGTTTCCATCAAATCATGATCGAACGGAAGTTCTTGGAACCATTCTGGAATTCGATCTGCATCAATTGGATATGCAATACTTTTCATCTTCATGGGATTGTCTCTTAGCTTACACACGATAGTTTTCATACCATCTGTAATCTCAATAGAATAACGATCCCCATGCATTTCACGTAATGTATTCCAGTTCAATGCAGCACTCACGTGTCCCGGAAGTCTAGGCTTCTGCAACTTGTCTTCTGAACTACGTAGCTTGAAGTCTGCATTCTGTGCTTTCTTGTATTTTGCTACATCGTTCTTGAACTTAGTCAAGTTGTTAACACGCTTAGGAGTACCTTTCTCCCAACCCGGCTTATTGCGAAACTCTTTCTTAAACTCTTTGACCATATCAATGATATCATCTTGATCCCCACCAGTAAGTACTTTAAGCAAACACGAACTAAGAAATGTTTGCATATAGTCTGGAGTATCAGAACGTTTCAAGTCAAGTCCCATAGCTTTAACTTTGCCAGGTTTACCATCGACATCACGGCGTTCACCATCATCATCGTAGATAAGCATAGCATAACGTTTCTTCTTAATAAAGATAGCAGACGTTGCTAAGTTCTCACGTCCTGCAGCAATGATTTCACCTTGCTTGCGAGGGACATTAAAGAAGTCTTTCATAAAGTCAGGGAAACTTGCGTTTACTTGATCTGCAATTTCGTCATACATAGTAAGAGCAATCTCTTTATCCCATTCAATCTCACCGCTATCGATTTCTTTGTGATATGAAGGATACATTGAATAGTAGATAGAGTCAGTATCGCCATAGATAACTGATTTGCCTTTATAGTCATACGTGCCATCGATAACTTCATTAGTCTTAGCACCCATGTGACGTGTGATACAACGACCTGATAGAGTAGTTGATTGCCCGATACGTTTATCATAGAAACGACACCCTTGATTAAGGATCGCACCATACAAACTGTTCAAGTTAATCTTCTTAACTAGCTGTCGTTTATCCCAGAAAGCGATTTCTTCTTTATCGCCCTTTTCAATTGCTTTCTTCTTATTAGCTTGTAGTACTTTACGTTCTGCATACCAACGCTCAAGCAAACTAGGAATGATACCTTGTACGTCTTGTCTGAATACAGTGCCGTTCGCACTGATAGCCCACGGCAAATCGCCACTGAACACTAAGTCTGCTACTTCTGCACCAGTCAACTGATGTTCAGAACCATCTTCCATATCAAGAGTCATTATTTGTGTCTTGTCTTTTTCATTCAACAGACGAAACTCTTCTGTAGAGAACGTATCTTCCCATGCTTGTGCGGCACCAAAGCCTTTGCTCTTACCACCGCGACCAGTTCTGATACGTGTCTGAATCATTTCATCAGTCAAGTCAGGACGAAGTTGTGCAGTAATAGTTTCTGGAGACATGTTTAACGCACGAATGATAGAAGGATACAGCGAGTTAATATCGATACCTGCAACCCACTTTTGCAGACCCTTCTGTGGATCTGCAACGAATGCACCAGCCGCTTTCTGTGCTTCTGCCGCTTCCTCTTCTTCACGTGTAGGTTCATAATCATCGTCTTCTGTATCCCATGATCTACGCTTACGATCTGGAACAACCATACCACGTCTGTGTGCTTCGTTGATGATGGCTGATTCAGTCACAGCAACCGCACCCATTGTAGTTTGAATGTTAACAGTGTTATCGTGTGCAATCTCGTTTGCCAAGTCAATGAACTGTAGCTTCCTGTCTAGCTTGTCGAGTAATGCAGTATCCTGTCTGTTATATTCAATAAACTTATAGAAGTCTTGATTGTATAACTGATCTAGTGTGCCCTCATATGCAACCTTACGTTCACCAAGTTCATACTCACCGATAGCATCAAGTGAATATGAATGCATTTCGTGATATGTGTACTTGCGATACAGTTCAAGATAATCGAGGTGAATACGTCCGAGTAGGTTATAACTTGTTTGTTCTTTTCCATACTTAATAAGTTTCTTAGGAGTAGGATACAAGTCCCACAGACATAGCTTACGTGTATGTGACTTACTCAACACACGCACAATACGATTAAGAGTGTATGGAATATCGAAAACTTCACTGTTCCAACCACTGAGTACATCTGCATCTTCGATAAGAGCTAAGAAGTCATTCAACAAATCTGCTTCGCTAAGATACAAAAACGTATCTCCAAACTTACCACATAGTCGTTGTGCTTCGTCTAGTCCCCCACCTTCACGCATATGCTCTGGCGGGATAACGAATGTTACAAGTTGTCCAGTCCATTGCAATGCTACTGTAATTGCAGTAATCGGCATGAACGGATCTTCTGGCGGAGCAAAACCGCGCGCCGCATCGAAGTCAACCTCGATATCGAAGAACGCCACATTCAACTTTGGCGAGTCCTTGCCAAGATAGTTTTCAGCAAGACATCTAATCTCCGGCTTAATATCACTCTCATAAATCTTCTTATCAGAATGCATACGTAGTTCTTTGTGCAAGTCTTTCTTACGTTTGACTTTCACTTGACGAACTTTCTCACCGTGAATACTTGTATGAGATCCCCTATCGTCACGTACATAGAATGTACGCCACGCAGGATAATCTTGATAAATGCGCTTGCCGTTGATACGTTCAACGACTTGCACAATATCTTTATCTTTGTTGTAGTAGGCGTCTACATAGCTCATTTATAGTGTGCGTCCCACAGTCTCAAGTACAGTTTCTACGTCTTCGAAGTCTTGTTTTGCACCTTGAAGGTTTGCTTTGTGTGCAAGTGAAATTGCTTTGTTGAGTACAGCGGGTTTGATATCAAGTTCTTCAGCGATTGCTTTCACTGTATCACGCAGACCACCTTTAAGGTCATCTACTTCTTGTAGTACAGAACATCCTTCGTCTACAAGTTGCTTTAGTTTTGCTTTTTCTTCGCTTGAAATGCTATCTAGTGACATGTTAATCTCCTCATAAGGTCAATAAAAAAGGAACTCTATTCGAGTTCCCTTTAATATAACACAGAGGTGTTCTTATGTCAATAGTTATTTTTTATATTTTTTACCGCACATCTCATTTAGACGGTTTGCTAACGCATCAATCTTATCCATTTCTGCATCTGTTAAGTCATGTATTTGCTTTGGATTAGACTTCAATTTAACTTTCTTGCCACCAACTTCAATATGGTCGCCTGCTTTTTTACCTGCTTTAGCTGCTGAATCTAGTGCTTTATAAAACTCGTTATACTCTGAGAATGATTGACGTGAACTTGTACGCATAATTCTATCAGCTATATCAGTTGCTTCATTGTTCGGTGCCAGTTTGCTTGCTACACCTTTAATACCTGCACGTGTTGCTGCACCTTTAATGCCTTTTGACACTGCTGCTCTTGCAATACCACCTGCTATAGCACCTACTGCTGGAAGAATTTCATCTAGCTTACCTTCTTTTAATGCGCCCATTGCAACTTTAGCAATCTTCATTAAACCTGTACGAGTGTTAAGCATTTTTTCAATCTTTGCTTTGTTAGCATCGTTTACTTTAGCATGTACTTGTGTGATAGCTGATGCTGTGAACATGTCTACTTTTGAAGAACCGTCATCAAACTTAATTGACTTTGCTTGCTTGTCATCTACAATGCGTTGTAGTTGGTCTAGTACTGATGCTTTCGCTTCATATAGTCCGTCAATATCACCCAAGTAGCCGTCACATGCATGTTCTTCATCATTAGGGCAATCACCACCGCAATATTTGCATTCTGCCGCTTCGTTTACTGACTCTGCCATAACAATATCATAACCAATGCGCTTTAATTCAGCGGCTAGTTTTGCGTATTCTTCTTTTGATGCTGGTTCTAAGTCAGTAATCAATGACTTAGATGCGTCACCATGCTGACCAATTTCCATGTATGAACCAATCAGTCCACGACCCTGTTCTTCTTCTGGGAACAATGCAATCACATCACCATTATCGAATTTTCTAAAGACTACTTTAACTGTATCATCGCCTTCGTTTACTGACTCTTCCCATGGTGCTTTCTTTAGAGATACCTTTTTAGGTTTCTCGCCGCGCTCTGGTTCGTCTGCTTTAGCAAACGCACGTTGGCGTGCTTTTTCTTCATCGTCTTCATTTAGTGATTCAACAAATACTTCTACCATGTCATTGCCATTACGCAATGCGCCTTTTTTAACTTTTACGTTTTCTTTGCCGTATTGTTTAATTGCATCTTCTGAAGACATTGAAGTTTGCTTCCAACGCTTTTCTGATTCATTAGTTTGACGTTTTTCTGCCGCACATTCATCACATGTATCAACGTCACCATCAGTTTCGTCTTTAATCCAATCACAGTCAGCACAGCCTTTTGTGCCTTCACTTACTGATTCTTCAACTTCTGGCTCATTGTCCATTACCGCAGCATAATCTTCCATGTCACTGTCACCTGGCATTTCGTCTTGTGCTGGAGTTTCCATTTCCATGTCACCCATTGGATCTGTCATCATCTCTGGTTCTGCACCCATGTCAGACATTTCTGGTCCGTTCGTCATATCGGCAGGAGCTATTTCAGTAGACGTTGAACCATCTAGTTCTAACGTATGCATTCTTGCTGATAATGAGTCTGACATACGTGTGTATGCATCATATGATTTGTTGTGCTGATCTGCAAATGTTAATGCTAAATCATGAACTGCGTCACGTGGGTTCTTACCTGACTGTAGTTCTTGTGTTAATTGTTCCGTAGCTCTGTTTAGGTAATCTTCGAATTCATCATTAGAGATTACAAAAGACTCGATTAGTTGTGACAGTTTCATTTTATTCTACCTTATCTTTTAATCATTTGTGTTTTGACTGGTTTATTGTATGCAAGATTACCGACATCTGCACTGTAACCCATTTTAGTTTTTTTCTTCTTACCCTTAGGCTTCTTGGCATATATACTCGCAGCAGGATCACCACCTCCTAAGGAAGTGTTCACCCCGGCAAATGAGCCAGCGAAAGTTTCGGATATGATTTCATTTATTTTCATAATAGTATTTATCTTATATGTTATTTATGCGGGATTTTAACTATACTATTATAGTGTGGAAACTGTTCTACGAATGAAATTTTTCTACGGTCTTCAAGTATTTTAAATTGCTTGAACGCATTCTCTTTATCTTCATCACTGACCGTGGATTCTACATGTCTTTTTAATGTACGCAATACATTTGTATATTTTGATTTCTGATATACATTTGCAGTAAACTCATTCTCAAAATAATCGATTATTTCTTGTGCAACATCTGACATATTAGGATCAATCATATTCACAGCTAAATGATTTGGATTATCTACCCAATTCGTATGGAATATTAGTGTTCTTTTAAAATCATGATGTATGACTTTTTCATTGATGTATTTTAGGTATTCTTTATAATAAGGATAACTTAAACTATTATGTGCGCAACCAAATCCTAATATTAAATTTTTATGCTTCTTCGATTCTGTAAAGAATGCATCTAAATTATTATCCCAAGTGTTCCAGTTCAATCCCCATCGTATTAGTTCACTGCGCTTGCCAACTGCTTCGTTTGACAACTGCATTTGATATTGAATATTAGGGGTTCTCTTTACGAGTTCCATAAATTTATCAAACTTGTGTTTTGGAAAGTTTAGATTGGTAGTGACGGTTACAACTATACGCTGTTCTGTACGTTTCGTATCATTTAGGTTAACGATGAAATCTTCTAAAAATTCATACATGTGATTAGTAAAGAACGGTTCACCACCCAATAGACTAAAATTAACATAGTTGTTCTTGCCTAAATCACCTTCCCAATATTCATTAAGTAGTTCAATTACTTTTGAAAATATCGCATCATCTGTATCTGGCATTCTATTACCAGTTTCTTTTTGCCAACGTGTACTAGAACCTTCCCAACAATATGCACATGCCATGTTACATTTGTTTGTAAGCTCTAATTCAATAAAACGAAAACCATCATGCTGTTGAATTTCTTGATGAAATTGTATTGCTTTCTTTGGATGATGTGCCGCTTTTTCTAATCTTCGTTTCCATAGTATTTCAAAGTTTTTTGTATACTCGGTACGTACACTACTTCCACTTGCATCTTCTGTTTTCCAGCAACCTACACAATCATCGGAACGTGTCCCACCACTCAGTTCATATTTACGTTGTGTGAGTATTGGGTTATTTACAAAGAAATCTAATCCTTCTTTTTCTAAGATATCAAGGTCAAATGTGAGTTGCTTCTGTTGTTCTTCTGTATATTGTGCCTTACAGCACCACTTAACGGTGCGCTGAGGTAGACTGATAATCATATCATTCCAGGTCTTAAAGCACATTGTTTTAGATAAATCATGTACATTTGGATTTATTTTAACCAAAGGCGACTTTTCGATATCTTCAACTTCTTTGTTAAAATTTGAGGAACTCATGTAAACCTATTTCTTTTTACGTAGCATCTTTTTTGGTAGACCGTCACGATCTACATCGTTGCCGAACTTTTTGACTTGATTGATGATTTCATCTACACCCACATCAACAGTTGTATTTACGCCTTTTACAACACGACCAACTCCAGCGGCTTCATTAAATGCTTTAGTTGTTGCTGTCTTTGCGCTTGGGCCATCTGGGTGTTTAGGATTAATGCCTACAGGCTCGCCGTTCATAAGTTGCGAAATATCAGCACTTTTGCTAATCTTATCTAGTAACTGATGTAGCTTATCGTTTGCGTCATAGTTGTTAGTTTCATAACCACTCTTGCCACGAACTTCTGTGCGCTTACCAGTCTTTGTGTCAGTAATGTTCAACACCATCATATCAGTGTCACGCTCTAGTTGTAGTTTGTAACCTTCGTTAACACTTTCATTAAGTTTATATTCGTATGTGTCTTCGCCTGTTTTTGTCAACCATTCAAACTTATCAAAGAACTTTTTGTTAGTTACTTTATATATTGTTATTGGCAAACCCTTTTGATCTGCGTATGACTTTATTGCGTTCATAACTTTAACGCCGACACCGCCACCACGATTAGAAGTTGATATTTGTGCCATTAAAATTTGTTCTGGTCTAAAACTCTTAGCCGCATCCAACAAGATATGACCGAAATCACCTTTAAGCATATATGTGCCACCGCCACCGATCATTTCTGTTTCTGACCATGGGACACCAACTTTACCCCAACTAGTCCAACTAGTTGCGCCGATTGCTTTACCGATATGTTTGATCAGTGGGTAATCATCGTTTAGGGGCCACCATTTCTTATCAAACTCAATATCGACGTATCCATTCTGAATAGCATCAAACTCTTCTTTTGATACTTCGTTAACACTTTCATTACTTTGTGGATAACGGATCATTGTTTCTCTAAAGCGAAAGTCTTTGTTGCGACCTTTGTTTGGTACGAAACCAAAACGCTTGTAGAACTTAATTAGTCTATTCTTATTCCCACCAAATGCATCATCTGGTGTTAGAGCGATAATAGCACCTTCTCTATCCATTCTGTCAACAATGTCTTGCATTGCTTTTGTACCCTGACCAGCATTACGCTCATCACCCGATACTTCAATCTTAGATAACACATAACCTTTTTTAGTATCGCCGTGTAATGATACTTCAACTTCTTCATCTAGTGCGTCCCAGTACTCATGTCCACGTGGTACTGGTTTAGGATTAACTAGTCTAAAGAATGATGTGCTACCATTTGCTGTAGTACTTTGTTCTAACTTCCAGCCTAGTTGACTAGCAAGTTTTTTAGCAAATCTTGTATATAGTCTTGCTCTACCGTCACTAGCGTGATCAGTTTTATCAGCACCAAAATCAAAACTCTCTACGTGTTTAATACCAACTGTTTTGATCCACTTTGTCATCATTGCAACTACAGTTGCGAATACCCTAAACTCGTCACCTGCATCTGTTTTGCCCATGCTCTTGCCAACTGAAAAGTCGATACCAAAGTTATCGTAATCTATTGCTTCAAAGTCCATTCTTAACATACCATTTGGCGTTTGAGCAAGTGCTGAAAACTCTTGTGAGTCATTGGGTCCTATTAATTCAAATGGATAAGGATTGTCAAATGCTTCTGTCAGCTTTGTGTTAGATATTTCAGTGAATTTCATTGTACATCTTCTCTAGTTCTTTAGCTTTAATACCGTTGAATGCACGTGCAATATCAAATGCATAGCCGCCGATACTTTGCTTATTACCTTTTGATACTACTAGGCTATGTAAAGCATTTAATGCTGCATTGTAGAACTTCTTTTCTTTTGAATCTTTTAACTGTGCAAGTAGTTCGTCACGGGTTGATTCGCCTAGAGCATAATCTGCGATACGTTGTCCTGTATCACCAACTGTTGACTTGACTTTTTTGCGTAGTTGATTTAGTTTCTTTAGTCCCTTACCGGTTTTTAGTGCAACTTTGAACATACCAATCAGTACATCAACACTTGTCTTTGCTACAACTGCCATTACAATAAGTTCTGCTAATGGAGGGATAGAACCCATGTCTTCTGCAAGTTTACGTTCTACTGCGAACTCTTTGTTTGGAGTTTTAAAGTCCTTCTTACGCATTACTGTCTTGGCGATAAGTTCTAATTCTTTGCCGTTCCATTCTAAAGCAAACGGGATATTAATGTCACTTTCTAAGTCTTTCATCACTGCTTGTGCATCTGGACCTAATTGTGCAATTGGTTTACCGTACTTGATAAACTCTTTTTTGAATAGCATTGCAAGTTCTTTAATAGTAATAGGTTTAACATTACGTTCATCATTAACACGATCAATGAAATGGCGAGTAAATTCAATATCAATACCCACTTTAGAGAACACTTGATCTAATACTTTTTCTAAAGCATCTAATTGCTGTTGTGTTACGCCAACACCTTTATCTAATTCATTGATCTTCATTGTATCATTCCTCTACTGGGTTGTCAATTAAAATTAAGTTGAATGTACTAGTACATGATGAACCAGTATTACTGAACGCTCTAATTTCGATATCTGTTTTTTCAGTAAATTGTAATGGTACTCTATATTCTTTATTGAAACTAGTTGCCTGAATTTCAACAATATCTTTTACATTCCATGCACCATCATCTGGATGATAGGTATCACGTACCATTAGTTTTGCAATAGTGTCTGCATTTTGTTTGCCACTGCTCACTGTCCATTGTGTAAGATATGCAGTTTTACCTGCAGGCACAGTGTATATTGCCATATTTGTTTGTCCGTGACCGTCAGCATTGTTTGCAAGTTTATCAATTATCGCAAGTGTTTTTCCGCCGCCAGTTACACTGATAACACCTTGGTTTGGATTTGTACCACCGCTTACGCATACTCTTACACGGAATACACGAATAAACGTAGTAATAGATGTACCGCCTAGATCCACAGTTTCTAACACAACATTGTGATCTTGATCTAATCCTTGAATTTCTACTTGTCTAGCACCTGAACCTGCTGGGTTGTCATCAGAGTCATCGCTTGTTACTGTTACTGTTGTTACGGTTGTTAGGTAATCATATAATCCGGTTCCGTCCCATACTGTTGCAATATCACCGTTTGGTACGTCAGTTTGATAGCCGAACTTCTCGACATACGAAACGCCATCAACTTCGCCACTACTTACCTGAATGCCCCAACCGTTTAGGTTAGCAATTACACGTAGCGCAGGTTCACCTGCAACATTATATTCCATTGCATAATGCGGGCCCGATAAATTTCTATCACCGTTATCATGTGTATAATCGTTCATTTATTCTCTCCTTACCACTTACGGCATGACCAGTAACGTGCCTTATGCTTTGGTCCTGGATTCTCACAATTGTGTCTTGCTCTAAAACTCTTACGTGCTTTTGGATTAGACTTTCTAATCTTCATAGTCTTGCCTTTAGCACTTGTGCCGCCGTGACCAAAGTTGACTTTAACTACGTTACCTTTTGGGTTCTTTACATACACTTTAAACTTCTTAACGTCACCTTGCATTGGCTTGTTTAGTTGTACTGTACGTCCTTGATATTCTGCTTCGAATAGACCATTCTCGCAATATGCAAGTTCGCCAAACATTTCATGAAAATCTTCATGATCTTCTAACGTAATGTCTTCAGTCAATGTAATATCTTCATTTACAATATCTTCAATTTTCATTGTACTTCCCTCGGTCTTCTTTAGTTTTTGTAGCTGTTGCACAAGTTGGTCTATTTTATCTTCTAATGCTGCGATACTAATGTCATGTTCTATGTCATTTTGTTTACTTACTTTTTGCGAATCCTCAACATCTGCAACTAATGCTCCTACAACATTATCTGCATGTGGATACTTGGTTTTTAGATTCTTCAAAGCATTAACTGTCTTTGGATCAAATCCTCGTACATCATCATCATCTGCTTCTGTAAGTATGTTCATGTCCCACATAATCTCTACTTCTAGTAGACATTCGAATAGTGAACCTTCTTCCCAGTTTTCACTTACTGTATTAGAACCCAGCTTACGCTTAAAGATTTCAACTACATCATGTGGGATATCAGAACGACCATATAAGTCTTGTAGAATTTGTACTAGCTCACGCTCATTTGCATTCGCAATCATATTACGAATTTGTGTAGCAGAGTTAACTGCTTCGCCGCGGATCTTAAATGTGAATGTAGGAACTGTAACAATGTAAGAATGTTCACGTAATGGACGCGCATCTTTCATTCCCGTCCATTTCTGAACGTGTGCAGGGTCACCATCTTTTTTTAGTTTCTTACCTACAGCAGGAAAATCAAATCTTGCATCTTCTGCCATATCTTTCTCTGATACTGCATATACAACTACTGTTGTATCTGGATCAAATCTATCTGTTATCTCTGATGCTACATATGGGATACGTGTTTGTACGATTGCATTTGGGTCTACGCCTGCAAGCATCATCATCTTTTTCTTTTCGTTGAATTCAAAAGGCGACTTATGTGCATCTGTATTTCCAGATGAAGCGATAAAGACTTGTGCACCTTTATACTTTTGCTTTAGATACTGAAATACTTTACCATGTCCTACGTGAAACGGGTGAAAACGTCCCGGATACACAACGACAAGATTTGTATTTTCATTCTCAAATAGATCAAATAGTCTCATTGTAGTTTAATTCCCATTAAAATTGCTTATGTGTATTTATCTTTTTAAACAGATAACAAAAAACCCAGCCGAAGCTGGGTTTATATTGTTAATATAATTGTTATATTACCAGAATTTCCACCAAGGCTTTTGTTTTTTATAATCATTCATTGCTTCAAGTGCATCATCGCACTGTTGTATCATCGCCCAACTTGATAGCATTTGGTGTTTATTTTGCTGTTGTTGTACTTCATCTTTACTCCAATAGAAGTTCTCTCCCATTGTGTTTTGAAATACCGCAACTAATTTGCGCCTTTTAACATCAACATATAAAAATTTCATAGTGCTTCTCCCAAACATCTATGTATATTTATCTTATATATGACGATAAATGGTGTCAATCGAGGAGTCGAACCTCGCCGCAGTGACGACATGACGCCTGTAGTGTCGATTACTGTTAGCTAACCTGCATTGACTTATATGCAAACCATAGATGAAGATATAGTCCGCTTATATCATCACATGGATCATCGAAAAAAGTTTCCCACCAATGGTCTTCATCTATCTCTTCATCTTCCATGCAATCTGCCTTTAACTTAATAGAACTCATACTATACTATATTTATTTTATTTTGTCAATAGTATATTTTGGTCTCGGTGGTAGGATTTGAACCTACGGTCTCCTGGTCCCAAACCAGGCGCTTTACCATACTAAGCTACACCGAGTAATTTTGGCACAGGTGAGGAGAATCGAACTCCTGCTTCCGGTTTTGGAGACCAGC